CAGTTTTCAATGATGAGTCCGGCCTGTACGTATGACATGTCCTTGCCAAGCAAGGACACCGCGCCTGCGCCAACGACCCAGACGTCAGTGACCCCTTCCACAATGATGCAGAACGGCAAGGTTTTTGCCATGTCCGCACCGTACAGCATTAGGCGCTTGTTCGTCCGAGGACGGTTGTAGTATTTTGGCTGTCCAGCCGCTTTCCAATCTATGTCGTAAGGCGGGCGTGCCTGCCATCCCACCATTTGACCATCCATGTAGATCGGAATGATCATCTTGCCGACAACGGCCGGAAATTCCAACGATTCATTACAGTACGACACGTCGTATCGTTCCCCGACTACCTGTGGCGATATTCCGCGCCCCAGCAGGTACTGGCATGCGATATGCTCCACAGGCAAGTTGTCCAATCGCTGACAGTGCCCTGGTAAGTCCACCACGCCCAACGAAAGGTTCTCTGTCTTGCCCGGACGAACAGTTACTCGTTGGCCATGTAATTCGCGCCCGACGCCGCCATAGATCATGTTCCGGAGCGCTTTACGGTTTGCTGGATTTTCCATGCATCCTTCGTTGTAGCAGACGCACATCCACCAGAAGCGATCGTCCTTATTGTAAAGTGGGTCTGTGGGATCTAATCCTACGCCCCAGCGGTGATTGATCCATAACCGATGGCGCGTATCTACAGCACCGCGCTGGAGACAGAACGGGCAGCAAACACGGTAATACTCACCAGAACTCAATGGAGAATACCTGTTGTGCCCGCCTACGAACTCGTAGCCGCCGCCGAACATCGCCTCGCCTTGCTTAGCAATTACGACGCTACCGAACTGGCGTACCAGTCGCTCATATAGCATTGGATTGAGCACGCTGGCAGTGTTATTGCCAACATCCCATTCCAATCCAGCGCCGTTATTAGGCCCGAGTGTTGTGGTATCCATTACCTATCTATCACGACCTGTGGCGCCCTGTGTGCCACGCTTGAATGAAACTTGGAGACATCTGCCCGCGGCACAAGTCGCCGTGTCACATCATCGACTTGGTAGTGCTTCGAGACATCCACCATGCGACAGTACGCACCATCAATCTTAAGGATCACGGGAGGCATCGACTCCCCGTGTCGTGTCTTCGTTGCGGCGAACTGACATACGCTATGCTCTTTGTCCTTCGTGCTCAATGCAAAAGCATACCATGCGTGGTCAGCGAACGATGAACACCACTGTGCTTCTGCGTGATGCGGCAACTTCGCCGGGGGCCGATCATTCAGGCTTCCCTTGAGCTGGTGCGCAATCCACACTGTGCAGCCGAATGGCGCCGCGATCTCCTGCTTCGCACGATTGACCAGGTTCTGCAGTTGTAGTGACATACCGCTGCCGTCTATGCGCCCCTCTTCAGCCTGAAGGTAATTTGCCACCATTGCGCCAGCCCAGTCAAGCACAACCATACGGATTGGCATTCCGCGATTATGCCGGATCGCCGTCAGCTTCTGGGCGACTTCCGTGACGTGGCCTTTCCCGCCTTTCGCCGGGTTATGATGATCAAGCAGCACGAGGTACTTATTCAGCCACGGACGTGCTTGTTCCAGCCGCTCGGTCTCGCCCAACATTTCCGCCGGGTTAGTCGCGCTTGAATACATCGCTTTCTCATAATCCTCAAGGCGGCCGATGCGGCTCAGTTCTGAGTCATCTTTGAGAAAGCGCAGACGATCCTTCAGTACGCGCGCACTATACGACGCCGCACGGATTTGGATCATATCCAGATCGTCTTCATAGCTGACAAATACGATAAGGCCCGGTTCCCCGTCCGCAGCGCGGCGTGTCGCCTGGTGCTGCAATCGCGCTGTGGAACATGCGAGCTGCATTGACAACGTCGTCTTACCGCCCCCGGTAGGTCCAATGAGGACATTGCAATCACCTGGCTGACTGCCGCCACCCATTAGAACATCAACAAAATCGACTCCCGTCGGCCATAGTGGTTTAGCCGCTTTGGCCCACCGCGTTGGTAACGTGGTGGTGGTTTCCTCCACGCTGCCCAATGCCGCGATATCGATTATGCGCTGCTGTGCCCGTTCAATGATTGCCGGTAGGTTCGCGACGCGCTGTCCGGCTGCATACGTGATCGCTTGCCGCAGCTCTTCCTCAGGTCCGCGGTCAATTAGAATCTGCCGCAGGATGAATTTGGCTTCGTGCGGTTCAAGCGCCTCGGGCGGATTGACCTGTGCGTCGAACATGAATTTGAGAATGTGCTCAGCATTCTCGAGGATCTTGCCGCCGGTGGCCGGATCCGCACGCGCGAGCGGATCATTCTCGATGTCCGTCAGGACGCGCACGGCCAGCGACTCGTACTTCGGTAGCTGGGCATGCTGTTCGTAGAAGTCCTTTACCTCGCGCCAGATATGTCGATAGGGCATCTCGCTCGGCCGAGAGAACATATCCGGATGCAATTCTGTGAAACACAGCTGAAAGACCGCCGGGTCCTGTATCGCGTGCATCAACAGAAATTCAATGGCAAGCCCGTTGATTTCGAATGGCGCCTGCGGTTGCTTTGTCATTTGCATTGCATTACCTCAGTTTGGCCATCAGTGTGATTTCCGCATCAGTCACCAGCTCGACCGGCAGTGCCGTGTTCCAGGTTGCAACATAGCCCATTGGATCCGTCAGGAACTGCTGCATTGCTGCTTCTTTGAAGTGGTCTGCAGCCGGCAATTGCTCGCTCGTCGCGATGCAGTATCGGAACAGCGGCGGCAACTCCAGCATTGTGTTCATGAGAACATAATTCCAGAGTTGCCTGTTACTGTAGTGCGGGAATGTCGTCAGCGCTTCGTCTGCGCAGCATTCAAACTCGAGATTGGCCGATGCCAGTTCCTGCTGCAGCGATGCGTCTGCGAACCGTTGGTAGTTCAGGTAGCGGTCCATTGCTTGTTGCGTATCGAAGGTACCCGGATTTGGCGCCGACGATAGCGTATCATCCCTGGCTATGCTGTACCGATATTGCGCGTGAATGTATCTCTCGAAATTATCCACGTCGTGCACCAGTAAGAATCGTGCGATACGCATCCAGAGCGGTTTCACGTCCTTTGGACCAGTGAGGTATTCGGAGCGTCCGGATACCTGCACACTGCGGGCCTTGGCCTCCCTGAGATTGGCGGCAGCCAGTCGATACGCGGCACGATATGTCTCGTTCTGCTGCGTTGGTGTAACTAGTTCCGCGCTCTCGGGTGGAGGCTGTTGCATGTAGAGATTACCCTCACGAATACGGCCGCGCTTAAACTCATTGACTGTATCATTAGAGTCTTGCACGTCGTCTACTCCCAGGTTGCCAAATCGTGCCGTCGCTATTCAGCTGCGTCCAGCCCCGTTTGTGATACATCCGCCGGCGATTATGCGATCGCGAATGAAAGCCCGTGTCCCAGATATCGTTGCAGTCTACCAGTATGCCCGCAGTCTTGTTCGTTGCGGGATCATTACGGCAAACACGGCCAGGGATTTGCACATTGAATGTGTCGCTGTCCCCTGCCTCAGCGCGTATCAGCACGTTGAGTGAGTCGAAACTGACCCCTGTGGACCAAACTCCCGTAGCGATTACACACATCTCTCGCCGACGTTCAAATGCCTGCCCAAGCTCGATACGTCGCTGCGTCGTCATTTCTTCGTCGGGCGCCATTAAGCCTTGCTGGACGTACGATCTTCGTTTTCCTTCGTCCAAGGCACCTTCTGAATAGCACAAGGTGGCCTCTGGAAGACAACTGCGTAGGTGCATGGCATGCTCCACGGTGTCGACCATTATCAGGACTTGGAGGCCGTCTTGTAAGAACGAGCGTGCCGCATCTGCTATCACCTGATTCCGCCATGGGTTCCTCCATATTCCGTGTCGCTTCCTTGCTACTAACTGCTGAAACCTCTCAGCCGGATTGGCACCTGGATCGATATCGAGCCACTGCACATATACGTGTGCTACAAGTCCCAGCGCCTCAGCTTCTTGCTGTGTCATGTGGAAAATGCGTGGGCCGAAGATGCCTTCCATTCGATGGTGCGCATTGTCCAGTCGCATATCAGGCGTTGCTGTGAAGCAGTAGTTTCGTGACGTCCAGTATCGGCCAAGCATGCCAGCGAGCCGATCAGTCATCAATTCATGCGCTTCATCAGCGAGCAGTATATCCGCGCTGAAATCCGAATGGTGCAAACTGTCTGCAGTGTAGACGGTAACGCGTCGATTGCGTTCCTTCTTGCCGCCGCCGATCTGGCCCATACTTGGTACCCATCGTGTGAGCAATGTCCGTATGCGCCTGACAACGTCTTTCCGTTTGGTAACGATGTCGATCTTGGCGTGCGGATACATACACGCAATCATGCCCATCAGATGCGTCTTGCCGAAAGCCGGCGGTGCATCTATCAGGCCGTAGTCGTGCATGTCGATCTGGGCCAGACACACATCCTGTTTGGGCCGTAGCTCGAACCGCTCGAAGATGCGGTCCCACTGCGCAGTATAGATGCGCTCGGCTTTAGGTTCATCCTTGTCGATGTAGATGACCTCGTAGCCCGCGCGCTGTAGGAGTCCACGCACTCGCGGATAGAAACCCTTCTGACAGACGAAACGTCCCTGCGAATCGTACTGATACAGCCGACGCTGCTCGTGCTGTTTTATCTCATGTGGACGCCCGTCGTAAGGGCCTCTATGTGCACCGTACTCGAAGTGTAGGTGTGTGTAGGTGAGCGGTTTCTCTAGTTGTCGATACGTCTTCGGCGATAATGGCTGCACGCCATCTGCAGAGACTTCGATGAACGGACCGCCCTTTTTAACAATCGCCCTAACCATGCTATCTCGTAGTGCTGGTATTGACAGCGAACATACGAAGGGCTAGGATCGTGGGAAGAATCGCCCCAACGACCATACCCTTTGGTCGCGAATTACCGGAGCCCTGCTGCTACAGGGCTCCTTTTTACGTCCTACATGCAGTCTTGTCTGCTTGCTGCCCCTGCGCCGGGGACACGTCTACTACTTCGAAAGTACCGTACTGATTATCCTTCCTGTAAGGACTGATACCGCGGTAACATCCGGCGATTCGCATAAGCTCTCTGAAGTCGTCAGCCGGTAATGAGGATGGTATAACTGCACGCACGACAATCGTATCTCCTGGGTAGAACGCTTCGTGCACAGTATACTGACTCGGCGCGTAGAAGCGCTTGTATTCGCGCGGCTCGCCATCAATGACAGGATCCCAATCGATGTCTTTGACAGCAGCATGATGCCTATTGACGACTTTAGCCGCGTAACGCATCAATGCCTGCCACCAGGTAGGCAAGAACATTACGCGGCCGTCTGGCGCGTGGAGCATCCTGCTTATCCGCTTGTGCCTACAGTCTCCCAGTGAGTGCTGATTGAAACGAATCGTAACTGCCATTTCCCTCATCGCTGGCCTTCCTTGTCGCCGGCGATTCCGGCAATCCTAGTCGTCCCTGCTGCACGTGTCAATCACTTTTTCGCGGCCAACAGCCACGGGCCACAAATTGTGGTGCGCATGGATACCGGCCACTAGATGTGGTACAGCTACTCCAGTTTAGCAGGCATCCACGTGACACACCAGCTGATGTCAGATCATCCCCGTCATCACTTGGTGCAGCTCGTAAGCCTCGACCTCAATCGGATGCTGAAAGAAGTCTGCGGGACGGAACAATGCTGCATGGCGCTCTGGTGTTGCATCAGATTCGCGATACAGCTCACTGAGCCATGTGTGGCGCAGAAAGGCAATAAAGCGCTGAGAAGCGCGCAGATCCGCGATCACGGGATCCGCTGGTGCCCGCGCGGATGATCCCAATCCGAGTTTGCTGCCCCACGCACGCCACACGAAGTCGCACGGCGCGACGCCTGGCAATGTTGCGTCCTCTACTGGAACGGGCTTGTTGATTTCAAACCGCTCGCGGATATCATTCTCCAGCCGGCTGTTCTTCCAACAATTCATCACCACGGCACAGCGATCGTGATATCGCCAACGCCGTTTACCGCCAGATACGCCTGCTTGCGTTTTCGGATGTAGCCCAAGCCACGCTTCAAGCTTGCCTGTGCGATCTGGCGCGCATTGATCGATGTACCATCTAGGATCGAGTATGTATGAGAGCAATCCGGCGACAGAGACCCTGTCGAGGCTCTGGATGAAAGATAGCGGACGCCATGCTGGATGCGCGCGCAGCGCGGGAATGATGGCCGCGGTGATCGCATTCTGCTCGGCAATACTCTTGAGAGCTGCCACGCACAGTGAGTACGCCCGGTAATCGGCCTCAACCACCTCATGAAAACCACCAATGCTGGGTGCGCGCTGAAACAGCAACATCCGCATCAGCAAAGCTTCTGGCTTGCGTCGCTCGCGCTCAGTCTTGCCGATGAGCGGAGTACACACTTGCACGCTGCCTATCAGGCCGCGTTGCTTACGGTCATACAGTTGTGTAATGAGCCTCGCGTTCGAGCTGGCGCCGATCACACGGATGCGATCTATTCCGTCTGCTTCGCCGCTGTCTAGGAATTCCTCCGGGCTACGACTGGACCATCGCACATCGTGGTTATTGGCCAGATACCAAACTCGACCGGCATGCACATGTATGTTCAGTACCTGCATAGTCGTTGTCATGCTGTGAGTTCTATCGTGGTGTCGAATAGATGGGAGATGCGCGGTTCGTGTGTGACGAAAAGAACCTGTAGGCCGCGCTCCGCCGAGAGGTCACGAAGACGCTCTAGTGCGCGCGGCAGACAGCCCAGATTGTGTTCATCCAGGCCAGCAGTTGGTTCGTCCAAGATCAGGACGCCGATTTGTCCGGCGAATGTCGCGTTAACCGTGATACGAAACGCCATGGCCAGCACGATTCGCTCGCCGATTGATAACCGCCTATCGGGCTGTACACGAATCCCATCTAGGAAGCGCGCAGTGAATCCAAGTTGCTCGTCCATTTCCACGCGGAACGGCGTGTCGAATAGCTCTAGGACTCCGTTGACACGTCCAAGCATCTGCGCAATGTACGTATATGTGACCATACGCGGTGCTTCGTTTCTGTGGAAAATAGTACGTACCTCGGTCAAGTGATCGATCACTTCGCGGGTGCGTTGTCCGCGCTGTGTGACATGTTGTACATCCCTGAGTTGCTTTTGCTTGCTGTCGTGTTCGGCGGCAGCCACAGCGCGGCGTTGCCGCAGGGCATCCAGCTTGCGCTGATTCTCCAGAACGGTCGCACGTGCGATTCCCGCTTCCGCGTATTCAGTACTGGAATGGCGCGGCATTAACGCAAGACGCGCATGAGCCTTCTTGCAGAATTCCTGCAGTGCGGTTAGTTCACCTCTGCGCGTAGCCAGTTTTGTCTCGTGAACTTTGATCTGATCAACAAATTGTTGGCGCGCTTGCTGGAACGATTTGCGTTCGTCGAGTACAGCCCGATACGTTTCGCGGGATTCGCTCGGCGCTTCCAATTGTTTAAGCGATGCGTCCCGTTCTGCCAGCACTTTGCCCTGCTCGTGGAGTTTCGCTAGCGCAGCGTCATTTGCCTTTTTCGCCTCCTCGTATCTATCCCATACGGTATGTGTGTCGAACAATGGCTTCCACAGCCGCCTTGCTTCTTTCACTTCGGCATCTGCGGCGGCGCGCTGCCGGCAGATTTCCTCGGCATCAGGCAGCGGCTGTTTGCATGTGGGGCACACCGTAGTCGCCTGCGACAATGCTGTTGCACGCTCTCGCGCTCGACGATAGGTTTCAGAGTACGTCTCCAGTTCCTTACGTTGCTCGTCTGTCAACTGCGGCGCACACGGTATTTCTGGAAACTCGTCCGCGAGCTTTTTGATCGCTTCGTTACAGGCATCAATATCAGTATCGAGCTGTGCGCGCATCGCGGCTGTAGCATCATACGTCTGCCATTGCTGCAGCCCCGCCTCGGCGTATCTGCAGTCAGCCTCTATCGCGGCTAATCCTGCGTCTATGTCAGCTAGCGCAGCATTGAGCTCGACGAGCGGCTTCTCTGCATCCGCAATTTCATTTTGTTTGTGCCATGCCGCCGCTTCGTGATCCTCAAGTTCTACTGACGCATTAGTATACGCTGTGTAGGCGTCGATGATACGTTGCTGCTCCTGGACGTATGTTACGGGATCATTCGGCATATTCAATGCGGCGATCTCGTTATCCAGCTGCGATATCTGCAGCACGTACTGTGCTAACTCGGATCGTAATACGTCGGCGCTTAGTGTTGTAGTCGGCACCTCGATATGCGATACGAACTCGCCAAGCTTCTTATGAACCTTTTCGGCGTGTTCGATGCCGAACAGTGCGGCTAATGATGCCGCACGATCAGCCGGACGCTGGTCGAACATCTCGTCGATCTTCCGTTGACGGACGAAGATGTAATCGGCGATCTGCTTCTTTGTCGCACCTAGTCGCCGCCAGAGTTCTGCGTTGATCTCGTTAACGGCAAGCCAACGCTGGTCACCAATCCGGAGCAGATTGCTGGCAGGCTGCAGCTGTCGCCGCACATAGATCTGCGCCCCCGCGTGCGATAATTCGCTTTCGACATACGCCTGCGCGTCCGCAGCTATGCCTTGTGTGATGTCATCTGCTTTGTTTCTGTCGCCGCCCGCGTCTCCGATCAGGAGCAGCTGTAAGGCCCGCAGCAGATTAGTCTTGCCTGACCCATTAGGTCCGACAATCATATTTAAGCCGGGCGATAACTGCTCATCTAGCCGACGGTGTTGACAGAAGTGTTCAAGGTGTAGCCGATGTATCCGCATCTAGGCTTTTTGACCTCTTCCGCGACGTGTTTACTTTGCGTGGTGTGCGCTCGTCTACGGTCTTGTCAGGATTGAAGATGTCGAACTCCTGGCAGATACGATTCCATACCTTCTGCATCTGTGTGTGCGAACCGCACGCCGTGATCATGTCGATGAACGCCTCCACACGCTCGTTCAATGCATTCAACTGCTGGCCTATCGGATGCTGTCGTTCCAGGTGGCGCGCTGTTCTCGCGCACTGCTCCTGCATGATTATCTGCGAATTACCAGGGTAATCCGGGAACTCCCTGTTGTTGTCCTGGTACGGATAAGTGCTACGGCGCTCTCTTCCGATCGCTTCAGGGTCAATATCCTTGTCCTTGCGCCCGCTGACCTGTGCGATAAGGGCGCGTTCCAGCGCGGTTACTCGGTCACGTGCTGCGCGTACTGCGGCGCGTGCCTTTTTCAAGTCTTTCATCAAGACCTTGGTATCGAAGCGCTCTTCGACCTGTGCCTGTGCTGCTGCAGTTATCTTGGCTTCCCAATTCGGCTCCTGCGCGATAATAGCGTCGCGCATCGCATTTACGTGCTCACGTAGTCGTGTTTTGAAGTGTTCCTTCTCGCTGACGGTCAGTGCCATTCAGCCGTTCCTTGTAAATTTGAAGTAGTTCCTCTTGAATGTCACGTGTCCGTGCCAATCTGACAGCGTCTTCACAGACAACTGGATTATCGGCATAGAACGTACGGATACAGCCTTCTAGTCCACCGTTCAAGATAGCCTGCGCACGGCGCTCGGCATCGACGGTGATCTGCGTATCCTCAACAGGTATGACCTTCATGAACAGATGCGCATCGAGCTGTACGCGCGCTTCTATTCGTTGCTTGGCATCAGGGATGTCGGCCCGATACCAGACGCGCAGGATATTAGTCGCGATCGAATGTGGCACCTCCTGCTGTGGTATCCGGGCCGGGTTTTGATGCCAGGTGTCCAGAAATTGGATCAAATCATCCTCACTGTATAACCGCGCTCCGAAGTACCCTCGTGATTTGAGACGAACGGGCTCAGCAGACATGTCGTCGCGCAGCAAATAGACATGCTTATCTGGGACTTCGTCAATGCTCTGCATACACAGTGATCCAGGTGACATGATGCTCTGCTGACCACGTTGCTCATACAGGGTGCGGTGATAGTCACCTGTTAGGACGTACGGCACGTGTCCGGCCCAATGCAGCCATGCATCGCCGCGCTCGGATCCCATCAGATCCTTCCAGACCTGGTGCGTGGCAAGGATGTCGGCGTCGGGCACCCGCTTAAGTGCCTCCTCTACATCAGTAGGTGGCACATAGTCCAGCCCGTATACCAACATATCGTTGCCTGGCAGTATTTCGATTACGCCGTCCAGGTGTCGCGGCCAGTCATGTATCGCGGAAAGTAGCGGTGGTGACGACCGTTCGTGCTGGCCCTGCACGTACCAGACATTGCAGCGCTGTCGCTCCAGGTCGTCGAGCGCGACGCGCATGACGCGAAGCGCATCAGATTGCTGTAGTTTCTGTTCAAATAGATCACCCAGCAGCAGCACGCACTTGATGGAGCGCTCGTGAACGATATCACGTATCTGCTTGATTCCCCATTCGGTATCGCCGCATAACGTATCACGCCGATACCAAACCCTGTCGAATTTGCGGACATGCCAATCAGCCGTCACCAACGCTACAACTTCAGCCATCGTTCTTTTCCAACCAGCCTTGTGTTATCGCACCCAATGCTTCGAAGATCCGCAACGGAGCCTCATCCAAGTCGCGGCGAGGTTTCAGGTCGCCGAAGTTCAATGCGTCCGGATCATGCGTGCGGCCAATTCGCCCGGCGCTGTCTATGCAGAGCGCCTCATGCGTGCCCGTAGCCATCAACTTCTGCAGCGATTCTCTGAATTGCTCGCCCATGCGCGTAAGTTCGCGCGCTGCTGCCATCGTAACATCTGGAGGTACCTCTGCCCAGTAATGGTAACGTCTGCCCTTATGAAAGAGCTCCTCTTCATTCAGACCTTCACGCTGCTTGGGTGGCACGAAGGCCACATCGCGAGAGTCGAATGTCAACAGGTCATACAAATCGGGCCATACTCGTGTGTCCTCCCACGCCGCCTCCTCGCACATAGTATGAAACAATTTCTCGCCCATCATTCCTTCCTTTGTTTCAAGGCGCTCGCAATCTGGCCAAAGAATTGTCGCTTCGCGCTCAGCGCAAGCCGCTGTGCTTGCGCAGCACTAACGCACTCTACGGATTCGGCCTGCCCCACAATTTGTCCCCTGCCGGACGCTGGCCAATAGTCGGCTAGGTGTTTGTTGCCGTACTTGAACTGCCAGTGCTTACCCTCGTCAGTCAGTTCGATAGTGATCTGCTCGAATGCCAGCTCATTGCGGAGTGTCTCCAGCTCCGTCTGTGCCAGCCTCAGCCGATCCTGTCTCACTTGTCGCTTCCCGCGCACTGGATACTCGATCAATGATGTCTGACGTATGGGTGTCGAATTCAGCGGCCGTTGCCAGTACTTTACCGCCCGTACCAAGTACGTATTCGGCGCCTGGTATTTGCTGTTCCTTGCCAGCCCATTCTGGACCTTTTATTAGGATATCCGGGGACAATCGCTTGATCAGTTCCTCGGGTGTGTCAGTATCGAAGCGGACGATGGCATCTACCGCGGGCAGCGCAGATAGTGCTGCAGCACGTTCATGAAATGTCCGCAATGGCTTCCGTTTGACACGAGTAGCGGATTCGTCGGAGTTAACGAGTACGGCCAAGAAATCGCAATGCTCCGCGGCTTGCGTAAGCATGGAAATATGACCAGGATGTATCATGTCGAACACACCATTGGTCACGCCGAATTTCGCTTCAGCGACGCCGGCCGATAGCCGCAGCAAGCTCAAATGTGGCACATTGGTCAGTTTGGTTGCTGTACCATAGACAGCACAGGTGCGCCTGTGGATCTGGTAAAGTGGGACAGGAACCGCACCACCGCGCTCGACAGATAATGCGCCGGCTGTAATGGCAAAACGCAGTGCAGTTGGCATGGGCATGCCCGCGCCGGCGCTAAACGTAAAAGCCGCCGCCACGGTGTCCCCAGCGCCACACGTATCGACAACTATGGCCGGCAGGGCCGGAAGATTCTGCGCCTTCTCACCGCCCTTAGACCATACCATGCCGTCGCCGCCACACGTCACTATGCAATGCTCGGCGCCAAGCGACTTGCATATCTCACGCGCTGCGCGTTCTACATTATCGTATCCTGTGGCTGCTAGTGCCTCTTGCGCACTCGGTGTTATGATGTACGCACCCTTGTAGTATGGCATGTGCGCAACCGACGGATCAACCACCACTTTGATTTTGTTCTCGTGAGCAAATTTCAGCACTACTTCGATTGTGCGCTCGGTGCAGATCCCCTTATCATAGTCTGACAGCAGAATTGCCAACGGCTTGACCTCGTCCACGCAACGATTGAACATGTCGACGACCTTGTCCTCGACCTTAGCCTTTGGTTTGCTGTCGAAATCGAACCGCGCTACCAGACGACCGCCTGCAAATATGCGATTCTTCTGTGGTGTTTGATAGTGCGGATCCGTGATGACATAGTCTTGATTGACCATCTCCGTGGGCGCGATTTTCCTAAACGCCTGCCCGCCACTGTCAATGCCAACCACGGAGACAAATGCTACTGGCATAGCCATATGCGCCAAATTCTCAGCTGCATTGGCTCCGCCGCCCTTGTTGAAGTAGATATGCGCGCGGTCGCCTTGTACGACGTCCACGATTGGCACTGCAGCGGTCTGGTCGAGTCGTGTGACAGTGCCGAGGAAGTAATTATCGATGATGACCGGGCCGACAACGACTACACGTTCGTTGCTAGCCCCCAGCGGTGACGGCATTTTCTGCGGGTGTCCTGATTCTGGCGGTTAGGCGAATGACTCTGTAGGTTCCGTCTGGATGCGGAAACACGAAATCCTTTTGCAAGTCGCGTGTTGGGTCCAATGACGGGTTTGATACCGTCGGATGCACTCCCTCCGGAAGGATAAGAAAAGCGTCCACGAATGGACCACCGTCTTCCGATGCTGCGTTCACGATCGCAATGGCACCTGTAGATCCGTCGGAAAACACGGTATACCAGCCGGCAACGATTTCGCCGTTGTCGCATTCAAATGGGAGAGCTTTCTCGAGATGTTCCTTGTACAGCGCCATCTCTGCTTGTGGAACCACAAGCCGCGCTGTGTTGTAGCCTACCCTTTCGAAAACTGGACCGTCCGACGGAAGCTGCACGAGCCGCGCAAGGGCTCGTCTGGCCAAATTGCGATCGAAGAACGCGTTGATAGCCGCAACAGAATTGTGATCAGCTGTCATGCTTTTGGGCGTGCCTGCTGACTCTTCCTTGAGCATTGCAGTCTTACCGAGTTCCTCCTCGACCACGTCGAGCCAGGCGTGAAATGCTGAGACCTGCGGTTGCAGATCGCCGACTCCATTCAGTCCGCTGTAGATGAGATGTAGTTGCTCCTCATCAGTCATTTTGTACTTCGTCGCTAGCTCGGAGAGCCGCACGATCAAAGATTTGTCCGACACTTGAAATACCCAAAGGGTGAAAGGAAGCGCTTGCACTTTATTGCGTGCAGAAACGTGGTCATCGTGGCCGCGTCGCTGTGCAGCCAACCCGGCTGGTATCGAAAGATCCAACCGATCAGCTTAGCCAGTGTATGATCTCGTGGATTCCTAATCAAGTAGGCATCCTCCACATGCTTTGCCCACTTGGGCGGCATGACAGCAACGCACCCGTGCCGTCGCAACCATCGGCCGCAACTGCCGTCATCACTCGGCCTATCGTAAACCTGTGGCGCGATGGTGTACCAGTAGAATCCACCAATAGCATCCTGCAAATGCATAGCTCGGAAAGCGCTTACACGTTCCTTCTCCGCTTCAAGCAGGGCATTGATGTTAGTACCGAGGTCGCCATCGCGATCGAAGAATATCCCCGCGCAGTAATCATCAACGAATCCCCGATAGCGCCTGAAGGTCAGGACCATACCGCGCCGCGATCTCAATAGCTCTCGCACTTTGGTGTAGATATGATTGGCACGCCTGGCAAAACAGAACGGACAAATCATCAACGTGCATGGCACAGTCCAAGGCTCTACGAGCGCACTGCACGGCGGACAATTGCAAGCGTACGTAGCCTTCTTGCTCGCTATCTGCCAGCCAGCTTCTACCAATTCAGTCACACGCAGCCGCCACTGAAGATGGATGTATTTGAGCGCCTTCTGCAGCCCATTCGGAAATTGGGGCAGCTCGCCGACAATCGGCATTACTGTGGAGAGGTACTCCACTCGCATTGTCGGCGACAATGGCGGGACAGTCAGTTTGAAGTTGGTTTGTGTCATGAAGGAAAAGTGTGGGCGCCTCTTCCTGAGGCGCCCATGAAGACAACCAGGATCGTCAGCGAACGAGCACGGCCTCCGCGCACTGATTCGCCATTTCGAGATTGGTCACCGCGCCGCGGATCTGGGTCTGTGCCCGCTGCAGGAACTCGATCTGGAGTCCGATACGCACATCCGAATTGAGCAGCATCTGGGTGGTCCCAGCATGCATCATCTCCTCCGTGACAGCTAGCGACGACTCGTCGGCTTCCACCGGCATGCGCGGTTGTGCAGCCTCGGCTACCGTCACTAGCGCGGACGCGGCATCCGTCAACTCCGCGGAAGTTCGGATCTTATGCAGCACCTCGTAGGCGCGCTGGATAGCCAGAGGACTAGCAGTATCGTCCGTAACCGCACAGGCGTTGGCCTCTGCCAGGCACGCATCGATGTTGATGAGGTGCCCGGCGGCCTTCTCGCGCTCGACGATCATGATGAACGCATCCTCGTACGTCACCGGCAGTGCGTTAGCAACGTGCTTCGCGCGCTGCGCCACGGCCCGCTCCTTCGCGGATCGCGCCGCAAGCGTGCGGCCGTTATGCTTCGCCTTGGAATCGTACACGATGAAGATGCGATTGTCATGATCGTGCTCATCCCTGAACAGCGCAACAGCCGCATCATTGCCATTCCTCTTGAACTCGGCGATGACCTGGTTTCGGCACTGAATCGCGGCAGCGTGGGCGATAGGTTTGCCCACGTACCTCTTCTTCAACTTCCTGAAGGTGTGGCGCACGCCGTCGAGACTGCTGGCACCTGGATGCTCGCGATAGAACGCGCGGAGCTCGTTCCGATGCTTCGACCGGCCGGGATAAGTCAAAGGATCCCATCCGGACTTGCCCTTCTTCTTGCGCTTCGTGCTGTGCGACGGTGACGACGGACGGTCGTTCCGGAACCGGCGTCTTGCAGTGGCAGATCTCATAACTTTCCTCCTGGGAAATACGGGCGCATCGGCGCCCTGGCAGTGATTGCGACCACGATGATCGCGTTAGGAGTTTGACGCACACCGATGTGCGCCAATATGCCTCTCCACGTCCTCATTTCTTCTTCTTTGTTTTTGGTCTGGGCTCCTTCTTGGATTTGGGGTTAGGTTCGGATCTGGTGATTATGATCTTCTCAGGCAGATCATCGAGCCTGCCTTGTGCACGGTCTTTTTCCATCGCATGGGTCTTAATATCCTGCTCCAGTCCTCGGTGAATCGAGGTAGTGGCTTCATACACTTTAACCGTCTCGGACAGCGCCATGAGTGCTTGAATCACTTGCTCTCCGCGGCTCAAAGCATCCGGGATGACGGATTTACCGTAACGCCCTGACACTGCGCTCGAACGGAATTCAAGCATACAGCCAGGGAGTGTGAAGTGGATGACATACGACGCCGAATCGACCGATTGCGTGATGATCTCGGCATTGACGATGAGTTTTGTCGCCGTGCCTGGCGGGATTGCCTCAGGCAATACCGTTTTCCTAATAACCATTCATGATCTCCTTGACTGCAAGCAGTTCGGAATCCGGTACTGGGATTGGGTTGAGCATGCCTCCGTAACGCATGCGCAGTGAGACCAACTCACCGTCACGTACCAGATTGCCACGGTACCTTATAATGCCGTATCCATCTGCGAGTTTAATGCGCAGCGTGCGCAGTTCGGCAACCAGCTGTATGCAGTTTTCGGAATCAGCTGAGATGTAGAATCGTTTCGCGTCCAGCGTGCCCCACCAGCACTTTTCTGCCGTACGGTACTCGAGATCGCCGATACGGCCCGCGGCTTCGCGAAAGATGATCTTCTGTCGGTCTTCTTGTACCGCATTGATTCCGTACATCACCGCCGTGGTAATGAAGGCAACAAGCAACACCACGATGAGCCAGTTGTGGAAAGTTCGACCCGCAGTCGATGCCATCCGAACACTCCTTGTTCTCGTGATCAAAGTCTGGAAAATGCCTATCCCGGCCTACCCAAAGTACCCAATTTCACAATATATCGGGCAAATCAGGCACGCGTGACAGAAGTCGTTACGGCCGCACGAGTTATGACGAGAAATCGTCACTCCGGCATACCACCTCAGAGGGGAAACGTACGGCTAAATGTGCTGGGTCTTGCCTATTTTAACATACGGGTTAACCCGTAGTTGTAACTCGAGGCAGTACAAGAACTTAGCTGAGGTCAAAAATGATACCCCCCTTTTGGGATTCGGGAATTTGAAATAGTATATATTAGTCCTCATTTCATTCGGACTAATATCGCCGCCGACCGGACGGACGAGATGTCCGTCCGATCAGGTGGCGTGATGCCCCTCTTTTTTACTATCCAGACGTTGAAGCCTTCTGCGTACCCAGCGACGGTATTCCGGACCGAGGCGTGGATACGTAAAGTCTCGACGCACCACTGGTGTTGCGCGCGTCTGTTCTGGCGAATTGCCCCGTTTGCATTGTTGTTCGACTGCCCGCTGACGCGCAGCCTGTAGATCTGGATGTGTCAGAGCAGAATCGCCGCGAGTGCAATGATCAGAATAGCAACCAGTGTGAGCACCTCGAAGATGCTCATCTTGCCGTGCTTCCGTGTCATGATTGTCTCCTTGCTACGAGTACCTTTTGAGATAGCCGGCAGTGATCACGACGCCGAGTAACCCTGCGCCGAGAATCGAAAGCGCGAACGTAAACTGATTCGGGAAGAGAGAGATCCTCGGCGGTGCGGTAACCGACGGCGACTGCCCTTCGTCGATTAGGGTCTCCCGCAACTTCATCAGTTGATTCGAGATCTCCAACGGCTTCGCATCCGTTGGAAAATGTTCTAGCTCATCGTATGCGCTCTGGATATTGTCGTGCCAGAACTTCACATCGCATTTTGGTGTGTAGATGAGCAGTTGCGACTGCCCACTAGTACAACCGCGAATTTTCATTCCGGCCAGCGCGTACTCGAGCTCCTGCTTTGCCAGCCCGATCGTGTTAGCATCGGCAGCGCGTTTCAAATGTCCGCCAATGTCGCGCTCGTAGCTGAGCCACGCCAGCCCGAGCATCGCCATGAGTACGCAGAACGGCAGCCAACCGATGGTTACCCAAATCCACGACAGCTCCGATTGGCGCCGTCGCCTTCGCGTTCCGTAATAATCCTGCATACGTTCACTCAATGTCTTCATCAAAACTCTTCCTTCCACGTAGCCCGCCAGACAATCCGTTCTATCAAGAGCTCGTCCGCTAGAAGCACGTCGTATGGACTGTGCGACTTATCTCTGAGTCCACGCGCACGACACCGCACGATTGCTTTGGTATCGCGATTCGTGAATCGAGCGAGATATGCGCGCGCCGTAGCGAACGACTTGAATACGTGCCATCCAGACACGTACCATGTCTTCGCGTCGCGCACATGCTTATGTTCAGCCTCAAGCCACTGATTGCGCGGCAACACACGCGTGCCGCCGTTGCCATGGAACAGCGTCTTCAGTCGTCTACGCGCGTCGCACTCGACGATCTTGTAGACGATGATGCCATCTATGCGGGCGCTACCCGGAATGATGTTGGAGTACAAATCTAAAGATTTCACACGCACGCCGCATGCACGTGATCAGTCACAACCACCACGCGCTGGTGCCGCGAGATCAAAAATGGAAGCCTCAGCAACTACCGCTGCATCACCATCGCTGGCGTGTATCACATTGCGACGGTAGCCTTCAGCGAAATCGCCGCGAAGCGTGCCGGCCCGTGGCGGGTATCCCGTGCCGACCAGTGCACGTAGAATAGGAACGGCATGTACTGATGGATGTGTCAACCACAGTACAACGCACGGACCCGACGTCATGAATGCACAAAGCGCATCAATGAAGTCATGATTACTGAACTTCTCGTAGAGCACACGCGCATGCGTGTCACCCATTGTCAACATCGCCATACGCTCGATTCGAAAGCCTTTCTCCTCGATTCGCGCGATGATCTTGCCAACCAGCCGGCGTTCTACTGCATCCGGCTTGATGATGGCAAACGTATTGGACGCGATTTTGTTCTCCTGAAGAAAAATGCCGCCGCCTGCGGTGACAGGCGGCGGCCCCGTTTGACCAGAAGGGATCGCGGCCCAAGTGGGCCGCGATCCTCCCAGGAAGCCGCTCGGTGAGCCACCGAGCGGAGTATGGCTTGCTAGATGCGTGGAAACTGCTTAGGCAGCAACCGTTTCACTACAGTGCGGCCGTCACGGCCCCATTTTGCCGTAACTGCCTTTAGCAGCCCCTTCTGCGTGGAATGCGCAACCTCCTTGTTGAACTTGTCCACGTCCAGTCCGTGTGCGTTATCAATCCAATAGTCGTCCAACGGCACGCCGAATATGGCTTGGAACTTCTGACACATTTGCATATGTCCAGTACCCAGCCAGAGTACACGTGCCTGAACCTCAGGACTTGCGCGCGTTACTACGCCTTGCTTTGGCAGACACCGCTTTGCGACGGGCTGTTTTGATTCGTCTGCGACGGGCCGCGGCCTTGGCTTTGACTTTGGCCTTGGCTTTGCGCTTCTCTTCCTTTTCACGGGCCTTGAGGATTTTTTCGTACCTCTTCGGCTCGAATTCTTCGAAGGTCGAGAGGTGGACCGTCGGGTGCCAGTCTTCCCACTCTTCTTTGTTGAGCTTGCCATTGCGGACGCGAATCTCTGTATCCATGAAATTGCAGAACTTCGCCATGATCGTATCATACCTCATGGCGTCCTCATTCTTGGGATAGAATGCCTTGCGCGATGCCGCAGCACGTCGTTTCCACTCCGTCTTTAATTCACGGAATGCTGGATGCTTACGGTAGCTGTGTTTCCCAAAGAGAGCGCCAAAGTACTTTATCGTTTCCATCATGACGTAGCAGACGTGATACCGGGAGTAGCTTCCGGTTGTCATCTCGTAATTCAGCGATGGCAGAATCATGCGCATAGTTGTACGCATCTTCCACGACGCGTTCGAGATGGTGTTACAGCGCACAGGTGCACGCGCCGCCCGTGTCTCAGCTGCCTTCCTGGCCCTAAATATGAGTTTCGGGCAATACACTATCTTGCTGAGACAGGTATGGAAGGTATCACCATAGTCAAGGCGGCATCCTTCCGTTTCCCAATCCACGCGCTCCGTGCGGCCATAATGTGATGGCCGCAGGTCACAAACGATTGAGCCATACTTCTTGGCCAATGCGAGCGCCGTTTGGTGATCCAGCCCCCGGTAGTATTCCTCGCCCTCCGGCAGGATACATGCATTCTCGGCATTCACGTAGCTGGTACCGACATAAGTGCCGTGTTTGTTTAATACGATCCGTGAGAGCCGATGATCACTGGCGGGGAAACGTGCCTCCAACTGGATAACACATTCCTCTAGCGAGTCGCCGAAAATCAGCTCGTCGATGTCGTCGTTTAAGGCGGACGACTCATCATAAAATGCCGTCCATTTGGTATGATCTTCATTTGAGCGCCGCAACCCATAGAACCGGCGTTCGCGGGGCGGCGGCGCAGGCACGCAGCCCGCTGCGCCCATCGCGGTGATCAGCTATCGCCGAGCAATCGAATGCTGCTGTCCAGCATTCCGTCGAGCGCGTCGATCAGGTCCTGACCTTCCGGCGTCTTGGCAAGCCGTTGCTCAGCGATGACAGCGCGTGCGCGACGCTCCAGAGTCGGGAGATCGGCCAGCTTACGCCGCGCCTCCATCCACTCCGTGCGATGAGTCTCGAAGACCTTGTCGTGCGCCTTCAATGCTTCGTGTGCTTTCAGCACGGCAGCCGGGATACGCGTCTCCTGCTCGACGCTCCAGCGGATACGCGGCCGCTCGCCGCTGATGCTCAAGCCGCAACTGATGCCGCCCTTGAACTTCTCAACCGGCGGATTGAAACTGCGCGCATGCGTTTCGGCCCTGATTTCCTTGACCTTCAATGCGCGCGCCGCGGCCGTTAGCGCCTCCTTAGCGCTCTCGAAATGATTGGCCGCAGCTGTTGCGAGCGCCGTTTCCAGCGTTTTCTCGAGGGTCTTCCTCGCTGCAGTGAGTTCAGTTTCGCGTAACTTGAACGCCTTGAGTTCGTTCTTGAGCCGTTCCTCCGCACGCGACATGAGGATGGCGGCGACGTCGTCCTTGTCAAGGGTTACGTCGACGTTTACGAGCTCGGCTACCACTGGCAATTGTTCTTTTGCCATTTGTCCTCTGACTCCCGTTGGCGGGAGTCGAATATCGTTTTTTCCAAAACTCCCACCATTCATTTGGTTCGTGAACTAGATCGTAAGGATCTATGGCCATCGGGATTCCCCGTGGCCCGACTACAAGAACACGGTGGCCGCCCTTGCAGCGAATAGCCCGATCTGAGATGACCACGTACTCCGTGGCCTCCGGCGTCGGTGTGAATCGGAAGTAGGTTACCGAGCCCAACGCCAACCTGTGTCCGTCGTGTGTATGGACATCGTCATGAGGGAGTTTGGTCAACTCAACGTCTGGACAATGTCGGATCGGGTACGCGGACATGGTTCTAAGCTCCTACGTGTGAACTGACAGATTTCAAAAACCGCACCTTGACGTCTACGCGCACTTTTGGTAGATTTGTGACATCGGTGATATCTGTCAGGTCCGCCAGTTTTGGCGGGTGGTGTCCTCCCAAGAAGGGAATTTGATGTCCAAAAAGAAACCCAGGGCAGCAGAGCTCGAAGAGCTCGAACGCATTGCTGAGCTTTCCGCTGATGAGCGGGTACAGCATGTACGCAGGCTTGAACGCGACAACGCTAAGGAACGCGCTGCGCGGCATCAGTCTGAACGGAAGTATCGGCAATCCGAAGTGGAACTCGCCGCTACCGAGGCCGACTTGGCCCGGCTGTTGTACCTGAAAGAGAACGCCATGCAGCGGCAATATGGTGCCAAACACCGCTGCAAGGCCGGACAAGCCACTGCGATTGTGTGCGTCAACGATTGGCACACCGAACAGACCATCGACCCAGACACGGTAGGCGGGGTCAATGAATTTAATCTGCAGATCGCAGACAAACGTATCGCCCGCACATGGGAACGCGCGGCCTACATGATCGACTTCGCGCGCAAGATCAGCAACATCGACGAGGTCGTCGTCTGGGCCGGCGGCGATCTCATTAACGGCATGATTCACGAGGAACTGCAGCAAGCGAACGCACTCGGACCTGGCGACGCCACGCTGCATGTACAGGATCACCTGGTGTCTGGCATCCGCTTTCTTATGAAGGAAACTAAGTGCGCGCACCTGCGTTTCCTGGCCAATTACGGCAATCACGGCCGCACCACGCAACGCCGGCGCATTCATACCGCCGCATCGCATTCGTGGGAGTACGTCATCTACGTGAACGCGGCCCAGATCCTCTCGCAAGATCCATCGTTCCGTGGTAAGTTCTCTTACCACGTCGAGCGTGGCGAAATGCTCAAGACTCAGATCCAAGGCTACAACTGCCGTTTCAATCATGGGCACAACCTCCGCTACTACGGCGGGGTCGGTGGCATCATGGTCCCGGTCAATAAGGCCATCGCAGCGTGGAATCGTTCTCACGGCTTCGCGGAGCTGGATGTAATTGGCCATTTCCATCAGTTCCACAGCACTCCGAACTTCGTTGCCTGTGGCTGCCTATGTGGCTTTGACCCGTACGCAGAGAGCATCCGCGCGTCATGGGAGTTGCCTTCGCAAACACTCATCGTGATGGATCGCGAATATGGCAAGGTCATGGCTGAGCGAATTTTCTGCGAAGAGCGGGTTGATGCACATTCCCAATGGCACACCGCCGTCACTGACGGCTGAGCATATCTGGTTGGATATGGATGGCGTGCTGTGCGATCTACACAAGGCAGTCCTAGCAATACACGGCCGCATGGATCTACTGCCCAACATTGGCAACAACAACATAGAGGCCAAGCTGAACATGAACACCATGCAGGTCTGGGCGCCAATCGTGGCCGCAGGCTGGGAATGGTGGAACGACCTTGAACCGTTTCCATGGACGTTCGAGCTCTGGGACTGGGCCTACAATTCATGCGAGCGCCTCGGCGTGATCACACGTCCGTTGCTGGTCAATGATCCGCAATGTCGGGACATTGGACACACCGTCCGCGGTAAGTCCACATGGCTGCGCCGACATTTCGGCGGCGGCTTTACCAACATCATCTTTACGCCCAACAAGGCTGCCATTTCGCAGCCGGGCGTATTCCTGATCGATGACGACGAAGGATACGAAGCGTCCTTCAATGCTGGAGGCGGGCACCAAATTGTCTTTCCTCGGCCGTACAATCGTTATCGCCAGTTTGCGGACGATCCGATGGTCAGTGTACACGCGCAATACGAAGAGGCACACAAACGACAATGAAGCTTGCTATCTGCGGTCCGGGCCGCGCCGGCAAAGACACGGCATCGAAATGGCTCGCCTACCACACAACACTACGCTACACAGAAAGCACAAGCGAGGCTGCTGCACAACTCTGTTACAGCAAACTTGCCGATCGCTACGGCTATACGAGTGTCAGCGAGGCTTTTGAAGACCGACACAATCATCGGGTTGAGTGGGCCGACATCATTTGGAGCTACAACAAACCCGACGGGATCACGCTGTACTGCGAGATGTTGCAGGATGGTGACATCCTGAACGGGATCAGGCGTGCAGCAGAACTGCAAGCGCTTGTCGACCGACACCTGATCGACCTGGTCATGTGGATTGATCGAGATGTCCCGACAGATCCATCACTGGAAACTACTTCCAGCGTTGCGGACATCATCATACCAAATAACGACAGCATTGCCGACCTCTATCGTCGGCTCACGCACTTCGCGCGTTTTTCCAGAATCATAAAAGGGATCTGATGGCCAAATCAAAGAAACCACTTGCGGAACTGGCCGCGCGCGCACGGCGGATTACACCGCGCATGCTGCGCGGCGCCAAGCGAGAGCTGTGGGAGGAAATGGTGACTGGCTATTGTGATGGCCAGTACGTTGGTCTTTCCATGAAGGAGCTGTATGAATGGGCACGTAAGCACTGCGGCCTGACATGCTCGCTCAGCTGCTTCAGGCAAGAACTCTCAGAGCGCGCTAAAACTCAGGATCACCAGGATCAGGCTCATTAGAGCGCACCCGCACTTTTCGCAGCCTGCGTGTCACACCCGCGCGTTCCGCCTCTACGTCAATCGCAAAAATCGCGTCGAGAAGCTGTCGCCTGATTTGCAGTATCTCATTACGCGCAGTCCGAAAGACAGCATGCTCGCTCTCGAACTCCGCCCGCTGCGCGTCGAGAGTCTCCCGCAGTTCTGTGTATTCGCACGTTTGTTGCTCCAGCGCCTCCGTACGCATGGCTACGTCTGCCGCGGCATGACGGGCAACAGCCTGCTGTGATTCACACGTACGCCGCATTTCTCGCAAGTTGGCCACCAGGTCGAGATAGCGCTCGTGTAGCTGATGGAAGCGCCACCAGTAGATAGCGCGCAATGCGCCTGCCCTGTGCATTACAGCTGCCTCAGCTTTCGTCATTCTTGGATCGCGGCGTTTGAGTCGCAGCTTGCGACGATTGCGCGCGCCCTTGATAGGCCTGCCACCCTTGAAGCGTGAACGTACGCGGTTGCCCATCGCCTCGACCGCGCTTTCAGGATCGTTAGATCCTAACCCATCTTGATCGTCGGAATTCAACCAGAGCCAGGAAAGGATATCTTCGGCTTCTTCGCGACTGGCGAATTTGTTATTCACCGCCAGACCAGTTGGGGCGTGTAGCCCTATCCAACCGGGGCCGTCGGGATCTGGGCATACTACTAGAACTCTGTTGGTGCCCATGACTGGGTAGGCAGCCGCTTCCTCTTTTTCGGAGTTATTGAGCACACGCGTAACAAAGATTGGCTCAGGACTGTGCGGATCAGGTGGCGCAAGTGCAATAAGGCGGTGGAGCGATTCCAGTTGCTCCACTGATTTGGCTACTTTGGCCTCATGTGTTTCTTGATTAGGCATGGCAATAAATCAGGGCGTATTGTCGGCCCTGTCGTGTTGCTACAGTCCCTTCATGGACGCGTACTCGTCTACGACGGATGAGAGTGTCTTGTTGGAAGCTACCCAACTCTCAGTCCACTCCCAATCATCATCGACGAGCTGGGCGAAATCGCGCTCAGTCAGCTCAATCTGCGACTGTTCGGTCAGTTCCAGCATCTTGATCGCACGCTGGTAATCCCTTGTATGATCCTCGGGCGCGCGCAGCGAGAGGTACACTCGAATGGTTTTGCCACTCTCGAGTTCCTTCAAGAACCCCGCACATGCTTCCATAGCTTGCTCGCAGTAGCCCTTTCGGGCGTCGGCCACCATGGCCTCATGCTGCTTTTCGTTCTCACGAACAATTTCTAGCAGCTTGGAACGATCCATCACGCATTTGACTTGCATGTAACTCCTACCCATCCTAAATGATGCGCGCTCGATAGCGGCCGTATGGCCAATACACATACCGAGCTCCTCTCTCACGACAAAATCAACACGGTAGCGAGGACCGCAAATGTACATGTCGCTAGGCAACGGCGCACATTCGATTTGCATGCTTCTCCCAGTTTGTCGATTTCACCGTCTCAAGCGGATTGAACACGTGCGACCAGTAATGTGTATCAGTCCTTCCGTGTTCAACATCCCAGAGGATGTGCCGAACGATCGCTGACGGAAAAACGATGTTCTCCGCCTCGCGGCGCTCGCGCACCTTTGAAATCCAGTGATTCTCAAGTTCCTTGTATCGCTTATCGGTTAATGCGTCGGATTTAGCCAACCCGTACCAACGGGCAACGTGGCGATCGACGGCAACAACCTCGCATTCGCGCGGCCAGCACATCTCCAGGGCGAACGAGATAGTCTTCATTCCGCAGTGCGGAAGGGCACGCAGCCTATTACGCCATGCACCCCACCGTACCCTGCCATTCTTTACCTTCCAACCAGCTTCACGCGGATGCAGGAAAGGACGCCCGTTACGCTCCCTCATCATGAACGCCTGGTGTATGCCCCAGCAAGCAGATACCTTGGCATTGTAAAGCCCGTGACCAACAGCGTGGATGACCTCACGTAGCTCTTCCTCCGTGTGCCAATCCTGGGTAGTCACAGCCTGATAGTACCGCACATTGGGTTTCCAGCCAGTCCGAACGGACAAAGCGGCGAATAACCATCGCAGGTAGCGCTCATGAAGCGTCCGCGGTGTGATGACGTCCCAATACCCCAGGTACTCAAGAACTGTAGCAGGATCGATGTTGCGAATCTTGGCGGTGACCGCCTTAAAGTCAACTCCCATCACGGCACAAGTAGCGCGTCGAACTCCTCTTCGGAGAGAACGGCGACGCCAAGCTCCTCAGCCTTCTGAAGCTTTGACCCGGCGTCAGCACCTGCTACAAGGTAATCCGTCTTACTGGAAACACTGCTGGCTGCGCGTCCGCCCGCAGCTATGATGGCCGCCTTCACGCTTTCGCGCGAATAGCCATTGAGCTTGCCAGTCGCACAGACGGTCTTGCCGGCGAGTGGCTGTGGCGTCTCCGGCGACGGTGGCGCCCGCACGGGATCACGTTGACCCATGTTCAACCCGTGTTTGCGGAGGTCGTCCAACAGCTTGAGATTGCGCTTCCGATCGAACCAGGTCAGGATGCTGCACGCAGTCTCCTCACCTATCCCCTCCATCTCCATCAGCATGCGCACATCCGCTGCCTTATCCAAAACCTCGAAAATGTCACATGTCGCACCCATTCTCGAGATGATGTCCTTGCAGATGATCTCTGAATTGGTCCTGCCGCAATGCGGGATGTTGAGCGAGGCCAGGAGACGCCATGAGGGCCGCTCCTTTGCGCGCTCAAGCGCTTCGAGCAGCTTCTTCGATTTCCCGGGCGTCATTCCCGGAATCGCGCCAGAATCGTCCACAGCGTCTTTGAGGGCCCACAGGGAGGCGAAGTCAGTGATAGCATCTGTATCCATCATGGCTTGCACAGCCTTTGGTCCGAGCCCGTCGATGTCCAGCCGGCTGCGGTCGGCAGCTGAGAGGATTACGGCTTCTAGCTGAGCTGGGCAACCTACGGAGTTTGTGCAACGTACGAGAGGACCGGCAATCAGAGTCTCAGCCTTGCACGCCGGACACTTCTTGGGCGGTTGGAATCGCTTTGCACCTTTAGGCCGCTTGTCTTTGTGGACACGCACCAGATGCGGAATGATTTTGCCAGCCTTCTCCAGCGTGACGGTATCGCCGACGCGCGGATCGAGCCTGCGCACTTCGTCGAAGTTGAACAGGGTGCTCTTCTGGACCGTAGTCTCCGCGATCTCGACAGGCTCATAGTATGCAACCGGCGTCAGCGTGCCTTGTTTGCCCACCTGCACTTCGAGACGCTTGATCTTAGTCTCGGCTTCATAGCGCTCCCACTTGTATGCGAGCGCCCATGAAACATGTCTCGATGAAGTATTGCCGGCGGCCAGGCGTTGAGAGAGCTTGTCGAGTTTGACTACAATGCCATCAATCGGATAGCTGATCTCATGCATCGATTCAACCATCTGCGCGATGGCCTGCTGTGCTACCTCGTAATTCACGCAGAGACGGCGCTCGACGATCAACGGGATGCCGTATTGCCACAATGCGGTCATCGTCTCATGGAACGAATCGTTTACGTATCCCGCATCGCATCGTCCGATGCCGTGCGCGATGAAACGTAATCCGCGCTTCCAGCAATCTGTTGGATCGCGTTGCCGCAGCGCGCCGGCAGCAGCGCTTCTGGCGTTTTTGAACGGTTCTTCGCCAGCAGCCGCCTGGTGCTCCACAAGCACGTTGAACATGATGTTCGAGATGTAGGCTTCGCCTCGCACCTCGATAATGCCCGGAGGTCCGGCATTCCGCGACCACGTCTCAGGAATCGGTGCCATCTCGTCGCATCGCAGGTGAAACGGAATGCCGCGGATGCAGAGCGCATTATGCGATATATCATCGCCAGTTGCACCATCGCCACGACTAACGGCATGTGTCAATGTACCGTTCTCGTATATCAGATTGATAGCGCATCCATCAATCTTCCAATCGACTGTGTACGCGGGTGTTTGGCCGTTGCCGACCGCCTTCTGCATGCGCACATTGAATTTGTCAAGCTCCTTCAAATCGAAGCCATTATCAATCGAGAGCATCGGCGTCAGATGTTTCACTGCCCGCAGCTCGTCGATTGGTTTCCCGCCAACGCGCTGCGTTGGACTATCGGGCGTGATCAGTTCCGGATATTCGGATTCCAGCTTTCGCAAAGCAGCGAAGAGCTTGTCGTACGCTGTGTCCGTTATCGCTGGTGTGCCATGCACGTAATACAGCGTATCATGCCGCAAGATTTCAGCCCGCAATGCGGCTGCCGTCTTCTCAGGGTTCGTTGCCATCGGTATCCTGTTCGAGTTTCTTTTTGTTCAGAACAACGAATGGTATTTTGGCTCCATACCAACCAGGATTCGCAGCTAGCCATTCGTCGAGATTCATACTGAGATCGAACGCCGTACCGACAAGTACAGGCACAAACGCATCTCGCGTACCGTCGAAAATGACCGGTCCAATTTTAGCCAGTCCACCCAAATCATTGTGGTATATCCACTGTCCCTGTTGGGGCTGATACCACTTCGGGAGATTGATCTGGCGCTCCACGACAGCCGTAGTGTCGTTGTGCAGCAACAATGTCATCTGCATGTAAACCGTATGCGAGTCGTACATTACGTTGTGCTCTGTACAGTGGGTTCCATTTGGTCGCAGTTGCGCAGCTCAGCTTCAGTCAGGCTATGCCCCAGGCGCCGCGCGATAGCCGGAGCACGTGTGGCGCTTGTGTAGATGAAGTGCGCGATCGGCGATCGGTACTGATCTGAGCATCTATCATGGTATAGCTTGTAGAAATCCTTTGGATGCGCGTGACGTCCGTGCGTCGGCACTGTATGGCACGTCTCATGCAGAATCAGATGAGCGTAGTGTCCGAAGGATTTCGGCGTAAGCCCGAATCGCCGTACATGGTCGCGATTGATCACGATAAAATTCGCGGCATCGGTCCACGCAATCTGCGGCCCGTGGCCGAGCATGATCCGCATCTTACCGAGACGTGCGTCACGCCTGAACAGATCGTCATAACAGACGCGCAGCACCCCGAGTACGATGGATTCGATGCGATTGAGAGAGTCATCTGTCACTATATGGCATTCTGATTGTAACGCCTTCACGAGCTGATCCCAGGACGCATAGGTCAGCGCGTGCCTGTCACCTATTCCAAGCGTCCGGTTAGTCAGATTGACAATACTCTCGGGCTTTGCGTAATTCCAACGCTGAAGCATTTCGCGATTGAGCACACACGCAAGACGGTTTATCGTCAATTGCTCAGCTGTGCGGTGACTAGACCAATAGAACCGTCCTTCTGGCGCCATCGTAACAACACCGTCAGCGATGTTGTGAATCTGCCGGACGGTCATGTTCACTGATGAATTCCACCGCTGGAAGAGCTTTGCACTCTTGAATGGCCGTGGTTCTAGCTGCCCGTCTTTTGCATTGTTGATCATCCGGCGCCGGTCCTCTTCAGTCAGACGGCGCGGAGCGCGACGATTGGTACGTCGCGTGGCGGTAGTGCGCGTGCGCGTCCCGGTCTGCGATGCATTCGCTTTACGCTGCAGCACGGGGACGATCTTGGCCCACACGGGGCAGTCGTCCATGATATCGTTGCGCGCAAAATTGATTCGCAGTGCCTTCTTCGTCACAACATCGCCACCGATCCCGTACTTATAACGGTAAAAGCGCGTGACGAGTATGCCCTGGTTGTACACGCGTAGATCCTGATTGCTCCGATAACGGATATCCGCCTCGGGCAGTTCCTCATCCCAGGTAATACGCGAGCGATCGACGGCGAACGCTTTACCATCCAGTGTTGCGTTGATTTCCACGTAGCGCGCATTGCTCTTGATTTCGTCTTGCATGCGTGCCAGATCGGTGTGGCTCAACCGCTTGTACAACTCGACAGTGATGTCACACCCGTCGTGTTGCTCAAGGCCATCAGCCAGATGGTAATCAAGTCCGTGCCGCTCGATGTCAACCGTCATCTCGAACGTGCCGGAGCGCCAAGTGTTGCCGCCGAATGCGAAGAGCTGTCCGCGTCCCATACGAAACGTGCCAAAGGTCTTCTGTTCATTCTCGTCGTGCGGTTTGCCGAAAACCTCGAAGAAGTTCTCGATATCCGCACGCGAGCGGAAGCCCTTGCCGTTGTCGTGTATGCGCAGTTGATCGCGCGTCATTGTTATAGCGCATTCCGACGCGCCGGCGTCGATGGCATTCATGATGCCCTCGATTGTTGCCTTCCACAAGCTGCCTGCCTGTCGCTTGATGACATCTACTAACAGCTTGTGATCCATTTTGAACGTACGACGTTCCCTTGCCATTTACCTTCCTCGCGATAGCGAGATCTTACGAAAAGCGCGGTCGGATTGTTTGGTTTCTTGTACCTCGGGCGGTTCTTCCGACGGCTTGTGAAATCGTGGATGCCTGTATATGACGGTACCGCAAGCCGCCTTCTCTATTTTGACGATACTGTCCATCAGGATTGCGCGACCGCTCCTACTCCTTGAAGTGGGTACAGTGATTGGTGTGTCCATGTCTCTGCCGCCCCAGAAGATATAGCCTTCGTCGTACTCTTCCCAGGATCTACCAGTGAGCGTATCGCCGTAATAGATCCGGTAACGATCGCGCATGAATGCGCGAGCGTCCTCAGTAGAAGCAATGAGTTCGTCTGCGAAGAAGCGCACAACGCCAAGTGGCGTGTTCGGCCCATGTATGCCGAGAAAGTAAAGGTCTACCTGGCGCGCAGTGCGCTGCGGTGTCATCTCAGATTGAGAAGTCGTAGATGCTTGCGTCTTCGGGGATGCCCGGGTACCGCGTGCAGAGGAGTTCTCGCGCCCTTTCGAACGTGCCTTCGACATCTAACCTCGCTTGTCTTGAAACTTCATCCACCAACACGTTCAGATTGATTCGTGCACGCTCAACGAAGTGGAAGGTTAAGACGAAGCCGCGATTGCGAAATTCATCAAACGCCTTCCAAAGCTCCTGGTGTGCGCGACGTGATTCTGGCCGATTGCCCGCCATTGCTATGATCTGGCTATCGGTCACAATGTGGACCTGCATTTGTCGATTTGCTGCCTGTAATTCACGGCGCCTAGCCCGTCCGGGGCCGTCACGACCCGTGTACCAGCTCAGAGCGTGGAGATACGGGAAGAGTTCGCCAAGTGTCACCGTGCCGGTGTTCATGGCCCCGTAAAACAGCTTGCGTGCGCCGCTGTACTTATCTATCAGTACAGCAGCCCAGCCCGCACCCATCTTCCACCCTGTACCCGATCCGTCGCCGATGATAATGGCATCCCAGCTGTTAATCTTGAGATGCTTGATCAGGGATTCTAAGGTGGAAAGGCCGAGTGAGAGGCCCGGATTCTTGCTCGTCGCTTTTCTGTGTTTGTCCTGCGTCATTACATTCCTTCATTATCTGCGCGTGCACCTCAGATGCTCTTGCCATATGCTGCATTACGCCGCGAGCAACTACCGATTGCAATCGCGATGTTTGGATCCCCAGTCGGCATAGCATCTGCGTGTCGGCGAGATTGCCGATTACCAGACATGCCGGAGGCTCGCCAATTTCTGGCGAATAGAGCAGCGCAACTGCCGCTGCTTCGAGCTCCGGTGTCTCTGCAATTAGTCGCGTTAATGCATCGCGTACGCGATCATTGACTACCTCGTAGAACTTCTTCGGTTCTACCTTTTTGTTCTCGTGATCAAGATCTGCCATCTTCATCCGGGTCCAGTGCATCGACCCGTTCCTCTAAGATGATCATGTCCGCGGACGACATTCGCTCTGCGCGAGCCATGGCCATCTCCTTGGTGTCTGCTTCGACTTCAACTTCCGCGTCGATTGCAATCTTGCACGGAATCAAGAACTTCATCAGCTGTTTTCCGGATCGTTTGAAATTGGAAGCGCTGCCGTCAGCGAACCGATCAGCAGCGAAACACGTGTAGCCGCAAGAGAATAGACTGGCACAAACCAGATCAATCCCCAGGGCGCCGGCAGCCAGATATGCGGCAGATAGAACAGCACTATCAACCAGAATGCCACATGGTATGTAAGACATATCCGACAAGTCATCAGCTGGTAGAGCTTACTCCAGAACCAATCACACCACCACGGGCGTGCGACCGGCTCGTTCATAACGGCCAGCCAGTCACGGAATCCTTCGAATAGTCCACCTTTGTGTAGCCAAGCATTTACTGCAGCCCCGGTTGCGAGGAATATCACTATGAAATCTAAGGCGCCCATTGCCTCCTTTCAACTAGCTAAAAACAACGCGAACAGATAGCCGCCACAGGACGCAGACTGGCATAGCCAGGCCACGACCCGCGGCGGCGCCAGTCAGAGATTGGTGATTCCCTACTTGTGTCGACGCCTACTGCGGTTGTGATCGGCTTCAGCAAAGCCACGCGCAGCGTGGAACATCATGAAGATGACGCCGCCAGCGACCATCGCAGGGATGACGGCGCCGGCGTCGGCGACCACGATCATTAGAATGAGCATGGCGATGAAAAGACCCACCGCCATCTTGAGCCACTCGTCAAACAAGTTAGCTGCTTTCGGTACCGAGATGCCACGGGTCATTCTGAGTTGATGCCCTGTCCGGTGGCGGGAAGCCGTCTCGTATCCCCTCGGGCCTTGGTAGCGGCGCATCGAGCGGGTAGGAGTGGATTTGGCAGTCGCCGGGGACAACGGTCGCGATCGGCCGCCTGTATGTAGGCCGAATACCCGCGCGCTCCAAGAACAACCTCGCATTCATCGTTATTGCCATTAGTGGCTCCTCCTACAGGCCAGAGCGTAATAGGCCTTCGCAGTTCAGCAGGGCCTTGCTATCATGGATAGCAGATCACTAACGCGATTACACACGCAATCAGCGCTACGATCCAAAATAGCTTGGTACGCTGCCAAGCGTCGCTGCAGAAATTTCCGAAGTCGTTGAACTTCTGCAGTTCAAAGTTGGTTTCGTCAGGATCGTTCATGCACACAGTCTATCAAGAACCGGCTGCGTTGGAAACGACGCTAGCGCAGACCCTCGCCATCATTACCGGAGACGGCGACACACAGTTATCTGCAGGCGACCGAATCAGCGCTTACCATAAGTTGCTGCGCACAGGTCAGATTGACACACTGACCCACGCGCTACCACTTATGCTCAACCTCAAAGGGAAGCCGTATTCACTTATCAATCACTTCCCGTTCGAGGAGATTTTCAGATTCCGCATGCCACCTGCGCTGATCTATAAGACCGGCCGGCAGGTGAGCAAGTCGACGTCGTTGGCGGCGCACGGTATCGTGATCTCGATTTCAGTCAGCAATCTCACAACGCTGTACGTGATGCCGTTGTTCGAACAGGTGCGTCGTTTCAGCACCATGTTCGTGCAGCCGTTCATCGAGCAATCCCCAGTCAAACGTCTGTGGTCAGGCACCGACACCGTTAACTCCGTTCTGCACCGCAGCTTCCGGAATCACTCGAAGATGTTGTTCAGCTTCGCGTTCCTGAATGCCGATCGTATCCGCGGTATCTCCGCGGATAAGGTTGCTATCGACGAGGTTCAGGACATGAACCATGAACACATCCCAATTATCCGTGAAACGATGTCGGCGTCGGATTGGGCGATACGGCAATTCACCGGCACACCGAAGACGCTCGATAATACGCTGGAGACGCTTTGGCAGGAGTCGTCACAGGCTGAGTGGTTCATTCCATGTACACATTGTACGACTGGAGGTTATCCAACCTGGAACATTCCGGCGATGGAGTACCACCTAGAGCGCATGATCGGCGGCTATCGACGGGACATCAGCGAAGAGTACCCAGCAACGATCTGCTGGAAATGTGGCGGGCTAATCAATCCACGATTCGGACGCTGGGTGCATCGTAATCCCGCGTTGATCTGGTTACAGGCCGGCTACCATGTGCCTCAGGTTATAATGCCGCTGCATTACGCGAAACGTGACAAGTGGGCCGAACTGCTGGCCAAGATGGCGGGCAAAGGCAACACCCCGCTAAACGTATTCTACAACGAAGTGCTCGGTGAATCGTACGATACGGCAGCCAAGCTGGTCACCCTGACAGAGTTGAACGGCGTGTCGAATCTGGGCGAAAACAGCGTCGCGCGGGCGCGTGCGCGTCGCGGAATGTACCGGATGACCGTGTTGGCAGTGGACTGGGGCGGCGGCGGTGAGAAACAACTCAGCTTTACCACGGTCGCGCTGCTCGGATTGTGCGCTGACGGCGTCATCGAATGCATTTATGGCAAACGATTGCTGACGCCACATGACCACCTGCGCGAGGCGCGAGAGATTAAGCATCTGTGGGATACCTTCCGCCCGACGATGCTCGTCCACGACTATACCGGCGCTGGTGCATTGCGTGAGACATTCTTGATCCAGGCCGGTATCGCGGCGCGAACAGTCATGCCGTGCCAGTACGTCCGCTCCGCCAGTCAGCAACCGTGTTATCACGTTGCGCCGACGCTGCAGCACCCGCGGTCGCACTACCGCGTCGACAAGTCGCGTAGCCTGCTGCTGACATGCGCGATGATCAAATGCAAGCGTCTCAAGTTCTTTGATGCCGACTACATAAGTCAGGAGGATCCCGGCTTGATCCGTGACTTCCTAGCGCTCATCGAAGACAAGATTACCACGATGGCTGCAGGAGAGATCTACCGCATTACGCGGCAAGAGGGAGTCACTGATGACTTTGCGCAGGCGGTCAACCTAGGCTGTGTTGCTATTTGGTATCGCACTCGGCAGTGGCCGCGGCTGGATGCAATTGCAGAGGCTGCGTATCAGGTGACGGATGCGCAGTTGCGGGCAGCGGCACCGCAGCAAGATTCCGATTGGGATGACGAGCTTTTCGCCTAGCCACCACATTCTGTGCCATACGACGCACGTCCTTCATCGCAATGTGCATAAGTTCTGGGTGCCGGGCAATATACAGAAGAAAACGCCCAAGCGCACACATAGTGACATGCCTTGGACTGAGCGCAACACCGACGGCGGCTATATCCCGCATGCGCGGGAAAAATTCCTTTCGCGCCAGGATACGCTGCCAGCCGAGTTTTCGTGGGTGATCTTTGAATGGATGCGACTGTTTCTTATCGTTGCCGATAACGATAAGCCCGATGCCAGTATCGGTATCGTGATCGTAACAACCTTCGGGGAACGACCAAATATACGTGTCCGCACAGTCGCCAATGTAGTTGACCCAGTTGCCACACTCGGGACTCCAGTTGGGAGACAGGGCGTCCGTACCGACCAGGTCGGAATGGGCATCAAGGTTAACAATCCGTTCAAGCTTCATACGGCGCGCCACGCACTTGATATGTGGCAGAAGCTCGTGATGGGTCACCACAATGCATTTCGGCACGGGCAATGCAAGCGCACGATAGGCGAACACGGGAGTTTCCTTCATGCGCCAAAAATCCAGATCGATACTAAGGTAAGTTCGCACTTCCGTCCTCCGTGAAGGCAAAGAAAAAGGCGTTAGGTTATTGCCTAACGCCTGACATCCTATGGATACACTGTAAAGTAGGGTGTCCGGTGGAAATCGAATCCACGTGGACCTGAGTCACAGTCAGGTTCCTGAACCAGCACAGGACGGACACAGTGGCTTTGCCAGGAGTTGAACCTGATACTTTGATCCACGGCTATGCCGCTGCCCGCACCCGGCGAGTTCCCAAAGCCTATTTAAGAGCTGCGCTTAACAAAGTTCGACAAAGACGCACAGTTGGTTGGCACTTGGCCGAAAATGCGGTGTTTCAGACGATGCCGTTCGAAAGTGGGCTAAAGCCTACGGATTGCGCTAGCCCTTCTAAGATCCGGCACTCGGGGTCGAACCGAGCATACTTCCATACCAAGGAAGCGCCACACCAATATGGTGCCGGACTAATGCCGCAGTACCCTTCTCCGTGTGACCCGGAGGCTATACGCCGGGCGCGGCTGGCGGCGAGTACGACTTGTATCGCACTGTCACATGGCTTGACCTGTTTTTGGTAGCTACCATTACCTGGCAGGCCAGGTAAGATCCGAGGGCGAGAATTGCGCTCGCACTTGCTGCGTACGAAGCAGCTGTCCTACTGTTAGACTACCCCGGAACATCCTCCCAGGTGCCGTCGTCATTCAGACGAATCAGGCCCCCGGTAGTGAACCATTCTCTTTTGCAGTCCTTGCAAGTGACCTTAATCCACTGTAGGTCTGCTGGATCATTCTGAGGCTCGATTATAACCTCATGCGATCCGCAGAAGCAAGTCCATGGGAATGGACGCGCTGGTGCAACGATTTTTGATTTGGACATAAGTCCCCCCGGCAGTGTTTGAGACTGCGACCTGCGCGTTAAAAGCACGCTGCTCTACCTCTGAGCTACGAGGGGAAAGAATAGATGCCAGTCGTCGGGTGCCAGAATAGCGTTCGCTAGTCGTCACCAGCGTCGCGGATCCGGCAGTTTGCAAATAGGCCACAGCTGCGATAGGCCCTTACAACATAGGCAAGCGCCTCACCCATTTGCATGTGGCGTATCAGTTCCCCACCGTAGGTGGACAGAACTGCCCAACTCGACCCGTAGGTCCCTGACTTAACATCTATTCTTAGCTGCCCTGTCTCTCAGAAGGTGTCTTTGCACCGGCTTAGAGGTAACAGGGCTGTTGCAATTAGTCTCACAAGACCGTCCCGAACCACGATATGCACGGCGGGGTATCGGGTCACCAGGCCGTAATCGTGTTGTCCCGCTCGTAGACAACGTCCTTGCAACAGTTCCGACACGTGGATTTGAACCACGAACCTTCGCCTCATGAGAGCGTTGCTCTTCCATTGAGCTATATCGGAATAAAAGGCTCGGTGCGACGGGTTGCGTCGGGGTAGCTCCGGCGGAAGTGCCATGGACGGACCACGGCACCTCCCGATCACGGAAAAACTCCTCCACGTCGCACCAAGCCAGTCGGGCGCCTGGGAGTCGAACCCAGCTAAGGGCCTTATAAGAGTCCTAGGGTCAACCGTCCCCTCCACGCCCATCAATGTATCATGCAGCTGCCCAGCGGGACCGTAGCGTATTTCGTTGTCGCTAAGCGTCACAGAAACCAGTCGCCTTCCGCCTTCATTCTAGCAATCTTCGATTCCAGCGTCACTGACCAGTTGTAATGGCAGATGAATCGATCTGCCCGGAGAGTGCTATGTAACTGATACCAACCCGACGGGTATAGTTCTGGCGGGAGCAAATCCACACGCGCTATTGATGGCGCGGTTAACAATCTGGTACCGATCAATCCCTGATCGGTCAGGCGCGGCCATCGATTGCGCTCGCCATGTTCGCGCGGACGCACCAGTCTCTTGGTCGCATCTGTAGGACGCATCGCGTAGAAGCCTGCGCACCACAAGTGCGGCCCCTGTTGACGTAATCCGCCCGGCTCCTCTCGCTGGAAAACAGCATCGAAGTCACATAAATGTTGATCAAGATCTGCGCGCGGATCTCGGCGAAAGACTACATCAACATCCGTGTACAGAATGGATTCACTGTCGCGTAATTCGATGCGCAGGATTTCCAATTTTCTGTAGCAGATGTCAATAAACTCCTGGGAGCCATATTCACCGGGAGGATCGTTGAGGTGATAGATATGCGCCTGCATACCTATACGCCTCAATGATTCCTGCATGTTATCGGCGAAGCATTGAAGTGACTCGTTGCACATGGCGATGATTTTCATAGCAGCCCGAGTAGGACTTGAACCTACATGCGTCCACTTACCCTTCCGACGGTTTAGAAGACCGAGGGGATATCGGGCCATGCTTGTAGGCGCTGCTTGGGTCTGTCTCGAACAGATACCCGCGATCTGCGCGCGCGGGCCCACCCAACGTGGATACAAGCAGTTTGATCGCCTACAAGTAGCTCGGATAGGTGTCGAACCTACATGTGTCCAATTACCCTTTCACCGGCTTCGAAGGCCGAGGGGATACCGAGCCGTCTATTTTTGCACTTCATCCAACCACAAATTCACCGCCCGCCCGCCAGCCGTTGACGTCGCACCAGTGATCTCAAGATGTATTCGCTGCGTCGTCCCGAACCAACCTCGCCGTTCCCATATCAGTGTAAAAGGCTCGTCGTCTTCGCAATGATTTAGCAGGTCTTTGAGTTCTTTAAGCGTTCTTACTTTCATCTTGCACCTCGTCAACGCGTTGGGCAAGTACGACCTTTATCTCGGTACCATCCATCATATGGAAGATACAGTGACGCGCGTCAACTTCTTCGATTCTGACGATCTCTCCAAGTAATTCGCCCGTCCCGGCATGGATAAAGGGACAAGGCAGCAGATCGGCCAAGTCATCGTGGGATTTTGCCATTTGGACCTCCTCGTGGTTACGATCCTTCGACAGTTTCGCAGACCTCTGCGATGTCGTCAGGATCAATCTCGAACGACAACTCGTTCGCTTGTTCTTCAGCGAGCATCTGCCGCGTCGGCCCCATGCCGACTTCACGTGGCTCACAGCGCTCTAACCTGGCAGCAAGACTGACCACTCTGTGAAAGAGCTCCATCTCGCGCTTTGAGAGTAGTTTTGCCATTCCTTTTCTCCAAAAGATGATGCACCGAGCCGCGCTTCGCCTACCCCGCGCGGTACCAAATAGAATCTGGGGGTTGTGCGTGCGTGCCGACGCACAATCCCCGCATCCATCACGCCTCGACCCGGCACGGGGCCCACGGTGCGTCCTTGACACTTGTAAAGCAGTCCCGGCAGGATTCGAACCTGCAATCAAAAAGCCGGCTTAGGACACCGGTGCCTATCCAATTAGGCGGCGGGACCGCTGCTTGCCTACTTAGGCGCTAGTCAAGTGCTTCCAACGCTGTGTCGACTTCGACACGTGTTTGCTTAAAATCGTTTTCGTCCCATGCTTCGAGGTAAATGGGAACAACCTCGCGCTTGGCATTGAATACAAACGCCACAAGGAACGGATCGGGCACGCGTTCGGGCATGCGCAGACTCTCAATCCTCAGGTCGCATTGCGGAAGCGCGTCCTTGATGTACAGCGCGTGCTGCAATGCATACTCCGGCACCTGCTGGCGCCATTCGGAAAACGACGATGTCTCCCACACCGGCCACGGTACGATCAGCGCAACCCGGTAGAGAATGGAGAGCGCAGTGAACGCGAGGAAAACTATGGCTGTAAGACCTGTGACCCAGAGCCCGTTGCCCAGCACAGCAATGCCCGCCGCGAGCGTAGCCAGGATGCCGCCGATGATTGCGAGGTTTGCCGCCACCGCGATATTGCTTTCTGGGTGCGGCGGTGAGTTATCTTCGTCGCGCGCAAACGCTGTCACAAAGCGCGCAAGCCTGCGCGCGCGTCCGGCGAGCCGATTCGCTCGCTTCAGCTTGTACTTAGCGACCGCCTTCGGATCAAACGGTCGCAGGTCGTGCTCGACCAGCACATCACGAAGTGCCTTGTTCTCGTTGTGAATACGGCGGGTACGGCTCAGCTCTTCTTGGCCAAAATAGTAGTGCAGCTTGTTCCGAGCGCTGATCTCTAGCTCGGAATCGACTGGATCTTCGGGCATTTCCAGCAACGTGTCAGCTGGTACCCTGGACGCCTCAAGCGTCGCCAAATCCATCACAACTCCTTTGAAATGGTAAGGAGGAAACAAAGTGCAGCATGCCAGAATCGAACTGGCGGCAGCTGCTTGGAAGGCAGCGGTGTTTCCATTATACCAATGCTGCAAAAACGTAGGGCAGGTACTCACGACCCCGATCGAGTCTGGTCATGAGCCTGACGGAGGATCAGGCGTGTATCAGACACAATAGATACTTCACGGGCCCATCCGCATCCATGCGCATCATCTTCTCCGCCCTACGAGTACGGGTGCAGGGAATCGAACCCAAACTTCCAGACTGGCAGTCTGGCAGGCTAACCGTTACATCACACCCGCAACCTTGTTCACAAGAAGAAAAATGCAGCTGCCCTCCGGAAGTTGTCATCCATCATCGGGCAGCTGGGGATTTATATGTCTCTGTTTACCGCCCTAAGACGGTGCCCGTTGGATGCTGTGTTGGATCACGTTATCGACAAACGGTTCTGATGGCGCCACTGGTTCGAACTCGATGGCCATCGCATAAACGGTCCGAGGTGGCACCGAATGTACGTTGCGATCCCTGCATATCCGTATGCCTTCGATGGTGTGCGGCACGAATTCATTTATGACCACGTCGTAGTCTACGAGCTTCGCGATGGCCGCGTACTTACGCCATTCCCACGCGTGGATGCCCGTGTTGTCGACGACGATCACGGGCTTCCGCGCGTGCAGCGCTAGTGCAAACTGCAGTTCGCACCATGAATGCGCTTCAGCTAAACGCGCACTATCGAATTCGATGCCGTGGTACTCCCAAAAATGGTCAGCTGAACAAACGGTAGAAGGGATCAGCGCCGTAAAATGCGATTTCCCTGCACCGGCGGGCCCGCGCATGATATGTACGACGCCCCGCTGTTTGCTCATTCGCCCCTCCTTTCTTACCCATACGGGCAATCGGTTAATGGTAGTCAACTATACCCTTCACCGCGGAACCACAAACTCCCGTGGTATTGTTTGTCTGCCTCCTCTGCCGGAGTAATCTGGCCGCCGCCAATAGTCGCGCTGCGCGGGCGCCGCGCTGACTTACATGGGCACTCTGCCCAAAAATCCAGCTCTTCTGACGTGAGCTCACGTCCGCAATCTGTGCAGACCATCTTTCCGTCCAGCAACTCTACCGACAATCAAAACTCCTTGATTTGGTGATCTGGCCTAAAGCGGAAGCGGCAGGACTCGAACCTGCAAAGCTTTGGGCCCGGCCGCCTTCCAAGCGGCGTCCTCATCCGGCCGGATCGCTTCCGTGACAGCTGTCACCCGCACAGCTGTCGAAACGGGGCTCCTACGCGGTGCCATGCGCTCGCACTATCACTGTTACGAGGGCGTCTGCAGAGCGGAAACGGGAGGATTCGAACCCCCGACGACCCACCATTTGGATTCGTCTCCGGGCGGCCACCGATTGCCGTTGCGCCTGGCCAGTCGCAACTGCCGGCGTGTGGCCGGAACGCCGTGCGGTTTTATAATGTTGACCACCAACAACAGAGGTTGGAATTGACCCTCCAACAAGGCACCGGATTTACGCGGAGGAGGTGAGATTCGAACTCTACAACGGGTTTCATACCGCAGACGACTAGCAATCGCCCTCCTGGCCATTTCGGTTCTCCTCCGTTCCCACATGTCGCGGCTTCCCGCGGCCAAGATATGGCCATATCCCGGCGGCGCTGGCGGCGACTACGCTGTGTGGGCAGCGGGTATACCCCTCCGGTAAAGAGCCTGGGCAGAGGTCGGTTTCGATCCACAAGCCGACAAAAGGGCTGAGTCTTAACCCAAACTCAACGGAACGGAACAGCATTGACGCAGCTGCAGCGACCACATATGTTACATCAAAGTGGCCAAGACGTCATGAGCGGAGGGGAGAGGAGTCGAACCCCCAAGGCTTTCGCCGACAGTTTTCAAGACTGCTCCCGTCACCAATCGGTTTGCCCCTCCGTAGTAGGCCCAGCAGGGCTCGAACCTGCGGCCCCCGCTTTGTAAGAGCGGTGCTCTGGCCAATCTGAGCTATGGGCCTAAAAACTGCCCCGGCGACGGGCTACAAACGAATAATGCGCCCGCCTTTTTCCCCTTTGAAATACCGGCGGATCGCTCTCATTAGCATAGCTATCTCAGCGTCCACCAACTCTTCACCGCGATGCTTGGGATCCGTAACCATGACACACATCTCGTCGGGGGCATCCGGATGCGGTTCGATCACTGCTGCATATCCATACTCTCTACAGACTGCAGCAATCCCTTCATGGATCTTTCTTTTTGCCTCCTGCTTGCCAAGCACGGTTGATTCTTTCAAACCGCGTACCGTACACCTCAGTCCATCAGTAGGCATCAAACAGACCCTCCATAACAAAACTGACCCGAGTAGACCCTAGAGGAATCGAACCCCTCCTTGCGGTTCCGTAGACCGCCGTGCATCCATCACACCCAGAGTCTAAAATGTAGGTATTCCGTACGTCATCAGCCGCCATTCCAGCGCGGTCACGCGATCCGCCAGTACATCTATGTGCGTCTGCATACGATTGATGATAACTCTTAGCCGCTCTTCGGCCTCAGCCAATACCACTGCATCCTCGGGATCGAGGTGTCCGCGGCATGGCCATATCAGCTGATTGCCATCCAGACCCTCTCCGTGTTCGCCGACATACCAAACCTCGTGGTACGGTGCAACACGGTTGTCGTGAATCTTCTTGAATGTCAATCGGCCACAGCGATGCCCAGGCGCTGCCGGATGATACGGAAATGTGACGTATCCATAAATGCGTTCCTTCACCAGCCAAATCTGATGGCTTTCTCGTAGCCTGCGCATCCGCCGCACAGGCAAATCCGTTGTCATGATATCTGGGGCTGACATTGTTTCCTTTCTATAAGACGCGCCGACGGGACTCGAACCCGTGTAAGAAGGTTTTGCAGACCTCCCCGAAGACCTCGACAACGGCGCGTATTTGGTTTACCTGTCGCGACGGCGTCGCCACGCGTCAATAACCCATGTAAGCGCTATGGCGCTACATAGGATTATAGTCACGATCCCTTCAGCATTCATCGCTGTCCTCCTTGCGAATTGCCAACACTGTCTCCAACGTCCACGAATGACGCATCACCATGCACCCGTTAGCAATGGCGTGTCGCTTGACAATATTGAGGAAGTGCTCAACAGACGGCATGCGGCCGACGAACCGCCATTTGATTGACGTTGTATCATCGCCATTATCTTGCACACGGTACGTGGCGAAATACCCCTCCGTACGCAGATGATCGACGATGGTATGGGCAGTGGTATCCATACAATGCATCATGCCAGCACACATCATGTCCTCCTTTACGGTTATGAATTACAGTGGACTGGGTGGCGCTCGAATCCACGTCTCCTGGTCTTCAGCCAAGCGCTATGCCGTCTCAGCTACCAGTCCAAAAAAAAACGGATAGCGAGGCGGGCTGCCGAGTTCCGCCGCACATAAACTGTCAACGGGCCCTTCGCTAAGCATGTATCACCTCCCCGATGACGCATTCACTATCATCACGAAGGGGTTGCCTCGAGTGCATTGCTCTTAACGGCCGGCCTCCGTGAGGAGGCCTATTCTGAGCTACCGCTATCCAACTATTGGGGTTTTGTCCAATCGCCTTCCTGGCGTTTGCGATCTTCGGTGCGGCCACGGCCGTATTCACCAGCCCTAACCGACCGTTTGTTTTGCCTTATCCGGCGCAGATACCGACGGGCCTTCTTTGTCTTCTTGTCCATGTCGCGTGATGATCAGCGCCGGATCAACGATGTTGGCGCCTGAACGTAAAGCGCGTTCGAAACGCTCGAACAGCGCTTCAGGCATACACAGAAGTCCGTGATAACCGAAGTCTGAGCGCACGGAAACAGCAATTTTGCTGCCGCCGCGGGCCACATCTGCAAAGTCGAATGTGCATGTCGCCGTATCTAGTGGACCATAATGAAGACTACGGAAATGCTGCTCAACCGCGGCGCGTAGCGCGGTGAGCGGCAGTACTTGTTCCAGTATGCGCGCTATCGACAAGTCGTCGAGTAGCGCCAATAGAACATGCTCCGTTCCGACCCAGTTGTGCCCTGCTTCTCTCGCGATATTATTGGCATTGGCCGCGACGACTTTGGTAGCCGTCGACGGTGATCTGCGAGGACCACAGTTTACTTCGTACAGCCCTTCCAATTCACGCGAACAGGCAAGTTCTACATTCGTGCGCGCCAGCTTCTGCCCCGCTAGGATGGTTCCTGCAGCACTTTCTGGGTCGCGCAACATGCTGAGCAGCAGATGGGCAGGAAAGATATGCCTATGGCCGGTCTTTGCAGCCTCATGCCCCGCATGCGAAAAGAGTTCATGCGCACGGTCGGTAAACCGCTCGTACATATCGTACTCCTTGTTAAGTTGTCAAAGATCGAGTAGCCCAGGTGGGGGTCGAACCCACAGTACCCCCAGGTTTAAGCCGGGGCGGTCTTCCAGTTGCCTACCGGGCCACGAGGCGTCTCCGAAGCACTTTTTCGCCCCGATAAATCCGTCACCGACTGTCGCACGAGCCCTTCTGCAGTGACTATCGCGCAACGTCGGATTACGCCAGTACGGCAGGTACCCGCCGCACCGAGACGCCTCTAAGCGCTACTTCCGCTTCGTCGGATCCTTGCGGAAGCTTCGCTCATTGAATCCTTTTGCCCCGACCATGATCTTGTCTGGCACGGCCGGGATTGATTTTTCTGGTTGCGCCTGCGCGCCGATGTACATCGCCAGTTCCTGAAACGCTTGGTAGTGCGGAACCTGCCGATAGAATTCCCACACGCGCAAGCACGGATTGAATTCTACACGCCAAGCCATGCGTCCATACCGCATCGGTCCGGGTACTCGACACGTCTTATGCGACGATGCGACGAAAATCGGTGCATCGTGTTCCGTGAAGAAGCCGCCGCACTTGTCGCGTAGCCGCCCTACTTCGTTGAAGAATTTCTCGATATCTCTGCGCGTGAATGCGGCCTCGTCACCGCGAACGCGACGACGCGGCGCCGGTTTCGATTCGTAGGCATCCACATTTTTCTTGTGCATGTACATCTGCACGTAATTACGCACTTCTTCTGCTGTATAGCAGAACGTCTGCGGACTCGGGACTCTGTTCACGTAGTTCACGTGGAACTCAACCAACGGGTAAAGCTTACCACAGAACCCGATAACTGCCGGATGTACACCCATGCGCCACCACATGTACCGACCTGACGGTAACGGAAATGGAAGCTTCACGATATTCTCTTCGCGGATATCTCGCTTGAAAATGACGGAGCTGTCCATTCCATACGACAAGACCTTGTCATAGTAGTCATGCCAATCCGAAATTATCCTCACCGCGCGCCCTCTGACAGATATGCCGTAGCCTGTTTTATGATGGCTGTACTCTCTTGCAATAGCCCAATTGCCATTGCGCCGCTTTCCCATTTGCGTACCGGGGCTAAATGGCGGGACCCGATTATTCCAACCCCTCAAACTCCTTCGGGTCAAGAGGAGACATATCTTGGTTTCTCCTTTTCAGGCATCACGCTACTCCTTGCCAATCGTACGTAGCCATGGGGGATTAAGCGGAAGCGGCAGGACTCGAACCTGCAAAGCTTTCGGCCCACCTGTTTTCGAGACAAGCTCCTCATCCGGCCGGATCGCTTCCGTAACGGAAGTGGTGTTGAGTAACGTCACCCGCTGATGCATGCCGGCGTCCCAGCAACAGAGCAGGCCAGGGTTTCGGTCGAATCGAACGGCCTCTTCGATACCTCACACTTCCGTATAGTAGCCCGAGAGGGATTCGAACCCCCATCCGCTGGTTCCTAAGACCAGCCGCTTCTTCCAAATTGGCGTACCGGGCCATCAGTAGCCCGGGTAGGATTCGAACCTACAGCATCGCTACGTTTGAAGCAGCGTGGTCTTCCTCGTTGCCTACCGGGCCGTCGCGACGGACGGCACCGGTTGTCGTGTTTGTTTCCGGTCACGTTTCCGTCGCTTGTTCTTTTGTCACTCTACCTCTGTATCCTCCTCGATCAACGCCGACAGGCGCTGAACTTCAGCATGCGCACGGCTTAGCGCTGCTCGATGGTTCGCGCGTGCGCGTAATTGCTCGCGCGCTTCCCGGCGCGCATCTATTTCATTCAGCCGACTATTAAGCGGCTCTCGCGCAGTTTCGAGTGGAGTTATCTCGTAGGTTACGATGTCGATTTCCTCCGCTCGATAGCCGCCGTAAGTCCCGGCGAGGTAAGTGCGGTTCGTCGCCATCGTTATATGGCTACTCACATCTCCCGGGCGGTACCATGTCTTACCCTTCTTGGCCCACTTCGGGAACATGCCTCCAGTCGAAAACAAGCCGTCGGTGCGGCGCTGAATCTTGAACTCTGTTCTGGGTTCACTCATGTTTGAAGTGGAAAGTGAGGGAATCGAACCCCTCGGCCATCCACCCTGCGTTCTTTTTGGCCACCTGTTTTACAGACAGGCGCAGGGAACACCTTCCATGATGGAGGGTGTTCCGGTATACGGTATTGCGGATGTCGTCATCCTACTGTCTCCTTACGTGGTCGCCTGAATGTGCCCAGGCAGCGGTGTCCGGGTATCATACGCCGAGCGCACACCAGATCTTTCAAGCGGGCCTCAACTGGAATGCGATTCGGCCTGCCGCACCTGCGGCAGACTACGTCCTGTGTCTTGCGCTTGTAGGCCACGCAAGCTCCTTGTGTATTGTGTCCGCGGCGAGATGCGGATCTTGAGCAAGAAATCGGGAAGTCGCAGGTCGCCGCGGGCTGGATTAGCGTCCAAAACCCAAGAGGGAACCTAACGACCCCGAATACAGGCGGACTGATAGACAGCTGCAGCGAGAAAGACTCCTGCGGGAATGTTTGTGCTGTCTAGTCATACCTGTGCTCCGAAGATCCTGTGATTCTACGTTAATCAGCCGTCGGGCGCAAGCCCGATCTGATCCATGTCGATTGCCTTTTCCCAGGCTTCGTCGAAATGGCAGGTTTCGCACTTATGGCTCTGCCGCATTTTTCCGGCCACAACCGGGCAGTCGTCATGGCTATACTTGCAGCCATGCTCGATGCAACAGTGCTCGGTGTGTACATTTCTCGGCTCCCCTGGCTGACGAAATTTGATCCCATGCGGGAGTGTCTGTGCTGTATCAATTTTCTCCATCGTCGAGCACTTCTTGGGGATGACGAATGCCTCGAAGCGCTCGCCCGGTCCGGGCTGTTCCGGCTGCATGCCGACGGCACGCAGCAGGTCGTTATTGGCAAAGCCCAACGGCACCGCAGGGGCGCCCCAATATACGGCATCAAAATGATCCTTGTAGTAACCACCACATTTGCCGCACTTACAACGACGTTTCTCGCGCACCAACCTCACGACGTCGTGGCAGTCGGTGCAGTAGATCAGTTTCACTTCTTGCCTCTGATCTTGCGTTTGGTTATTGGCTGCATTGTAATGGCCGCGAATTGATCCTTGATCGCATCCTTGGCCGTATCCAGCAGTTGTCCGAGTTGGATATCCTGCTTATCGCCATGCAACAACTCGCCACGTGTTTCCTGCATCTGCGAGAACACGCTCGCCATTAGGCGAATGCCTTCCTCACTCAACGATGATATCCTCGTAATCGTCGTCCGTGGCATCTTCGTCCGCGTCGCGGGCATCGTATTTGGGTCGACACGTCTCGCACAGTGTGCGTACCCAGTTTCGGCCGCCGCGCGCCACGCTTTTCGTGCTGCCGCAGTGCTCGCAGGTCATCAAGGCTTTACGCGCTGCCGTGTCCACAGCGGCGCTGACGGATGAGCTGCCGCCATCATAGTAAACGCGCAGACCGCCAAATTTCTCTTTGATCTGCAGTATATTGACGTCTGCATTACCGGGCGCCGCCGCGATCTCATCCAGCATCTCATAGATGAGTCGATACCAGCCATCACCCACTGCGAAATTGAAGTGCCCCAGGGGAATGCCGTCGCGGCGGCGGAAAAGAGGCTGGTACTGCTGAAGCAGTTGTCGCTGTAAGTCTTCTCGCATCTCTGATTGTGACCTTTCTTGGTTTTCGTTCGACAGGCGCGGAAGGCTCGACACCGTCGTCCACTATCTCGTACAGCTCCAGCCATCTGCGCGCGGTGCCAGGATTGCGTTTCAGTAGATACGCGTCGTCGAACAGACACGATTGTGTGCCGTAGTGAAATACCAATACATTCTGGTCATTGAAGAAATATCCGCAGTACCAAAATGAATCATTCCAACCACGCCAGCGGATCTTGGCCAGATAACTCGTTGCCTGACTAGCTTTGATATCCGGATGCAAGCATTCACATGACTTGGTCAGGTCAATCGGCACTAGCATGACCATCATGCTTCTCCCTGATCGTCACCTTACGTGGTTCACGTGTGCCGGGTGGAACATATTCAGCAACACGGAGATCATGCTCGTCATAGACGATCTCATAGAGTTCGAGCCATTCGGGAGCAGCGGTACGGTAGGGCCGTGCGTCATCGAATTGCAGCCTGAAGGCGCCACCAACTGGATCAAAAAGCAGCCCAAACCATACATCGTAGAAGCGCCCGGTGCACCACACCGCCTCATCGTTCCACCGTATGCGTGCCAAATGTAGCGCGCCAAGTTTAATGTCGGGATGGCGTCCGTCGGGAGTAGCGCGACTAAGATCGACGGGGACGAGCTCCATCACGTCCACATGTACTCGCGGATGGCAAGAATTCGCAGGAGCCGGCGATTCAGTTCGGCGTTCATATCCTGCTCAAACTGACTCGCGGCCTTGTGCAATTCTTTCGATATTTGCTTGTTCTCAGGCGTGTCGTATTGGGGATCAAAGAACAGCATATCATCCTCTTCACGAACGCAACTTGTGCAATGTTCATCATCGAAATCGCTCGCCGCATCCCACATTGCACGTTGCGCAATGGGATAGCTGCCGTGGTAGTCCCCGGTCCACCAATCATACAGCTCCTGCAATTCATCGCGGACGAATTTCTCTTTATCGTCCACGGTGACCTTATGGCCATGGTCACCGTACCATTCAATGTCGCCCGGACTGCACTCATCTTCAACGAACTGGCACAGAATCTCGAACATGATATGGGCCACTAAGACCGAACGATCTTGCCATCTGTGGTCTAGGTATCGTGGTTTGATGGTGGTATAGCGCTTCCAGGCCCAGCACTTAAACCAGTACCAGAGTTTTGCAGGATGCCACCATTTCCGATTGAAGCGCTTCAGGCTCTTGAGAAAGCCCGGCGCGAATGCGATGTCCAACAAACTTCTCCATCAAGAACCGCGCGGCGCGGCACGCTCGCGCACGAGCACACACTCGGGAAAATCAAACGCATAGCCTATCCCGACGGGAAAGACGCATGCCATGCCTAATGCGCGGCATTCGAGCAGATGCGGCCCAGTGTTGCGGGCGGCAATGTAGAGATCGCCAGCGCGGATGGGTTCATTCCAGCATAGCTCAACATCGAGCTCTTCTGCCAATTGCTCGACGCGCTCGCGCCATTTGCGGCCTCGTAGCTTTTCACTCCACCCCCAGACAATCTCCGGGCGCGTCGCCGCATAGGCGATTATTTCTTCGTCAGTCATATCGCTCCTAAGAGAAACAGACGTGTAAGTCGGGGATGTCAGATTCGAACTGACGCGCTTCACGTCCCAAACGTGATGGGATACCAGACTTCCCTAATCCCCGAGCCGCAGCCGGTCGGCAGGTGCCGGCTGCGTAAGCTGCTAGTCTCGGCCGTTGCCGGCGAAAGTGGCAGCGAAGTCTTCGATCAATTGCTCGACGGTTTCGCCGAGCCCATGTCCCAGCCCCCGCCGTAGTGTCTCACTCACCGGCGTACCAGTGAGCTGCCCGAGACGCACACCCTCCTTCGCGACCAGGTCCAGCGCACTGGCGCGAGCTGCGCCCTCCAATGCATGTGCTAGCCGGTCGGACACGGAGTTCATCTTTCCGACGAAGGCTTTGCTCTCGCGCTCTTCGGCCTCACTACGAACTTCCATCTCGCCGCGCTCGTAGCGCAGCTGTTCGTCGTGGATGGCCTTCTCCCGATCCAGAGACCGGTCAGTCTCCATATCCTTGGTGTTTTGCTTGATCAGCGAAAGTTCGTGTGTTCCTTTTGCGGCCAGCTGCTCTTCAGTACGCCGCTGAGCAGCAAGCGCAGCCTCGTCGGCAACGAGCTTGCCCGCCAATGCAGAGCGCAGGCTCAACGTATCGGTCTTGGCTTGCGCCAACTGACGCTCAAGACTCTCCATGCGCTCCTCGGCCTCGACCTCGCGCTGCCTATTCTGCAGCTTGAGACTTGTCCTGAGCGCGTTCCTCTGGGCCATGATGAGATCATGCGCCACCGAGGAATCTGGAATGTCGAAACCAAGCACATCCACGTCGATGACCTTCATGCCGTTCGCCTCGAACAGCATACCAGGCCTCCCGCCTTTCTCCGGATCGTGCGCGCCGAGCACTGTATCACGTACGATCGAAACGTGGTTGGCAAAGAATGGCTCGATGTCGACACCGCGCACCACGCCCTTCAGCATAGAGCGAACGCGGTCACAAAGCAACTTCACATAGTTCTCCACGTTGAACCACTTGTTCGGATCTCCGGTGAAATCAACGTGGAACGAGACCTTGATGCGTACTTCAACTTGATCTCGGGTATGCACCGTGATGACGTCCGAGACCTTGTTATTGCTGACGTTGAGGTACACAGTCTCGGCAAGATTGTCTGTGTTCTTCGGTTTGCCAGTGCTCAGGCGCAGGACTTCCAACGTCTGGTCGTAGTCCAAAAGCACCGTTTCTGGTCCGATGACGGGTTTGCGCTGTCCGTCCTTGCCGACGACCATAACAGCGAAACCGGTCCACACCTGAATGCAGACAGCACCGTCCATGGTGGTGTCCAACGTGACTGAGCGCGGCGGTGTGTACGATGTTCCGCGCTTGATCTGATCTGCCATGGCTGCAGGTGCAGCCTTAACGCGCGAGCTGCGCATTGCGAAGCCCTTAGTCGCGCCAAGCATGTCTTCGTGTCCGGCGTCCATGGCATACGAGGCACCCAAGCTGCCTGATGTCGCGCTCTCGACATACCCGATTTCGTCGGAACCTGCAGCGCGGCGCAATGCCGCATTGTGCTGCGCGGCTTTTGTACTGCCAGGGAACCAGAGGTTGCATTGTTTGTCGCTCAGAATGCGCCGCACGATCACGTGCGTCCTGGCATCGGGCAGTAACATCTGCGGACCGCGTTCCGTCGCGATCTCGCCGTTCAGCCGATCGAGTACGTACCGACCTTCACCCTTGGGTACGGCCGTTGCGTAATGCAGTTCCGATTCGCCGTACTTGACGATCGCGTGTTCCGGACGCGGGAAGTAGATCGGCGTGGTCTCTCCGGTAATGAAGAGTTCCTCGCCGGCCGCGTGCTCCACGTTATTCTCGTCCTTGTAGGGCGCGATTACCTTGACATACAGAGCCGAGATCTTGCTGAGTTCGTAGGCCCGGAACTTCTTATTTCCGTTGTCATCCTCCCAGAACACCTCGGTCGGTTCGGGGAAAACAACCTGCGGGCCGCGCTCGTACCGCTTCTCACCGTTCTCGTCAACGAGGATGGAAAACTCGAGCTGTTCGAGTGTCATGGCATCCCGGACATAGGAACGGCCATCCGGCACTACTCGGACGCCGGTGCACGGGATGAAGAACCCGGCCTCGGTGCCCTTGATGATGATCAATTCGCCGGTGCGGAACATGAGCTTGTCAGCGACTTCTTCGGTTGTGTCCTCGCCTGCGGCGGTCTCGACGGTTGCGTGCTCCCAGAATCGTGCTGCTTTTGGGCCATTGACGACCTCGACCAGTAGATACTGGTTACTGCGCAGCCGGTGTCCGCTGACCACGGTCGCTGATTGCCCCGGCCACAGCGCGAACTGTGTCGGACCCGGAACATTGACCTGCTCGCCGTGGCTGAGCGTCATCGGATTCGAGCACTGCCCCTCGTTGGGGAAGATCAGTCCGCCCGCCTCATTGACACACGGATTATCCAAGCTGCAATAGCTGTCCTCAGGTACGAAGACGCTCTTGCGCCGCGCTCCTTGGAGATCGCTGTGGGTAAACTGACGCCGATCGGCATCGTATACAACCGGCTGTTCCTGGCCGGTTTGATTGACCACCATCGGTCCGACATAGACCTTCACTGGACCTTTGGTGGTGTCCTGAACGTGCATGTACTCTCCCGGCGGGAGAGCCATATCCCTGGATTCGATTACTGGTGAGCCCATCAGTGCCCTAATGACGTGTCCTCTGCCTGCCTTTGCAGGCGATGGCGTTGGCGCTCTAACCTGCGCCAATCGATTGCGCGGTCGCGGCCTTCCACATGCATCGTTGTCCACACGAGATCATGCAGATCTCCGACCGTCCGACAGCGCCAGAATTTCTCGTAGAAGTCATCCTCTGCGTCGGGATGACTCGCGGCCATTGCCGCCGACACGATAGTGTGATGTTTCCTAGTCACGCATCGCTTTGTTCGCCAACCTCCTTCATTCCTTTTGCATCTTCCAACGCCCACCCCAGATCGTGCTCCAGTAGCGCGACTTTCACCGCTGCCAATGAGACGGGAAACTTACCGTTGGCACGTTTGATCGCTGTAGCTTGAACGACTTGTCGCACATTGTACATCGTAGAGCCGAGACATGTGATTGCCTCGGGCGTGAAACTTGGTTTATCACTGGTATCCTTGGTCACCTTTATGGCACCGATACCGGTCGGTTTTTTCGGTTTTCGTTTGGCCATGGCATGAAAAAAGGCGCACCCGGCGAGCCGGATACGCCAATCCCAAAAGGAGGACAGAGTGGGTTAATTAGAAGTGGAGTGCTTGGGAATCGAACCCAACTAAACTACTTTGCAGGAGTAGTGCTCACGCCCAGCCAGCCCGCACCCCAATTTTTTCAAGTGCTCTTACCTGTCGGATCCGCCAGGATCCACTCTTTGATCATATCAAGTTCAGCAGGCGGCGGCAACTTTGAGAAATCGACATGTCGCGCTGCTTCGTAGATGTCCTCATTCTGCATCTCAGGCGCCATGCATAGAATGAAATTGCTCATGTTGGAGCACCCATGCACAAAAACGGATGATGACGCAAGCAGGTAGGCATCTACGAGCGCTTGCACGCCAAGCTCATACGGTGTGATGTTCTCCGGATGATGATGCGCTTCGCCGACGTGTTTTTGTGCCGGCGCCGCGCAGATCAATCGATCTCCCCAGCGCTTTCTGAAGTAATCCTGCACGCACCCGGCATCTGTACCCAGTAGCACCACGGAATCGTCGCGCATGTGCCGCTCAACACGCACGGCGTATGCGTTATAGTCCGGGAACTCAGTGTACCCGCATCGCCAGTGCAGAAGCAGCGTACCGTCATGCGTCCTACCTGGACCTCTGACGTGTAATCCAATCACATGTCGGTGATTTGCCAGATGCGCTGCGTATGCCGCACGGCATCGCTCCGCAATCGTCTCATGCAGATGGATGCAATCCCCAATCAGGCATTCGATCTCACGGCTGCGCTTCGGTACGCCGAGCACGTTACTGCCATCGCCGATGGCTTTAATCGCATTATACCACGGTGGATATGGACACGACTTCAGCGAAATCGGACAGCAGTGTCGCGTCATGCCGTAACTCACCATGCGATGACATCGCTGTGCATCTTCCCACGTATGGCCTATACGTTTGAAGAATAGATCCCACGCATCGCCGTGATGCATAGGATACTGTGCATAACGTGATCGGCTTATGGGCCACCAAGGTACAACAATTTTGCCCCGACGCGCGGCCCAGATGACGCCACTAATGTATCGGGCCAAGTTGAAAAAAAGGCCAAAATCATCAAGCTTAACGCGTATCCGACGCACACTTCCCATGCTGCTCCCGCAGTTTCATCAGCGACACTTGCCATGTTTTCGATATAGCGCCGGCACCGCCACGACTCGGCCAGCCCTCCCATGTGCCATTAAAATAGCCGCAATATCGACAGCATTTGACCAAATCCTCGCGCGGATCTGCCTTCAGCAAATCCGCCAGGGAATCATACCCGAGTCCCGGACAATGCGCGCGCGCTATCGTCGTGCCTACTGTACAAACATGAAATCGGCCGTGCACGTCGAAGCCGGCTCCGCAGTTGTATGGACGATAACACCCCTGGGCGTACTGCGCATCAGTATAGCGCCCTACGTCACATGGTGCTTTCAGAAAGGAGATATGGCGCTTTCGCCGGGCGCTTGCATCGCCGTAATCCGGTACAAATATCCACGCAGGTTTGTCGCGCAGGAAAGCCGCAGCCGCAGGCCCGACACAATTTGAGACCACGCGATAGCACGTATTTGGATATTCTTTGGCGTATTGCTCCAGTCGTTCGATCAAATCCCAAAGTTTGGGATGCATGGTCGGTTCGCCGCCGAACAACGAAAAGAGCTTCCAGTCGTAGTCAAGTTCGGCGGACTCATCCAGCAGACGCTGAAAAACATCTACATCAAGATGGGCATCGCTATCCGTCTGATCACAGAGCTTGCAGCAATGCGGACATGATAGGTTGCATTTCTCAGTTATATCAACCAACAAACCTGTTGGTCGCCATCCTGGAAGATAATCCACGGCGGTTGCAGATTGCCATGGGTATGCTGTCTGGCAGCGTCCGCGTGCCGCACGGCTTATATGGAGCCGCTCACGTTTGCGTATGACGATTTTACGCTTCTGCATCGGTAGTCGTCTCCCGTTTTGTTGTATCAAATAGCAGAGGGAGGGTTCGAACCTCCTACCTCCGAGCCCTTGACCCGGTGCTCTACCTCTGCAATTGGACTAAGCTACGCCCGTGGCGCCTACGGCTACGCCAAACATCCGTTCACAGGTTTAATAGATTTGGTACACGCTGCGTGCACGACATCGTGCACCGCCTCGTTCCTTTGAGCTACTCTGCTATGAGTACCCCGTGCCAGATTCGAACTGGCGATCTTCTGGCTGAGAACCAGACGTGCTGTGCCGCTACACTAACGGGGCTTAAGCCCTCGGGGCTGGATTCGAACCAACGCTGACGAACGGCCTGCCGTCCGTTGTGCTGCCCATTACACCACCCGAGAAAATGGCCGCCTAGATACTAGCCTGACACTAGGCGGCCGGGTATGCTAGCGCTGATGCGCCATGCTGACTTCTCCGTTTAATCTGCTTCGTTTAGCTTCTCATACAGGACGTGTTTCTATTACACTACCGGGCCGAAGAAATTCTGCGGCCTTCATTGGGAAGATTTGGTCGCTAAGCGGCCCGGATCGGGATCGCACTGATATCTTCCTGTAGGTAAAGAGGTATGAGCAGACCTTGATTCAGCACGGGACCACATAAGTGATCTTGGGCGAGAATCTAAGTCTAATCCTGATGGTTGGTAAGGAACCAATGGTGATGCCGCTCTAGCTTCTGAGCTACCCCATAGTGAATAAGATCCGGTGGTGGGAATCGAACCCACATGCTTCGATTTACAAAACCGACGCCATTGCCGTGTCAGCCACACCGGAGTGAAAAAGTTATGGGGGGAGGACTTGAACCTCCGACGCACATCATTGAACAGTTCCTACCTGCGCTAAATCTGAATTTGAGCTTGTTTTCGCCAGTTACGCGCTTTTCACGTCACCGGCGTTCGCCTTTCCTTCAAGGATGTATTCGAACAGCGGCCGGGCGACCTCAACGTCCTCGACCTTGGCCTCGTTGGCCTGCTCGCGCGCGAGTTTGACAGCTTCTATGAGCTTCTCAACACGCTCTAGCATCTCGTCCTTGTCCTTGGCCGGAATCCGACCGGACATAGAAACGGAATGCCACTCGCCGACGACGATGTCCTCGTCATATCGCTCGGTCTGCGCCGGGTGCTTGTCGGTCGCCGGGTATTTCACCAGCGTGTTCGGCACTTTCCGTGTCCTGATCTTACGCTGCGGCGGGGCTATAAAGCAACCCTTGTTTGGGTCGTCGACCCAGGTTTCCGCGGCATCCAGGACAGGCAAATGCTTGATGAACGTACGGACGTCGGTCAGGTGTTTCTCGAGGAACAACAGGTGCGTGACCGGTACATCAGCCAGAATCGTCCTGCCGTCGATCCTGATCGTACCACGCGCCGCGCAGTTCGCGGTGTCTTGCGTCGCAGTGATGTTCAGCAATTTGGTCCAGTGCCTCAGCGCGCCGTCCAGGCAGCTCTTCCACGTCACCTGGATGTTCTTGGATTCCGGCGGCAGCACATGCTCGTCTTCACGTTCGGTATGGTACGTGCGCACGAATCCGTCGAAGAGCACGGGCTTTTGAACCTGCTTGTAGATGTCGGTGACGGCATCACGCGTACGGGTCCGCTGCCCGTTCGCAATCGCGATGATTTGTGCCAGTTTTGGCATCAGGTGTACTTCCGAAACTCTCTCTCTCGGAGACGCGCCCGATCGCGCATCTCCCTTTCGTCTTTGGCCTTAAAGCGGCCGCCTGCATTCCCCATCCACCGATGGGGAGTACAAAGCGTACAACGGACCTTACGCTTTGATTTACCGTTCGTCTTGCGTCTTGGCATGGTCGTTACGGCGACTGAGTACTGCCGAGAACGATCACATCGCCCTCGGTATTAGCTGCAACCTTCTCTACCATTTCGGCGCGCCGGTTGCAGTTGGCGATAGACCCGCGCTCGATCGCGAGGGTCGCAGCCACGATCACGACTGCAGAGCAAATCATACCCGTGCAAGCCATCACCACGTGCTTCCATTCCACAGCGTTCTCCTTTTTTGATCACATCAACAAAATGTCAGGCCGGGTTACCCCTCCGGCTCCTTGTGCTTATCAGATCCGGCGGGCCATTAAACCACCATCCGATCCGACTTCCTCCCCCTCCCAGACGGGGCTCCGACCTGCACCGGCACCGCGTCTCTGACAAATAGCCCGCCAGGGACTTGAACCCCGATGTCGTGAGTCAGAGTCACGCGCCTTTGCCATTAGGCCAACGGGCATCAGTTTCAGTATCCGACAACGGCGGATCCGTTCGATCGTCTGTCACTTCCAGCGTTTCTGAAATTCCACGGACACGTAACACACATGCGCCGTCGACACATACCCATACGCGCTGTCCCTGCCAGTCGATTCGGATTCCTACCCCTTTGACGTCCTTGAATTCTTGCATCGATCCTCCTTTAGTGTAAGGAAAAGGCCGGCGGCACGCCAGGTGCCGCCGGCCCGGCCCAAATGCATCCATGCATGGTTGTTTCCTTGTAAGCCGCCCGGGCGGGAGTCGAACCCACGCTGCATGGTCCAAAGCCACACGTCCTTCCGTTGGACTACCGGGCAGTACATCCGTGCTTATGGCATCGGGCTATTGAATATGACAACGCGGCCGTCTGATTCGATGATCTTTTCGACCAGCGCAGTCTGGCGCGCGTTCTTGAGCTCCTCGGCACGCGCCTGACACTCGTTCTTGAGTTCCTCGGCACGCGCCCGCTGCTCATTACTGCGCAGATCAACGTATGCAACGCTGAGCGTTATCGTGATTACGATGGCCGCAAACGAAAGAATCCCGACGCACGCCGTGATAGCTCCTTTCCAGTTCATACAAGTCCTCCTTTTGATTGAACTATCAGGCCATATCCATGATGGCTCTCAGTAAGGCCGGTATCGCCAGCCAGCGACCCGTGTGGGAGTCGAACCCGACCTGCGCAGCGTGAAAGACTGCTGACCTCCCCGAAGTCTAACGGGCCAAAGACGACGGGTCCGCTTCGGCGAAGATTCCCGGCAAATGCCGGAATTCCCAATCCGGCCCTAATGGCCGGCGCATAGCGTTAATGGGCTGGCTCCTGCGCTAGGCGGTTCCCGTCGTATGATCTCAAAGGCACAGCAGGTTGCAGCACCCGCTCTGACATCCGTTACATATTGCACGATTCGCGACTCGCACAATACGTCTCGCACCCGCAGACGGGCCTGCGGGAATCGCGGCGAGTTCACAGTGCCAGCAACATAGCTACAACCTGCTGTGGAAACGCCGCCCGGGATCGGAATTGGCACCTCCCGGCCATTCGGGTGCGACCCATCCGTGACATATTGTACGACGCCTTGGAAATTGGAGCTGTCCGAGTAGGACTTGAACCTACAACCGCCGCATTAACAGTGCGGAGCTCTGCCATTGAGCTACCGGACAGTAACTTAGCCTTGCCATGGACTGACCCTCCAAGCAGGCCAGTAAGGATTCGAACCCTATCCGTCCGGGTTGGAACCGGAGTCCTCTCCCAGGAGAACTGACCTAATAAGCGCCCCGACGGGGTTACGCTCCCCGTTCTTCGGATAGACAGTCCGATGTCTTGCCTAGTGGACCACCGGGGCGTTTGGGATACAGGCCTGTGCAGAGCCTGTAACTACAGCTCGGGTCACTGTATCCCTAGGAAGTGATGCCAGGCTTGATAGCCTTGCTCCATCACCCCTTCTTTTTCTTGCTCGCTGCTGGCTTTGTGGGACCAAGTGTGACGCCACTGATGTATTCTCTGGGCGGCTTACACACGGTGCATCGCCATCCTTTAACAGTCTGGTTCATCACACGCATTTTATGTCCGTATCGACGGTCCTGATACGGATGCTCGCACACGCATGGTTTAATCGCGGTTGGCATCACTTCCTCCTATCCTCATGCTCTGGGCAGTACCACGGCGCCGGTGTCAGCACGCGCCGCGGACTTCGCTTCCTGCATACAGCACAATGCAGCCGTTTGCCACGCTGTGCAGTCTTCGGCCTTTTAGCCTGCTTCGCCGCATAATGTCTGGACATAAGTGGTAGCCCTGTGAATCGAACGCAGCACAACGCGCTTATCAGACGTGTCCGGGCACCAGCCCTCGACTACCAAAATTGGTGGGGCCCGAAGGCCCCACCCAACCCAAAGAGGAGTATCTCTCCCTGTCCAGACTACCGGCCGCGGCCTTGGGTGGCGGCCTGTGCCTGTGTTTTCATCGAATCCTGCAGCGTCGACAGCGCCTGGCGCTGCGACGATGCCTCGACCGCCTTCGAAGCGATCTCGCGCGCATCGTTGCGCGCGGATTCCAGTTCCTTCTCCCGCGCGTGTAGTTGTATCTGCAGACTGCTGATCTGTTTTGACAATGCTTCGGCCTGGGCCGCCGCCAACGCAGCTGCCGCCTCGGCGTCCTTCTTGAGCAACGCCTTCTCGTGTCCGAACACGCGCGAAAGCGAGTCGGTGACTTCCTTCTTGGCCGCCTCTACAGCCTCCTCGATCTTCGCGGGGATACTGTCTACTGCGGCCTCAAGATCTGCCACCTTTTCTTCACGCGCACGAAGCTCTTCAAGCTCTTGGCTGATCGCACGATGCGCATCAGCGGCCCTGATGGACTCCTCACGCTGCCGTGCCTCGGACAGTGCCTTCAGCTGGGCGGCGTCGCGGAGATCGCGTTGCTCCACCTCATACTTGTGCTCTTCCGATTCGCGCTGCCACACCCGCAGCCGTTCCTCGCGCTCTTCGGCATGCTTCTTTCTCAGCCGTTCGGTGTTTTCAGCCGCGGCCTCTTCAGCCTGCGTTACACGCTCAGCAATTTCGTCGAGCGTATCGGCATTGACCTCGATCTCATGAATGTCCTTTAGCTCCTGCTTCCTAGCCTCGATCGCTGTCTCGAGATCGCGCAGCTCGGTAACCTTGCCCGTCAAGGTCACGCCAAGCGCCGCCAGCGTTGATTGTACGCTGGTCTGCACAGTACCGACTTGCTCAAGAATCTTCTTGACGTCGGCCTCCGAAACGGCCTTGAGGGCCGCTTCCACGTCGGTCTTCTTGCGACGTGTTGCCAAGTTGCTAACTCCGACAAACTCTGCGAAAAAAGGCGCCGACGTCGGCGCCTATGAAGTGGGGGCGGTAGGATTTGAACCTACGGTCTTCAGCGTATGAAGCTGATGAGTTGGCCACTACTCTACGCCCCAGCAGTGGTGGCCATTATAAACTATGGCAGATTATTCGTCCAGCTCGTTCCTGACGCTGCCAGGCACAAGGCTAAGAAAGTAGTTCGTCTTGGAAATGATCCGATGTATGTGGCGCACTTGCGCGGATGTCACAGAATGCGCCGACTCGAGCCTTGCGACGTGCTTTAACTCGCGTACAGCCTGAATGCTCTCGTACACGAATTGGTTGACTCTTGCCTCTGATGGCAAGTAAACAGCCAATGGTTCCAGGTCTTCGAGCTTCTGGAGTGCAGCACCGCACAGTCGTATCATAGTCTTGGGTGTCATCATTCTCCTCCAATCACCGAAAGTTGATGTCGTGAAGCGCGACAGGTTTCAATCTGCCGGTTCCACCAGGACTCGATGATCAACCACCCAGCTTCCTTATTGTACAAGCACTCGCGATCTAACGCATTACTAATTTGCAGTGCTGAGGTAATGCGCCCGGGATCAGGCAGCATGAGTTTATGCTTGAGAAGCACCTGATCGAGCGCCTCGCGAGAGAGAAAAACGCCAGGCGCTTGGGCTGCATCGTCGATCAGCACCACCTTGGGTGCCCGCACACGATCCGCCTCGGAGTTATGCACAAAGCGCAGCGCGCCAGTTTCGATGAACTTGTACAGCAGCGTAATCAGATGTCTGGCGCGATATTGCACATCGAAGGAACCGTCATCAACGTATGCGGCGCCCATATGCACCACATGCGCATTGCCGTAGTCCTCCATCATCTTCGCGAGGCTGCGGGCCACACGAAAGACGTATGGATCATCGCCATCCAATTCAAGCTTGTCACGACACATCCGCTCCAGCCATGTGGGCAATACGTACGGCCCGTGGCTGCGTATCTCCGGGCTCGGCGGAATCGGTTGGTCTTCGTGGATGAATCGCCAGGAATCCAGTGTGGCTGCTAGATCTGCATAATCCCGGGTCATGTGCAGGATCGCGTTGCGATTGTAATCGCCATTCTGCCACGGACCAAGCAGTGTACGCGACGAGCCGTGCCGGTCGCAGTTAATGATCAACGGCCATGCGTGTCGCTCCAGCACCATCTCGATGCGTGCCGCCACCTTACTACCCTGGTGCGCTGTAGCGCCGCCTACGCGTATCTCTTTGCAGCCATGCGTCCGGGCGGTAGCACGGCCTAACAGGAGCCCTCCATGCCCAAGTAGGCCCAATCCTGCGACACGCTGACCCATCGCGGGCGCCAAGATATTGGCGGCCACGCAGGATGTGACGGCCCAAAAGAGCCTGTTTGCTGGTGAATCCCGCAACAGCGGCTTGAGGTCGACTAATCCGGCGGGAGGCGACAGGTGTCTGCCTGGCGCCCAGTCGTCGACAACCTGCGCCCGTTGCTCTTTCACCTGCCCGCCGACATGTACTGAAAATCGCGGCAACATGAAACACGATTGCTGAGGCTTCCAGCCAAAACGTCCGTCTTCGCTGACAACCTCCGGCTCGTGAAACTGGCGCGCGATATCCAGCAAAGCGTTATTCCAACCGCGCTTGACCACGACAAGTTTCTGCGCCTTAGCCAGCATCTGTTTGCGCAACCAGCTACCGGGATCATGTTCGATGCGGTCGATAGTGTCATGGAAGTCGTATGATTCGCTTCCATATAGAATCCGGCCAGTTACGTAGATATCGGCATCGGGATCATCCGCCATGCACAGAATCTTCTCCATGCGGATGATGGCGTTAGTGATGCACTCCTCGCGCTTGCCCGCGGTGTACCACCCCGATTCTGTCTCGACGATGTCCTTACTGTTGACTCGTACCGTACCCAACAACTGCACTTTGTGTCGACTGCGGTCTAGCAGTCGCGCAACAGTCGCACCGCAGTTTGCTCTGAACTGCTGCATTATCTCTGGTGCGATGCGCAACCCACTAAGCAATGAGACTGCCGCTGCATCATCAAGCCCGCGCAGATAGCTTTCGAGCGCTACCTGCCAATCCATCGCATTCTTCTGGATCAGCGCCAGCCATTCGTGCGGTGGCTGCCGGCCGACATACAGCGGCAGGCGACTGACGTATACACGCCCGTTAGCCCGCGCCGCCATATTGAACAAGTCTGCCGATAACGTCGCTCCCCAGAAAATGAATTTCTTGTCGGGGCGGGAGCGCCAGATGTTATAAGAGACGAGTTCCCGGATGTTTGTATTCCGCTTGACTTTGGCGTTATAGGTACCAACGACGGGCAACGGAAGGTCAGAGTCACGCGCGTGCCTGGACTGCAACCGCAGGGCCAGCAATGGATCGTTGAAAACGAACACATTATCGCCGAACCGCTCACCATACGCCGTTCGCATGTCCAGCGTGTTGTACATGCATACGCCGATTTCGATCAAATCGTCCCACCGACTGTACGAGTCGATGATCTGGAAATCGTAATCGACATTCGGGCGCCCCTGACGCCCAACGAATAACCATCCAGCGAACTGGCCGGGTAACGTATTGAACGGGATTGTGACAACATCGTGCCAGCCTTTGCCCTTAAACAGCCGGGCACCGTTGGACATTTCCGCACGTGTTTCCCGCGGCCGATAGAACGCATCGTATACGCGTTTGCAGCTGGCGCCGCCAATGAATTGCCCCATGCGCGTGGGCCAATGCGATCGTACATGCTCAGCCGATATGCCAATCTGCTGCAAGATATAATCAACATTGACGCGGCCGGCGTGAATCGCTGCGCTTGCGTCCTCTAGCAGTGCAGCGCAGTTGCGTTGAACTCGTGTGTGCCAATGAACGTACGCCTTGATGCGCTCGTCCGTCATCAATTCCTCTGGAATCGTCGCCCCCAGATCTGCCAGCTTCTGTACGGTAGTGGCGACGGCGCATTTCCAGTACCTTGCTGCCAATGATATCAGATCGCCAGTGGATTTGCAGTCCGGACAATGATGCCAATTGCCGCCGAATCTGGTATCATCAAAGATCGTCAGGCGAGGCCCGTGGCACAGCGGGCACTCGGTATGTGTGGGTATGGCCCCGCTACCTGCTGCAACGTCTAACAATGGCAGCACTTGGTGTTGATCTACGTAGGCATTGAGCGAGCGGTGCCGCCCCATAATCAATTCTCCGGTACAGGAACTTTCATATGTCTACGATATCTGACCAAGCGCGGGACATCAACGGGCAAGAGCTACACCGTATCCTTTCGCTCTATCCTCTACCCGATTTTGTGAAATCTGCGAGCCAGCAGGACATCTGTGGAGATGATTCACTGCCGCCGCATCTGTACGCAGATATCACGCGTCGGTGCTATCCAATTCACTCCGGACCGGCCACGATCATCTCGTCGATCTTCTTCAATGAGAAGAAAGCTTCGATGAACAAACACCGCGCTGCGCTGATTGAGTCAAACCTCGCGCGCGCTGCGGAATACTTCAAGGTCGGCGGATACATGCGCCGACTAACCGAGAAGGTGGCAAGTGCGGCTACGCACGAAGCAACGCAACTGCCCGACGCGGCATTCGCGATTGTGTTCGAGGGCGCTGACGGCGCTGCCGAACGTCATTACCCGATGCGCAATGTGCACGAAGTTAAGGCAGCTGCTGCTTGGTTGGCAGATCATCGAGATCTGCTGCCGTTTTCCGACCGCCATCAGATTGCCAACAAGGTGCTTGAGAAGTCGGCAGAATTCGGCGCCGGGCTGCCTGAACACAGGAACATGCTCGAGAAAATGGCAGGGCTCGGCGTATGCGCCGGCAAGGACGCAGCGCGGCTTATCCGCACGCGCATGCTCGCTGCGGGCGGTATGCACAAGCCGAGCGCACTGCAGCAAGAGCTAGAGAAGCTGGCCGCATTGTGCGAAGAGAAGCCCGATTCGGTGCGACATTATGTTCCGCTGATCAAAATTGCCGAGATCGTAGATCAATTCGATCATGAGCACGGGCTAAACCGAAAGTACGATGACATACTTGAACGGCCCGAAGACGTGCTGTTCGCGGTTACCGGAAAGACCGCCGCCGAACTCGAAGAGGGCATCATCGGTAATGTGCTCACCGGCAACTACTACAAGAAGGCCGATCTGCAGTCGCTACCAGTCCGAGATCTGGCTGACAACCTGGGCGAGGATTTCGCCCAGGTCGTCAGCACTGCAGGCGCCTGGGTGGACACAGAGAAGCTGGCACGCATCGTACCGACGCTGCCGCTGGGTGATGCCGAATTGTTTGATGAAGTGGTCGCGGCCGCTGGAGTTAGGCCGTTTGCAACAAAGTCGGCATCGGCGGGACGCTCTATCTCTCCAGCATTGCAGCTGGAAATCGCGGAACAGCACAAGCCAGCACCTGGAAGCCTATGGGACCGCGTAGAACGCAACTAGAAGAGTTTGATGTTGTCCGCACTGTCTACTTCGGGGATTGCTGGCGGTATCGGATGCACTGGAACTTCCTTATGCATCAGCAGCGCCGCTAGGCGCTGCTGCGCAGCCGTAATACGGTCCTTAAGTACCTGTCCCAGACGCTCTCGCACCGCGTCGCGCGAATAGAAAACCTCTTCCGCGCGTAAGCGGATCGTGCCCTTGCGTTGTTTGACCACGACAAAGTGCTCTGTCTCGTGGTCATAGACGTAGACTTCGACAAGCGGCTTAAACCAGAACTGATCAAGCGGATTGTTTAGGCCCCTGATGCAGTAGACATGCTTCAGCTCAGTCGTCGAAGTCGTCGTCGTCGAGCTCGTCATCGTCATCATCCTCCCAATCATCGTCATCGAGATCGTCCTCCTCGTCGTCGAGGTCGTCCTCATCATCGTCGTCGAAGTCGTCCTCATCATCGTCGTCGAAGTCGTCCTCGTCGTCGAAGTCCTCGTCGTCGAAGTCGTCGTCGTCGAATTCGTCGATCTCGTCGACGAAGCCTACGAGCGTGTCGAATGCGTGGCTACGCCCCATATCTGTCTCCTTTCAGGAGTTGGAGATGAATCCGCGATGTTCATTGAGCATCTCGGAAACGGGTAAGATTTCCTCAAATGGTTCAAGGGGGACCCGGTCCCCCGTGAACCATAACTGTCTTGCACCAAAATACGAACACGCCCGAAGTGTCGCGCCTACGTTATGCGGAAACTTCGGACGTATCAGCGCAACCGCGGGCGTTAGCCCCTTCTGCGGGCGCATTGGGTTTCCCCTCTGTCTTTATGTGTGCTGGAAGCGTGCAGTATTTGTCAATCAGGACTCTTGCCAGTTGGAGGTTGTCGGCATCCTGCCATACGGCACCCGTGCCCGGCCCCACCGTTACAGCAAGGCTGGTAAAGGAATCGAGCAGGCGCGTCGTCATGTAGCGCCAGGCGTGCCTGATCGCCAATGTCGCGACCGGCAGCGCTATCTTCGGCACGGACATTCCGAGAAGATCCCATGGATACGGTAACGTGCGCGACTCTCGCTTGAGTTCCTTGGCTGTCATCACGCTGTCGATATGCCACGGTGGATTGCGCAGCATGAACAGCAACGCAGTCGACGCCGACATCGTCACACCTGTCAGGGCAGCAACGACTTTACCGACATGGCGGTTCCATCGATCGCCGGGATGCAGTGCTGATCCGCCGATGAAGAACTCGTTTCCTGGTAGTACAAACGAAAGTCCGATAGCGACCTTCGGCCCGTTAAGGTCAGCAGTACCCTGGTAGTAACCAGACAGGATTCCGTGACACGTGTCGTAGTGGCACTTTTGTAGATAACGGATGAACAGTACGTGGTCATGTGCCTCAGCCTCGAGATTGATCAGCTCTCGGCGGCACAGTTCCACGACGTCCGCTTTGGTTTTGGCGCCGTCCAAGCCGGCGCGAAGAATTTCGCCTGTCTTCATTCTCTCAAAAAGAAAGGAAAAGCCGGCGCCCATTGCTGAGCGCCGGCAGTGATCCGACTGGCTATGCTCTCAGTCGGCGGCCGTTGATTGCCTGGTGTTGCGATCGAGGGCCTCACGCATCATCGCAGTATTCATGCTCGATTGGTTGATAGCCTCATAAGGCATGATGAACACCACGTTGTTGGTCCCCTTTGCCATCTCCGAGGAAACCGTCTCCATCACTTCGAGCTGCCGCCACGTTAGATACTGCGGCGTCAGCGATTCTGCGAGGATCTTGTTTTCGTCGGCCTGCGCTTGGGCCTTGATCATCCTGACTTTGGCCTCTTCCGTCTCTATCCCGGCCCGTCGTTGCGCTTCGGCCATAGCGGCCTCTGCCAATGCTGCCTGCTTCTGGTCTTCGAGCTGCGCGTTCTTGATCGCATTGCGCTGGTCGATGACCACTTGGGGATAGTCAATGTTGGAGATCAAAACCGCGGCAACATGCAACGGGTAATTCAACGCTTCAATGCGTGCCCGGACATCGGTGGCCAGGTCTTCTTCGATTTGTTTCCTGTTGGGGCGGATGTCGTCGGTCGCATACACGCTGATCACATTGCGCGCGCTGGATCGTACGATATCCTGAACTGTCATCTGGTAGAACTTATCCAGCGAGAGCTCGAAGCCCTCGAGCTCGCTATCTTCCGCTGTCTTGATGGCCGGGACTTTCTGCTTGATGAACCCAATGGAGCTTTCATCGACTTCGAAGGCCATCACGGCCTTGACGTCGACGGTCATGTTGATGTCATCCTTGCAGAGGATATTCATCCCAGGCTCAGCGAACGAATTCAGCTTCTGATCGACGAAGTAAACACGATCGCGACCGTATGCCTTGTAGACGCCGTCCGTTACTGTCGTGGCCTCGCCTGAAGGATGCAAGATGATCACCATCTTGCCGGGAGGTACGACTGTTCCGCAGCCGACCGTGAGAACGATCGCTGCAATGAGAAGTGTGCTAATCAGCCTTGGGAGGCGCGGGTTCTGGGGATTCACTGGATGCGTTGCTTCGCTTCTTGAAGAAATCGTCGCGGAAGTTCTGGAGTTCTTTCATCCGTTCTTCCTGGAGGTCATCGCCCTCCTTACGCAATTCCTTCGACCGTACGGTTGGTTTGTTGCTTCCAGAGCCCAGCTGACCAGGCACGACTGCCGGTTTAAGATCCCCGGCACGTTTATCAGGGGTATCAAACCCCCAGCCAGTCATAGCCGCGATCGCAATGAACACTGCAATCGTGATAGCCATAACGGGCGTAATCAGGCTATTGAGTATAGCCTTTGTACGATACAACGCCGCTAGCTCAGTGGTGTCGTGACGCTGCGCCGATTGGCCTATCAACCATCCCAGTATGATGCGCGCGATCACGTAGATCACAAGCAAGACCACGACGACGATTGCAAGACCAAACAGCAGATTCCAACGAAACAGAATTGGTGGCAAAAGTTAACCCCTTTTGCGGTTCGTCTGTACGCGGCGAAATGCCCGTGTATCGATATTGCGCTTTCGCATAGCTAGTGACCGTCCGGGACGGCCGCCCAGCGCCCTGCGTACGGGCTCAGCCAACTGTCGACGCAGAAGCCATCGCCGCATACGCGGCCATGTACCCCAACGCATGCGCTTGCACTGTTCTCTAAGTGCCCACGCATCGTCTATTGTCAACCACGTGAAATCTTCCAACGGCGGTATGCGATGCGCAAAAATCATCTGCCTGAAAGTCTTTGGGCGCAGCCGCCTGAATCGGAAATGCGCGTCTATGTACCGCAGCACAAGCTTGCTGATGTCTGTGTACGCATTCATCCGCTCCCAGTCAGTCGCAAGTCGACCCTCGCTCAGATCGTCATGTTGGCCTTGTCCTTGTACGCCAATCATGATGTCACGGTTAGGCCACCACCTGCCCGGGATTATCTGTGTCATGCGGTATGCCGCAGGTAGTGTGCGCGGGTGACTGAACAAGATCTGTGTGATCATGCCCAGACCAAATGGTGCACTCCATACGTCAAGCAAGCGGGTACTGCTCGTGGCAACCGCCGAACTTACGTACTCCTCCTTACTGGGACATGCGATACGGACGACCCCACCCGCGAGCGGCATGGGGAAGTCCGAATACGCACGTATGTGTTCCCGAATCGCAACTCGGTCCGAGTTGTCGATGATCGCCTCATCGATACTCAGCTCTTGTTTGAGTAGCCCTAGGTTGTCGCGGGCGCGCGTGTTTGCGATTTCCGCTCGCGCCGTGGGGTCAACCGATCCGACCAGCATAACTGGCATTGTTCACACGTCATCTTTTCTGCTCTCACGACACCGTTTTCGCACGGGCATACAGGAACGCCGTTTATGCGCTTCCGCTCGATGTTACGGCATCTACGCCTAAATACCAGCGTGGCGTAAGAGGGCACGGTGTCTTTGCCCGGAGTCTTCTCGTCAACCATAAACGAGACCCGCACACCCGGTTCCTCGGGCGGTGGCCCGTTAATTGCATCGGTGTCAGGATCACATGACCACCACATACGGAAATTCGGCAGCCTCGCCAACTCCAATAGCGCCGGCAGCATCTCCTTCGAGCGCCAGGCGCGTGTGTACGCGTAAAATCGCACGTTTGGACAGGCCTCGACAATACGGATCCATTTTCGGACGTATTCCGCACTGTAAAAGTCACCTGCCACGTGGATCCGATACGCTGTTACTCTCCTCCGCCCGATCTCCCCGATCATCAGTTCAGGGAAATCATCCCGCAATGTTAGCTCGTAAGTGCGCTTATGCGAACAAAGTGTAGTCTGCGATTGAAAATCGCCACGAAGAGTATAGCAACCCTCAAGGCAAAATCCTGTCGCACAAATGCAAGTACGCGGCGCGGGCAACGACATGTTATGCAGCCCCCCGAGCTTCTCATTACGGCGCTTCGTCACCGTGTGCCTGGTACGTTTGCGTCGATCCTTACGGCGCTTTGTGACCTTTGGCTTAGGCAAAGCAATCTCCTACGCGATTCCAACGATCTAGTCCGTGCCACCGTCGCTTTCGACAGTAACACCCGAAAGATCGGGCACGTAGGAGGTAACAGCTGATTAGTTACGGCCTAAGCCGTCATTCGCGAATGCGAATCTTACGAAACTGACGCGTACTGAGGTCGAGCTGCGCTCGCTTGAGTTGCTTCTGGTCAGGGACGAAGTCGTCGATTGCCGTCATACTCGCGAAGTTGTTCGCACGCGCTTCTTTGCAATGCTTACAATCGCGGGGCTTAGGCGAGCCGTCCTTGTTCTTTTTCAGGATAGCCCAGCCGCGGCAATCACAACTTAAAATGCCGTCATTCCACAGTATCGTTAGATACTTCGTCAGTCCGTTGGAGCTCGTCGACTCCATCACCTTCCGCGGATTCACTCCCCGCGACTGGCGGCTCCCCGCTGGGAACTTCTTCCCGTTCTTGAACACCCACTCCAGGTGTTCCGCCATCGTCAGTATCTCCCGTTTCTTCGATGTCCTGGATGTAAGAACCAGTCCATCGCTCCGGCTTCTCCGGAGTAGGCGGACCCCAATCGAGCTCGTCGTCGATCTCGGCGCCGGTCCTGCGATCGAATCGGTACATTAGGCCGTCCACGGCCAACACGCCAAGCACTTCGTCAACTGGCGCACAGACAACTTCGTCATCCTTGACCTCGACGATTTCCATATCCATGAATTCGTCACCGGCAACAAGCCGTTTTACCCGCTTTCCGACTGCCGGATTTGCGGGGCCTTGAGTCAAAATGACATTGCCTTCAGCTGGCTCTGTCACGCATCCTCCTTGGATGGTTTTTCACGTATGCGGATGCCACGAAAGCGCCTTACGGCATTTGCAGCCAGCTGCGAATCCGCAGCGGCTTCGCGGACCGCGGAAAGCCCCGCGGCCAGCTGCGCACCGATCTCGGCATCACCGTTAAGTTGCTGCGGCGTTGCGGCATAAAGTCGTTCACGACATTGCCGTATCGCGTTTAGCAACTCTGGCCCAGCCAGGAACTCGAAGCCTTCGACCATTTCAAATGCTTCCCTTACCTGGCTTATCGTGCCATTGCGGATTATACGTTGGGGCGATTGCAATGCGCCCAACAAATTGTCGGCAGCTGCAGTTAGGATTTCCCGCGGCTCTCGCGCCATGTTCTCCAGCATCTCGCGCGTGAATTGATGCATCTGCGCTTGTGCTTCAGCGATCAGCTCGCCGGCCTCGCTATCGGTAACCTGCTCAGTATTGCCTCTCGCCCGCTCGCGTAGTTGTTGCAATGTCTGCTGCGCGCGTTGTAATGCCTGCCGCCCCGGCGGCGATGCATGGCCACCACCTATCCCGTCGGTAGTCATCAGGTCGGCTTGTTGCCACAACCCCATGCCGGCCGACAGGCCGTTATCGAGAATCTCGAGTTCGACGTCGGTGATGGCGCTGCGTCCGCCGGCCGGTACGATGGCCCAGACGATACCGAACTTCCCGGCAACGGTCTCAGCCTCTGGCAACTTGCCTTGCACTTTCTTGAATAACTCGGCGCCGAGCCGGCTCGCTAGTTCCTCAAGGATGCTTTCATATGCCGTAACGAACTCGTCACGGTTTTGTTCCATCTCGGTGCGCAGCGCGCGCAGGCCGCTGAAAACCTCCTGCGCGCGTGACATAGGCAGCACAGCAATTCCGCGCGTAGCGAATTGGATAGATGCATGCGCCAGTAACGATCTGGCGCGCCCTTCGAGATTGACTAACTTCTTCCGCCATTCCATGGGCATCAGTTGCCACTGTGGCTGGCTGCGAAACTCCGCCTCAATCTCCTTCTTCTTCTCTTTGCTGCTCTTACCGTCTTGGCCGACTGTCACTTCCACGATCGCGTCCGCGATCTGATATGTCAGTTTCGGCCAGGAGATATGCAACATCACCAGCAGCACGTGCTTGGTGATGGCATTGAGCAGCGGCTCGCCGTCAAGAACTTGTTGATTCGGGGGCACTGCCTAGCTCCGAACGATTTGCTACCGCATCCCACACGCCGTGTGTAGATTTGAGCGTCCACCCATGCATCTGCATGGCCGCCGTGAGTTCCTCGAAATCGCGGCTTATCTGCGTGCGCTTTGGTTGCGTCGTGAGATCTAATTCCTCCAGCGTGAGTGCGACAACCTCTCGGTCGTTCTTCCCTTCAAGAAAGTATACGTCCGAGTCTAGCGCCTCACATTCATCTGGTACAACCGTTACCTCTTCCACCCGAAGCTTCGTGCCATACATTTCGGGTGTGATGTTGTCCAATGCGAAATACATACCCGGTAATACCGGGTGCTGTACTTGGATTTTGCGATCATGGACGAAATGCGCCCATCCATCAGCGCCTTCGCGGATGGTCAACTGGATGTAGAACCACGACGCCATTGTGGGACCGGCAAATTGTTTTCGTATAGCCATAGCCGTTCGGCGGCGATGGCCTTGTCATAATCGCGAAACGGACCGAGCACCGGACCGCCTACTGGCAGCATGTCTGCCCAGAATAGATTAGGATCAATCGCCTCCAGGAAATCGATCATCCACGCGCGATGGTTGTGTATCCATTCACGCGCCTCATCAGAAAGATCGGCCCAAGACTCGACATGCGACGCGCGCCGCGTGCCGAGCTTGGGGCCGATCTGATCGCCGAATTGTTCCGAGATGGAATCCACTAAGTGTCGAGTATCGCCGTTAGGCTCTACAACCAGAGCGGCAAGACTACTTGCCGCCCTGCTCTGCCTTGATCTCGACTTCGTGTGGATCCTCATATGCATCCGCTGTTGCTTCGGTAGCAATAACGCCACCGAAAAGTGCCTCGTATGGTGCGGACAGAAGTTTGCAAGAGTCGCCGACAGCCCCGTGCACGGTAGTGCGCGTGGTGCCGTCCTTGGCGATGATGATTTCGACTTGGGCGGGCATTGGGTACTCCTATTTGATCAGATGAACAAAATTGATCGCGTCAGACGTCCCAACCGCCGCCGCCACCTTCATCTTCAGCCTCGTATCCGGTGCCGCCGATGGAGATGGTGAGCTTGATAGACCCGTCGCTGAGCTTCAACTCTTCGCACTCATGGCCTTCAGCTTCCGCCTTGGCTTTCGCGGCCTCCACTGCATAGCCCTGCTTGACTTTATCAAGCTCTGCCTCGCTGCCCCACCGACCGCCGTAGTTGTCGAAAATGCACTCGCCGGTATTGGTGTCGACCGTGACTGGATTATTCCAGCCCTTGAGCTTGAATTGCAGCCCGCCCTTATCCGCGCCGCGCGCCCGTTGCACGCGCCCGATGAACTGTGCGCCCGGAACGCGGGCACACGCCTTCTTTAGCGTTGCTTCATCTTTGATGGCAGATTTTCGCCTTGTGATGTGACTCACGCTAGTTGTTTTCTGGATCTCCGCCCGATTGGGCACGAGTGGTACTGACCTTGCGCCGTGCCCGTGTTCGTGTTGTATCCCGCACGCGTTCGCCGTTTACGGGATATGTATTCTCCTGGCAGAATTTTCTGATGTCCGCAATATCTGTGGCATCCAGCTTAGCAACCGGAGTGATTTCACCAGCAGCTTCAAGAAGCTCGTCGATTGTCGGACGCACCGCCTCTTCGTCGGGTGCCCTTCCTTTCTTGCCGCCCTTCTCCCACGCCGTCATACGACTGTCGTATGCGTCATTCCGTGCAGAAATGACGATCTCTTCCAGCTCAGCGCCAGTGTAATCGTCCGTCACCTTGACGATGGCGTCGAGTGTACGGTCGCCGTATGAGCTGGCTGGAACACCGCGCTTGTTCAGATGGATCTTCAGAATCTCGAGACGCTCATCTCGGTCCGGAAGATCAGTGCTCCATACGCGGTCGAAACGTCCGCTACGGAGCATAGCCGAGTCAACGCCGCGCGTTCGGTTCATGGTGACCATGACAAAAACGCGGTTGTCGGTCTCGCTGGACATGTCGCGCTCGCTGAGCCAGTTAAGGAAATAGCTCAGCACCCGGGATGCCACGCCGCTGTCAGATGCTTGATTTTCGTGGGCGCCGGCAAACGCTTTGTCGATTTCGTCAACCATCAGCAACGCATTCGGCATCGCTGCAACCGTCTGTAGCGCGCCACGGATCTTGGCCTCGGAGCTTCCAACATACTTGTCAAACATTGATCCAATGTCCATCAAGATGAGGTCGAGTCCGAGCATCTTCGCTGCAGCCTTCGCGACCAACGTCTTCCCAGTACCCGGCGGTCCGATAAGCACGGAGCCGCGTGGCAACTCCAGGTTTACGGAGCGAGCATGCTGCGAATACGCCCGAGCACGTTTCCTCAACCATGTGAGGAAGTAGCTGAAGCCACCAATTACGGCAGCATCCGGAATCTTGGCGTGCGGGATAAACCGTAAACCTTCGACCTTCCGGATAACCTTGGCCTTCTCTTCGGCAATGACTTCGAGCACTTCGGGCACGATGCCGCGACAACGAGTGACAGCATAAGCGAAGATTCGCTGTGCTTCCTCTGATGTCGTGCCGAGCAGGGCGCGTGTGATGTTCTCTAGAAGATCATCATCGTATGCCGTCTTCTTCTGCGCCTTATTGCCGCGCCGAGTCGAATCGACGATGAAATCGACGACGTCGTGTCGCATTTCATCATACCGCGGAAGATCGAAGTCGATCACGTCGCAATATTCGGCAATTTCTGGATGCGGGGTCGGTGAATTGGAGCAGATTACGATCGGCCGCGTGCGCGTATCGTTGGTCAACGCATTAGAAATACAGAGTTCTGCCAGTGCGCGGCGCAACTCCAGATTTTTGATGCCACCGCCGTTCAGATAAGTGCCGAAGTCCTTCATCAGCACCAATCCGTGCGCTGGAATCCGTGTGGCAACGGAGCTCAGCGCCTTGAGTGGATCTTTGACTTCCGCATCCCAGCTGGCGCCGCCAACGCAGTTCCAGCTGTACCATTTGAGATCGAGCTCCGATTCCTGCGTGTACTGTGCAGCGACGACCTTGAGTTGTCGTTCAACCCGGCCCTGGTCGCCAGACATGTACACCCAGATTACCGTCGAACCCGAGTCGATCTTGTCCATCATCGATTGTGCAAAGCTAGGCATCTCGCCTTCTTCCCAACCGTATATTTCGTGTTTGCCTGTTCTCTGTACCCGGCAAGACTACCGGTGCCGATATCTGTGTAGCACTTTCCATAGCTTGTTGCACCTGCTCAGCTGTGAAAGTAGTACCATCCATGTAGTTAGACAACATGTATCTGGTACTTGCTGCATAATCGCGGGTTTCCAGTATCCGTCTTAGCATTGCGTCTCTGGCAGCAGAAAACGCTGTTACGGGTTTCATCCCCAGTGTAGTGAATGCGGCCATAAGTAGATTACGAGCACACCGTTCTTCATCGAGAAGTCGACTCACGTGGTCGCATGCTGCCTGCACATCTTCAAGTTCACTATCGGCGGCCCTTGGATCATCCAGTACCCCGGCGTGCCCCAATACATATGCAAGATCCGCAATTGCTTCCGCTAGTGGAGTCGCTATCGCCGTATCGGGAGAAAGCATCTGCCTCTCATCCGCGCTCAGCAATGAATTCACTAAGTCAACACGTGTCCTACCACTAGCAACCGCTGTGCTTGTTAGCCAGTCGTCGAGCGCGATGCGCATCTCTTCATACGAGTGTTGTGCGGTAGTCACTATCACCTGGTTGCGAATCTCGGTGAAATGCTCTAATGCATTGATCGTAGTCACCGGTGCATCACTGCCACCACTCGTGGCTAAGTGTATCTCGTGCGCTAGTGATGTCATGGCTTCGCTACAGGCGCGGAAGATACGCTGTCTGCGTGACAGAATGGTCCAGCTACGTGCCGGACCACGCAGCAACATATGCCATCCTTGTGCGCGCGTGACAGGCGATTCGTGCGCCTCATACCATACATCGTCGTTCACGAAAATCAGCAAGTGGACGACCTCCGGGCCTCCGCGACGCCTAGTACACACCAACAGGATATCGCCCGGTGTGATGTTTAATGCCGTGTCGCGCAAATAGACGTAGCTACCAACGAACAACTGAATCGCGCTCTGGTTCATGTCAACATCGACAACATGCCTAACCCATTGCACCGGCGGCCAACTACTCGGTAATGACACCAGACGCGCAGTGTTGAAATACGTCGGAAGCGGGACTGATTCTGTGTCAGCGGCATGCTGCGAGTCAAAGAGATGGCCTAGCCGCTCGTGGTTAAGCTGCCGCGCATTGCGCGCGTTTCTGTGTGGTCGTGGCGGGCGTGAATGATAAGGACGGCCCACGTTGTGTGAACTAACCGGCATCAGATGCTTTTGAGTTCGCCGGTTCTCCGTTCAACGCCTTTGAGTGCCGCGAGCATTTTCTTGACGGAATCCTTGGCATCACCGGTCTGTAATGGAAGGGCATCCAACGACGTTAGCAAATGCGCCAGCCGCCGTTTGACTTCCTGATTGATCTCATCGGCTTTCGCCTTTTGAATCTGGAATACGGCTGAGAACATTTGCGGATCATCAGAGAACGCTAATTGTATGTCTTCCTGTAGACCTTCTGGCAGGATGCCAAGTTTCAGTACGTCGGGCGGCTGGATGATCCCTTCCTCTAGCAAGACCTGTCCGATGTATTCCACGATCTTGTGATCGAATGGTTTCTCATCGTCAGGATTCGGCGGCCAGAGTATCAGCGCCTCAGTGATACCCCACGCAATCTGTTCAGCATCGGCAGGGTACCACCATTCCAATTCCAGCACGCCACCGTATAGCGCCACGCATATGCGCACAAATGCGGGCAGGTCGACGTAGAAGTTATCCGTCGTCACCAGTTCGATGGCGGCCATAAGCTTGTTCAAAGACCCCGCTGATAGACTGGTCCCTGAAAGCTCTTCTAGCTCCATCCTGATGGTGGTCGGGTCCCATTGCAGAACGTCTTTGCCGAGCAGGTCGACCGCGAGCACCAGCAGCACCGTCGCCGGGGTTGTGTCGTCCAATAACGCGGTTTTGAGTTTGGGCGTCAGTGCCATCACGTGCCTCGCGTCGTATGCGGAGCCATTCCAGCCTTACTGGTACGGACAGGTTATAAGAAATCCCCTCGAAGGCCACCGGCACTTCGTTCAGCTGCTGGCAACGCTGCAGATCATAGCATCCATCGACGCCTGTGAGCGATACCAGCTTGCGATCGGCTATCGCCAGCACAAGCGGTGTCAGGAATCGCTGTTCGGTCTCTAGCTCTTTTTCCCATATCTCCCCGACGGCCAACAACTGCGGGCCGAACATCTGGATCACCACCATCATAGCATCTTGCGAGATAGCCCCGCGAGGTACAATGGCGCCAAAAAGCCAGATGATGGCAGCGCGCGGAAAGGGAATTGACATGTTGAGATCGAGCCCGCCGATACTGTTATCGTCGGTACGCAGCGAATTCAGAACCGACTGTACTGCTAGCATGCGTTGCCGCAGGAATTGATTCTGACCCAAGATCTGTTGCAGCGTCAGCTCCATCAGACTCTCTGCGCAAACGTGAATTCGGTACGGAATCCCTGCACGGGGATCGTTGGATTAAGCGCATCTGCGCCTTCCATCATCTCTCCGTCGGGACCAATAGGCCCGGTGATCGGTTGATCGCACATGCCGCCGGTACCAAAACCGGCTTCGACGGCCGCCGTGCGCGCCAAGTCGCGCGCTTCTTTGCTCTCCACTTCGCCTCTGTCTGCGCCGTCGATTACGATGCGCAGTTTGTCGGTTCCGACGCCCTTCAGAACGCCGCTCTTGGTCGTGTTGACTTGCATCCGTGTTTGTTTCTGTCAGGAGCCCGGCCAGCATGACGCCAAGCGGCGTAACTCCTTTACCAGCCAGTATGTGCTCCATCTTACGTCTCCTTTTGCTGATTTTCAATAGGTAAGAAAAGGGCGGCCGGCTGGCCACCCCTTCTTTTCCCATTTTACGGCCATGCAAAAAGTGGAATAGTAGCAAACCGTGCTACGATCCTGCCTGTTGCACGGCGCGTCGGGGCTTCTCGGCCCCAGTTGCAGCGGGCGTCATGCTCGCTGATTGTTTGCCATCCATAGCATGGATAGCCTCTGACATACAAGTCGGACATACCCACCCGTCAGTAGGCTTTCCATGCGGTTCGCGCAGCATGCCCTCGACGAACTGGCAGCCGCGGCTTTCCCGTGTGCACAAGGTACACTTGCGCATAGGAATGCCACCCTCCAACTCCACGAGTTCTGCGCGGAGACCTGCGTTGCGATCTTTCAGACTGACCACATCCTTCTGCAATTCTTCGACTTGAGAGGTCAACCGCTTGACCTCCGGCCTGCCGAAACCGAACCAGTCCCACGTTGCCAGTGCGATGGGGACCAGTATGACGGCCACAAGCCCGACGGCTGTATAGCCGCTTGTGACCAGAATCGCAGCTGCAATGCAGCACAGCAAATGAAGACCCCAACATCCAAATCGGACGCCACGTGTTAGGTACATGTCACATCTCCAAGTACCTGGTGTAGGGGAAACTGGCCGCTCGTGCGGCTTCCTGGGGAAAAAACAAAAACGGTGCAGGTCGGCTGCGAGCTTCATCCAGTACGGACTAGCCCAAAGTTACAACCCTAAGGTCGTTCCTGTATACCACCAACACTGCACCGACGCTCACGAAGAGGCTGGTTAGGACACTTCGCGATGCGAGAGGCGAGGGAGAGGAGTCGAACCTTCATGCAGTCTCCGCGCCATCGTCGTGGCGAGGGACTCACACTTTCACATCAATGGAAGAAGCGGAGACCGCTGCCGCTATCGGGCTCATGCCACCCTACTGGGTTGCACGACCGTACCTCGCCAAATATAAAAGCCGTCCAAGACAAATCGTCACCGAAGGACTTGCGGTGGTCGGTCTGCCTGGCTTGCGCAAGACAGTCGGAGCAACCAATCCTTTGTAGTCAATCGGCGAGTTCATCTTGAACGGCTTCATCGTGGCCGTCACGGAATACGGCGCTTCGAATGAGCCTTGTTAAGAAGATCGGGTGTGGGTGAGAACAAAGCGGTAAACTGGGAATCGAACCCTCTCTTCCGGGCTACAAACCCGGCGTGCAACCATTACACTAGCTCGCTGATTGATGGTAGCGAAAACTTTGTCCAATCGACCCGATCAGTGTACCCCCGTGGAGTCGAACCACGAACCCACAGTTTTCAACGAGCACAGATGCGCAGCGGCCCGTGGCGGGCAAGTGGATTGACATCCAACTACAGCTGTTGCTCTGCCGTCTTGAGCTAGGGGTACAAAAAAGGTGCGGTAGACGCGTGGCGACTACCGCACCTGGCGGCCAACCAACTTGGGTTGAACCAGTCTACTGGATGCTTTGTTAAACGGCGCCGCTAGGATTCGAACCTAGACTTCTCGTTTAACAGACGGGAACACTCCACCTGCCGACCCTGCAAGATGAGGAATTGGCAAAGCATAATGTGCTACCGTTACACCACAGCGCCAAAGCCCGGGATTGGGGTCGAACCAACGATAAACCTACGTCCGGTCGATCCTTAAAGGGTGTGGTAAGGAGCAGGTAAGCTCCCAATGAGCACCCGGGCAAATTGGGCGTGTGTGCCGCGCAGCTTTTCTTGACCATACGAGTAGACTGCGCTTCCGTCCCAAAGATCAGAGGAGAGGAGTCGGACCTCTCGAGCGTACCAACTACGCCCCTGATGTTTGTATTGTAATTGGTTTCCATAAGGAGGTCGAGTGGGTCACAGCGGATTTAGCGGTGTTAGGAACGATAATCCGCGGCGTCCGGCCCTTAGGAAAGTTTTTCTCGTCAAAGTAACAGACGGTCGTGGTGAAGTGATGCACGGTGGGAACCGTTTGAATGACGATGAACGTGCTACACATCCGTACCGAATGTATTGGTGGGTCGAGGCACGGCAAGACACGTACAGGATCGCTTTGAAGCAACGGTAATGTCATGCCTTCGGACCCAAATGCGCGCAAAGCCATTTCTGACTTTGCGTGCACGCGAAGTTTCGCGGGGGCCACCCTATTCAGGAGGCCGAGTGGGGATGCGAGGACTTTCACCTCGCGCAGAACTACACTCGAGATGTGCGTGTGTGTCCTGGCATCCCCAGGGCGCGATGCGCGTTGCCGGCCGTCGGAGGGCCCTGCCAACACCGCAACACCGCGCAGTTGTCTCCTACATGGCTTCACCTCCAGTTAGACTAGCGATGGATTCCATGTCGAGAACACTGATCATCCGTCCCTTGCCAGCAGACCATCTGCCGGGCCCTTGGTCGTGTTGAAAACCAGCGTTTTATTTGAGACTGCGAACAGCAGCCTCGGCGTCACTCTATAATGCCACGAAATCTGCAGGATTTCAAGGCCCTCCTAGGCCGATTGTGGCATGAGAGTGCCGCTATTGCCTTGCGAAGTCGGCCATCACAGGCGGAACCGACGCGTCAAACCCGACGACATCCAGCATGCCGGCGTCCTTCGGGTCCGCGATGGTGAACCTGTTTGACGTCATCCCGAGGACGATCAGTTTGGCCGGTATTCCCATCTTTTCGCGATACATGCGTAGCGCCTGGAATGGGTGTATTCTGCCGGCCCATGTCTCGTTGTCCGTGTAGACAGCGAAAACATCCACGGGAATCTTGTGCTCCAACGCATGCATCATCGGCAGCGCACAATCCGTGCGTCCGAAATTGCGATTGGACATCGTAGCGACGACTGCGTCCAAACGGGATTTGGCCGAAAATCCCGCTACCCTCTTTTGACTACCGTAGTAGGTATGCACGGTAGCATTCTTCGTCAGGTCGACGAATGTTTCGCAGAATCCATGGCAATACCACAGCGATTCCGTTCGCATTGTCACCATGGCCATCGCGCCGGCAGCCTCGCAGCACGATAGGTTTGTGCCGGCGATAGAGCTGCTCATGCTTCCGCTGACGTCGAGGCCCAGCAACCAGCGCTTGCCGGTGGGCTCCACGCTGTCGAACGCCAGGTAAAAGGCGCTGTCCAACGCGTCGACGACTTGCGGTACTGGCTTCCATTCCAGCTTACCCCGGAATCCCCGCCCGGCCGCGTACGTCTTGAGGGCCAACAGGATCGCCATCGGATGGAGCCGCGCGTGCTTGATAAGCTCCTGGTTACCCAGGCGCTCGCATACGGTTTTCACGGCATCCGACATCGGAGCGATCAGTTCGATGTTGGTCATCTTGGCCAGGTTGCGCACCATGGCGCCCAGTGGCATCTTGACCAGCAGCGCTTCCCAGACCTTCTTCGAGTTGAGGTACTCGGTGGGAATGCATTCGCGGACGAGATCGTGATCGCGAATCAGCCGCAGGATTTCCTGTTCGCTTGTGGCCTTCCTGGCCTGTTCCGCGGCGGCGATTAGCCGACGATGCCCCTTCTCGTCCTGTAGCCACTGGTTGTAGTTGCTCCCAGCATTTATCTGTGTGTACAACGCTGCGCGCTTCTCATCGACCGTCTCGTCATCGTCGGCGTTCACAAGCTTGCGGGCTGCGTATGCCAATACCTCCCGGAGGTCTGGGTCCGTAGCCTTAGGATGTGCACGTCGCAGGGCGTCGGCATGGGTCTCGCCGCCGCGCTGCTTGTACTTGACGAGTTGGTACGCCAACGCACGGGCATCCTTGCTCGTGTACCAATTGGAAACCGCTTCGCGCAGCAATCTGCCCCAGCCCCGGAACTGCTCGATGTCAGCGAGAAACTCGAAGAGATGAGTTCCGGTACGGCAGACACGAGGCATGCCCGCAAGTGCGAGCTTACGTACCTCTTTGTCGTTGTGGCCCGCCAGATAGGCGAGCGCGAAGATACACGGAGCTTGCTTCGGTGCGCGCCCCGCTTCGGACACTGCGACGATCTGATCTACCAACCGTCGCCCGTCCTCCCGCGCGCAGGCATCCAAGACGCCTACGTTCTCCTTAGTGAGCTTACGCTCGCCGATGTAATAGGTTCCGCCCTCGGCACCGAGGATGAGGAACCGCTCAAGCCGCTTCCACTTATCGAGCGCGAAGGAAAATCCTCCGGCCGAGTTAGCGACTTGATCATCGCGGGCGCTCTCGCTCTGGGGTGTGACCCGCCGGCTTGTGTGAGCAGCGTATTTGCTCACGGTCTAGCCGATACCCCTGCTGCTCGTCCGTGCAGCGTTCTTGCGCAACTATTGACCCTCCTGCGATTATGAAAAGTGAGGAGTGACCGTCACTCCGTCTTGAACATGTTGATCACTGCGGCGCTGCTGCTGGCAGCGTCTTCTTCTGCAACTGCATCGGCACATTCAGAACACGTCCACTGTCCCGAATTCCAAACCTGTACCGTGCCCGGTGCGCCCGGAATAATTAGCCTCTCACAAGTCCCTGCGCACTGAACGTACTTACTCGTTGGAAGACTTGTCGGTGCCTTGGACGTGGCATCCGCCGTCGCTGGCATGGTATACTCCTTGGGAACGGGCATTTGAACTTAGCAAACGACTTCTTGTAGCGCCTCTTCGTGAGGCGTAGTACGCGCACAGCCAGTATCGAGCCGGCGATCAAATCTGGACTGCCCAGATATGTGCCGACAAGCGCACACGCCCAGCAAGCGGCGCACTCCAGCTTGTCTTGTTCTCTTGCGCGATTCAAACAAGATTCATGCACCTGTAGATGGCCTGCATAATGCATTCCGGGCGCGTAATCTGGTGGCACATCCTCCCTCCTTGGCGAAAAAGACCGCCACTGCGGTCTCTGCAGTGCGCGGCGTCTTGTATAAGACGACGCCAAGTAATAATGCCATGAAAATGCGCATTCTTCATGGCAGGCATGTGCTAGATAACAACGCGCTTGACTGCGCCGTGTCCGTCACGCCACTGCACTTTAAGCCCGGTGCAGTTGAGTCGCTCTTTAAGTGTCGCGATTTGCTGCTCTGGAAGTGATACGATCATGCGTTTGAGCATGTTATAGTCGATGTTTTCGGCAACCTTCGTTGCCGCAGGCGCCTGTCGCCGCCCTGGACATCCCCCACAGGATCGTACCTTGACCGCACGTGCGCCTGCGCGTGTTCGCGGAGGATTGGTGATGCACGAGAACTCACGAAAATCTGAATTCGTGAGCATCTTATCAAGAACAGGTTGTGCCAAGAGTACAATGCGCGCCATCTGAGGTCTCTTTAGGTTGCTACGATGTCAACCACCGTGCCCAGTTCGAGTTCTTGCCCATCCTGAATGGTCTGAACTAGCTCTTCTACTTGCGTTTTGATCAACGTCCAAACCTCGGTGGCAATTGATTCACTGTCGACCACGATATCGAAGTACGAAAGCCGGAATCCGGCCGGACTGGTATCGCTTTCGGGTTCGCCGACGGGTAGTTCTTCCATATCAGGCCACGAACAGACACCTGAGAATACACTTTCAATCTTACCCTGCAGGTTTAGCGGCTTCTGATAGAAGCGGAAGATCTCTCTGTCCATACCGCAAGCCTCACTGGCCTCGACACGAATGCGAAATCCGACACTCGTGCCGATTGTGTAGTCCTTCTGGAAGTACGGTGTCAGCGTGACACGTACATTTGGACCACAACTACTACCTGACTCGCTAGACATGGACATTTTCGACCTCCTTGTCGAAGAATTTGCGCTGCCGCATTATACAGCAATGCGCCGCGCCTTCGGAACGCCTTCATTTGCTGTGCTCATGTCACAAAGGTAGTCGAAATTGATTCTTTGGGCAACCGCCTGGTATCCAATTCGGCATGCCTGTATGCAGTTCAGCAAGGCCGCGACGGCCTACACTAGACGTGAATACGTGTTTCTTGCCATGGTTCCACGCCGCCGTGCGGTATCCTTGCTGCCAAAGCTGCAATCCTACGACGTAATCGCCGCCATTATGGCCAATTTCGGGATCTGGAATGCCGGCTTGCCGCATGGTGGCGGTCTCTAGCGCCCAAAATCCGCCTGCTGCAAACCAAATGTTCTGCCCATTTGGTGCTTCCGTCTTCTGTTTGGTCTGCAAATGGCGTCCGCGCCACCACGGTCGCGTCTTCGCCCACTCGATTTGCGACGGTTTGAACGTCCAGAACCACAAATCGCCGACCATTCGCGCTTTTCTGTGGTATTCACTGATGATTTTGTTCGCGAGTTTCGGATACCATTCCAAATCACGGTTCGCGATCGAGTCATCGTCGAACCAAACGAGCCAGTTCGTCTCGATTGGGTTAGTTTCATCCCAAAACAGCTGCCTCATGGCTGGATATTTCTTCCTGTTGCCATCATTCAGCACCAAAGTATGCACTGTTCCGTCGTCACGCAGCCGTTCAAGCCATGCGCGCGTCTCCATACAGAGCTGATTCGTCACAATCCGTATCTGTCGTCGCAGCGGAGACGTCGTTTTGAGAATGCTACCGAGGCACGCACGGTGCATGTCTGGGTAATTTCCGTACATCAGTATGCAAATCGTCATCGACCCGCCGATAATCGGGTCATCGAACGGGTCTTCGCGCAATATCGGTGTCACCGGCTTCGCCGCTTTGTGCCGCTGCTGCGAAAATGCGTTGATGAGTGTTGGTACGCCCGGCTCTGCGGGCGCTGCAGCCGGCTTTACGGCCTCCAAAAGAGTCTCAAGAGGGGCAAAAAGGTCGATTTTCGTAGGATGGAGCACGCGTTTTGGCGGAATTGGTGCATTAGGTAGGGCCAAATCGCGCGGGCTGCCAATAGCTGGCAGTGTTCCATCCTTGTAGTAGCTCATTACCGCCTCCAAGACGTGTTCTACAGTGATCATGCGCAAGCATTCGGGTATTGTCTGTCCAAAACCATCGTCAACTGGCAGTTTACAGTATGATCGATGCTTGTCCTTTTGGGTATGTAAGACTTTGTTTTTCCAGCACCCGCGATCACGGCAGCATTCGAGCAGTCCCTGGGTATGCAAATAGCGATGTGGCACGCGCACAGACTGTGAGTATGGGCCGAAATTCTCTACACCGACCACATTGACGTAGGCTTCCCACCACCAATGCTCGCGCCCGCCGGCAATGCAGACACAAGGCTTGTCAAAGCACGCAGCCATGTGCATCAGACTCGTGATCGGACAGATAACGCCGTCTGAATGGTGTACAAGCCATACCAGATCGCGCAAATTCGTCTGTCCGAGTAGATCTAGCACACCATCGACAGGAGGATTGACGCAATCTCTGGAAGTTGCGCCGCATCGTATGAGTTTCAATCCCGCGTCGCGAAGCTTATTGATCAATTGCTGCCAGCGCGTTGCCGACCACGCCTTCGTTGTGAAGTCTGTCTTGCTGCCAGGCACGACAATCCAGTAGCGCTCAGCGATCGGGGAGTTCTTGTAGTGCCAATCATCAAGATGCAGGTCACCCTTCGGATACAAGCACGGTACTGGCATGCCTACGCGATGTTCGAACTCGCGATGGAACGCCGTGACGAAATGCAGTTTGTGGTGATTGGATAGCTTTATGTATCTCCCATAACCCAAATCAACACGCTTGATGTGCCTCGGGGGTCGACTATGATTGCCCGCGATGTATGGATTATGATCCCACAGTGTTTTGCAGTGTGTAGCAACATGAATTTCGTACTTACCGGGATACGTTAAGGCGAGATCTCTCGGTAACGCGGTCAGGCAAGTGATATCGCCAGGCGCACACCCGTGTGTAAGCAGGAGCGGTTCTGCTGAATTTGATCCCATGAACAAATTCACCACTTCCAGATAGGACAGTGCTCCGTTGCTATCCTGATTTTGTTGCGCAGCGGCCGATTTTTGTCAAACGCGTCTAGCATCGCTGGCAAATTTGGCTCATTGCCGTGTATTCCGCAACCGCAGCGCGTGCAATACCCGTCCCAGTAGTAAAAACATGGCTGACAGTGGCCGGTGTAGCAATCCTCCACTTCAGCGTCTGTCCGAAGTGGCTTTCCTTCTTGCAGCCAGTTGTTCAGCGCGATTTCGAGCAACTTCTTCTTCGAAAGAGGCGATGTTTCGCTCCGCGGGCGCCTGCCGAGCGGAGTCATCGCTTGTGGAAACGCAACACGCGGTCTGAATATCGGCAATGGGCCGTGCAGGGTAATACTTGGGTCAAAATCGGGCAAATCCACGCCCAAAATACGTGATGCCGCGTCCAATTTGGCACTGATGGCGGCATCATCGGAGATCATGACGCGATTTAGGTGCAGCCAACACGGCTCGCACCATTCGAAGTGGTATTTAGCCGGATTTTCCAGCCTGTCGAAGTATTTCACCCTGTCCGGTACCCGTATAAGGCGATGCGCCGCGTACGATTTGGCTGTCGCAGGGCCGCGCAACCTGTTTTGCGCGATATTGCTCTTCTGTATTGCTGGTGCCTCGGTATCGAACGCCAGCCATGTAGGCCAAAATCGCTGCTCGCCGTCACGTAACTGCCCCCGCCCGGCTATATCATTGCCGTCTAGCAGCAAACTTACGTCCAGATTTCTTGTCGGCAGCGTGTCGCTCTGCAATACGGCAATAAATCGCTCTGGTTGGGTTATCGCATGCCGTTTTAATTGAGCAATGATGGCCCAGACACGCCGTGTCAGATGCAGCCCGCCAATATCCTCCGAGATTTCAAGGATTTCGACGCCAAGTTGTGCCGCTGCGTCGTCTAATAAGCATCTTTCACCGGCCGAAAAGGCTGGATCGCCGCCAAACGGGCCCTGAACGACGATAATTCGCGTCAAATCGGCCACGTGTTTGCGTAAAAGGCTAATTTGCGCGGGTAACGTGCGGAATCTATGTGAAACCAACGTGTAAACTGCTGTGCTCATGATCTCAACTGATTGATACCGTCGGAACTTGCCCTGTTGGGCTGCAGCCTTCCTGCACAATGTGCATCGTATATGTGCCTTGTGGCGGGCAACCAAACACCGCCGTGCGCGGCTCGCTCATCCAGGCAATTTCCTCGAGATTTGTTTCAGGATCGCACGATGTGCCGCCAATCTCTAAGTACCAGACATCGCAATCGCACGTCAGATTGACCCAGATAATGACACATTCATAGCCGCTGGGGTATTGTTCATCATAGTAGTAGCATGTACCGTCCCCATTCGTCGTCTTCGCCGGGGTGAATGTTGCATTGAAAATATCACAATACCCGGTGAGCCCGCTTACAGAGATGGTTTTGGATGATGGGCATTCGCTACATGTCGAGCAGTCCGTGCAGCACGCCAATGATGGCGAACCTGTGGCCGAGCCGGTCGCCGTGAACGTAGCGGCACTCGGCAATTCGAGCTCGCCGACATCGCCCTCGTAGGCATCAGTAACTGGCGTGCAATTGCTATTGGTTGTGAAATACCATGTGCCTGTAGTGTCGCCGTTATCGACGTAGCACAAATACCAGCTCCCGCCGTATTGCTGATACTTCGGCATGCCGTTGTAATAGCCGACAATGTTGTAGTAGCCAACAACACTCTCCGAGCATCCGCTACAGGTTACTTCATAACCACCGGAATCACACGGGCCGACGCTAGAACTCGACAACGAGCTTAATGATTCTGATGAAAGACTACTAAACATCGAGGACGAAGACGACGGAGGGCATTCGCAGTACCAAACAATCTCGCCATAAAAGCGTCCCGTGATGCACGGATGCCCGTGATGATCGGTACCGCTATAAAACCTCCACCAACCTTCACCGCCACCGCCGCCGCCTCCATCAGGACATTCGTCAGGATCACCCCAGGTGACCAGACATTCGCTAGCCATATCGTCTTTACATTGGCACCAGATCCACGCGCTGCAATCACCGGATACCGCGCAAGCGCCACCATCTTGCCCGAGAACATTATCAGGCGTGGTATCTGCAACGATCGGCAGCTTCCCGATTTGCCAAGCGAGTGTGGGAAAGTCTGGATATGGGCAGCTTTCGAGCGACTCGACAAGACTGCTTAGGCTACTGCTGAGGCTGCTGAGACTGCTGAGACTGCTGAGACTTGAGGATGGCGTACAGCAATAACCAACCATCAGCGTTTCGCCATAGAACCGCCCAACTACTGGCGGCGGGCCAAGCTCATTGCAGCCACCCCGAAACACCCAATGACCGCTGCCAGTAGCTCCCGCTGGACACTCTTCTGTGTTTGGGCAATCAGGTTTGCATCCGGCGATCGTGTTGTACTCAGGATCCCCGGCGCATGGGCACCATGTCCAAACACCAAGTGCGCCCTCGCCGCATTCTTCCTCCGGAAAGATAAGCTGTGGTACGTAGGTGCTGCCTTGATAATCGCCAATGGGCGTATTCCAAGGAAACGGCGGCGATGGTATATCCGGACAGACGTATCCGTACTCTGATCTGTATGACCAATGACTGCCGCCAGAAATGGTCTCGGTAGGGCAGCGACAGATTATCGAGACCTCGCCATAGAACGTGCCGTCATAGCACGGCGGCCCAAGACACGGATCACCGCACTTGATGCTCCACGTGCCCTCACCCGCACATGCAGTATCGCATGTGTCGTCCATCGGGCATGAGCTATCAGACCGTATGCACTCACTTGTGAGCGGACCGCATGCGCACCAGACCCAGATAGAGCATTCTGAATCTTCGTTGGTCGGATATTCAGTATCCGTAGGCGTGTCGTTGAATGTCGGCCACGTAGGTAACCCACACGTCGGATCGATCGGCATCGGTCATTAGTCCACGGGAACTGGCGGCGCTTTTACCGCTATGAATTTTGTGAGCTGGTCAACGTCGATGATGCCTATATGATACCGCCAGTTTTCCTTGCCGTCGAACCGCCAGCAGATAAGTAGCTGCGGTATGGAGTTTGACTTGGTGCGCTTCATGCATTCGGCTGCAACCTGCCTGTACTCGTCGATATCGATGTAGACGTAAACGATGTCGCGCAAGTTGCCGCGTTTCTCGAGCACCGGCAATACCTTATCCCGCACATGATGACACGGTCCGCACCAAGTTGCGCCCAGCATCACGAGCAACGGCTCATCTTCCTTCAGGGCCTTCTGATATGCCTCAGTATACGGATTGGGCGCCGCGGCGAAGAGCAACAGGATTAGCGCGTACATGATGCTCACATCCCAGTGAAAAGGAGCCCAGTCTGAGGCGGCAGTATATGCCGCAGCATCTCCTCCAGATTGTTCAACGAATCGTAGTGCCGCACTTTGATGACAATGCAGCTATCGAGATCGAGCTCGTGCGGAGGTTTCGTCAAAGCAGTGCCACCAGCCATGCCCGCAGGTACTATGACATTACTGCTAGCACCCAGTTCCATATCTGGCTGAAACTCGCTGATCTCAAAGGATTTGATGAGCGGCGTATTCGCAGGCGGCGTAGAGCCCACAGGCGCGCCCAGGACGTCGTCCTTGTCGATGCGGTAGATATTGCGCGTCGTGGCTAGAAAGCGCCCACGGCGATCTGTGGCGTCCACAAGGACTGTTTCCTGCCCGTCGGCAAGCGGCACACCCAGGAACGCGGCCACGGCCCGCTGGAGCCCCCCGGTAGTGGTACCTTTGACATGGCAATCGGCGATAGCATTGATAGTACGCTTGTACCGGAGATACTCCTCATGCCCGCCTTCGGTGGGTCTTGGAAAGTCGTAGATATAGCCGAGGTGCTTCTCGACGTACCCCCGATCGAATTGTGCGCGAATTCCCCACAGATAAGCCGTGTCATCGCTGTGCGATATCAAGCTGTCAGTGAATGGATCTTTCACGAATTCTATGATGGATTCGTGAATTTGGTAGTCTATCCCTTCATGCAATACCCGCGTCGCGTTTGTGACACGATTCAGCAAGAGCGGCACGCTATACAGCCCCGGCGGCTTCGGAAACAGGCTCTCGTGATTGTCGCGCGGAAGTTCCAACAGAAATCGGCGCTCAGTATGGTACAGTGGTACCGACAGCCGCCCGGCGCATGCCAGCACTTCCTCGAGATTCTGGCGCTGCTGCGCGCAAAGCTCAAGATTCGCGCGTACGAGGGCTAGCAGCGGGCTATTACCGGCGTAATACTGTGTCCATAGTGAGCCCAAGAGGGCCAGAGTATCGCGCGCTTGCTTCTGGGAAAGCGTACCCTTTTGTGGTAGTTCAGGCATGGCTTACGTCAGTTTGTATTCGCTGCTATGTACGTATATTTTTGCATTATTGAGTTACGCACGCTGTAAATCCTTTAGTACTAAAGACTTACAACGCGGCTAATAGATGCTAAATATTCGTGCATATCGCGGACCCCTCTCTTACGTCAATTTCAAGAGTTTATTTAAGCGACACTTTTCACGACACCGTTACGTCTTCCGGACGAAGGAAAGCCGCAGTGACCCGGTTGAGAATACGGTCGCCACTGACCTGGACCTCCAGTATGGAATCGGGGTCTGGCGCGGCGGCTATGACCCGGAAATCGGTTGGTGCCTCGCCAATCGGCAATCCGTTAACGTAGTTGGCGATGGCCTGCTGAATTGCCGACTTGTCGGCTTTAGCGCCTCTGCGCAACTGCACGTCGACCTTTATCCACGCAGGTTTTGCAGCGAATACAAGGACGTCGAGGCCAGGCTGCCGGATTTCCGGGCCATCCAGATAGTCCTGAATAGTTGCAACGTGCGGCATCGCCAGCAGTGTCAGATCAAACCGGCGGAAGCTTTCGCCTTCGGTCAGCCCGAAAGTCTCGCCGAGTTGCTCGATCTGCAAGGTTGCCGTTTGGTAACGGCTGAATCGCGCCTGCTCATACGTTTCTTCGAGCACTTTGCAATCGCTGATGCGCAAATCGGCATCGACGGCATGTGCGTCTGCAACATGGTAGAAGCCCGGAGCAGCATCACTATCAACGAACACGCGCCAGACGGAGCGCTTCTCCTCTTTTGTCACCAATCTCCCCAGAGCAATACTGCCGATTTGCGCAGGGTATGGTTGGCTGCGCAGGTAGATATCGATCCTGCCGCCTTTCGAGATTCCGTCACTTCCCGCATCCCTCGTCATTTCAGGATCGCCGGCGCCAATGACGGCAATATCCATGATGTCGGGCACGCGCTTTCGTACGAGTGCTTTGATATTTCCGCGCCCTGCGAAACTCGGAGTAGCAATGCTGGTACGCATCTGCCTGATCAATTCCTCGTTCGATTGTGCGGCAACGCCGCCTGTAAAATCATGCGTGGCATAGGCCATATCGAAGCCTACCGGACGGATTGCAGGAACAAGAACATCATGGCGCTTGAGGTTGGCGTCGGGATGCATCGAAGCAGCTACCACAGGCACTTGTATCGTGAACTTGCCGTCATCGCGCTCCACAGCGGCGACAGAGTGCCGCGTGAGGCCTACCGACCCGGGCGGCTTAACGCTAATTGGTTCGCTGACATAGAACAGCTGACCACGCGCGCGGAATTTGCTGTTGAGACCAAAATTGAGCCCGCTGCACCGCGTAAGCACAATAGTGATAGTCCCGGTTGCCTTGGTTGCCATACGCCGAGAGACACCGTAATTGGACGCTAATGCATCGACAGCCGCGTCGTCGGCCAGCGATGGATCTAGCGCGAGCTCCATCGCAGATAGCGAGCGCCGCAGCCGCTCGATAGCCGCCATACTCGCGCCCTGCAACATGGCGTGCAGCCCGGTTACTAGATCGCCAACGACACCGCGACGTACATTCAAGTCCGGGCATTCCTCGGCGACAAATTGTGCGATCAGATCATGCGCGGCGGTTACCTGCGCATCATCTAATTCATCTGGATTCGGCCAATACATCTGCAACTCCTAGGTTGGTATCGGCAATTTGATTGTCTTTCGTCCGGCTTCCGTGATCAGGACGATCTCCAAGCATACAACATCTGGCTGGATGTCAATGCTGACGAGATCGAGATCTGTCAGTCGCTGCTCGGGCGGATCATCCGGGACAGCCTCTGCACGAAGCGCGGCGACGATGTAGCTCTTCGATAGCCGAAACTGACCGAAGACATCCGCCTCAGTGTTGATATCGCCGTGGCGCCATGCCGAGATGAACGGGCACGCACGTTCCACGCTGCGCCCGAACGAATAACGTGCGCTCTGCGGTTCGGTTAGTAACACGCACATGACCCGCTGGACGAGTTCGTCCATGCCGTTAACCGCATCACAACCGTCATCAAACCATGGCAGGACGAAATCGTTTTCATCGACACGCCATGCCGAGATGTCATTATTCATGATGTATCAAGCAGCTCTTGTACGTAGCCTTCGACGGATGCTTTGTGGACGCCGTACGTTACATTACCATGCGCTCCGCGGCGTGCCGCAAGCAACATGAGCGCGCGCGTCGGCGTTCTGTGCCGATCCCTGAACGCACGCTCCATCATGCCCATGTAGCAAATCTCGAGGTTGCGCCCCATTGCTACTTTGCTTTTGTTCTCCCCGGTGCCCGCATATTCCGCACTGTAACCAGAATTGGACGTAGTCCGATTGAACGGATCGCCCATATTCGGAATGTCGACGGGGTTGAACGTCCACCCGCCTGTATATCCGGCAGGAATCATCCAGAAGCGCTGCGTGCCCGGCGGCGATTGCTGTAGATAACCGGAGATCGCCTGTCCGAATGTCGCCATGTCGTCCATTAGCGACGAAAATTGTGGGTTTACACTGGCCATTAGAGGATCTCCAGGGATTCACGCTGATCGATTTTTCGCTGTATTTGTGCCATTCTGTGGCTCACGGCAGCTGGGCTGATTTTCAGCTGTGATGCGACCGCAATCGGTCTCGTTTTCGGATGTCCGTGCAATCCGAGCACGCGCTCCATAATGAACTGGTTCGTAGGGTCAAGATCATCATAGACGAATTCCAGCCATGCGTCATGCTCTTCAGTGATGGGGCGCACGCGCGGATCGTACATACCAGCCCCTTCCTCGCCTGGACGCGTAATTGTGCCTGTGGCAAGCGGACGTCCGCTGCCGCGAATGTATTTCAACCGCTTCATCGACAGCCCGGTGTAGTCGGCGATTTCGTTATCGGATGGTGGACGTCCAAGCCGTTCCTCCAATTCCCGTGCCGCCGCCTCTGAACGCATCTGGTCGAGCGCAACCTGCTCTGGGACGCGAATGATCTGTCGATGTTGTGATGCTAGCCGGCGCAATCGCTGCAATCGCGACATCAGATGTGTTTTAAGTGGGCCTTTGGCCGGGTCGTAAGAGGCCATTGCGTTTGCGGCCAGCCGCTTTGCCTGCGACTTCATGGTTACGCCGCGGGCTGACGGGCCGGCATAAGTTCGCAGTGCTGTATTCAGCACCGGATCGATAGCTTTCAGCATACGCCCCATGTTAGTTGGCGAAGGATCGTCTAGCCACGTGCTGTATGGTTTCTGCAGTTCTGGTTCCAGTAGGTTCTTTGGCATCGTGGCTACCTCATGTACAGCTGCCAGTTGTGCTTGGGCACGTTGCAGACGCTGTCAGGTTGTAATCGCCTGCAAACACATTGCTATACAGTGGATGCGCCGTCACCGTATAGTTATCGCTGTTGTGCTCGGCCTCAGTACGCACATGTGCCATTCGGAAGGCTGTATAGCATCGCTGATGCTGCGCATCGAAGAAATGGGTAGTGCGCACCACGGTGCCGTAGCGCTTTTCTCCGGCGCCGGGTGGTTGTGACGAACCAGTCGTTCCCTGAAACGAAATAGTCGATCCTGGCGAGATATCAAAGCGTACGGGCCCAACGATATCACCCCAACGGTTCTTGAGTAGTTCGTTGACGTACATAGCATGGGCCAGTTCGTCGAGCAATATTTCTGCATCCAGCTTCTGATCGACTGGATCTGGCACGACCGCGTTAGGTGTGCCGGCGCCTGGATGGTTATGCGCATTGCCGCGGACGCTATTGATACCAGTAGAATCCGCTGTGAACACTGATGGGATCACGAACTCAGAGAGATACTTAGGTGCCCGCTTCAGGATAACGATCCCATCGTTCCTGCCGACGTACATTCCGCCGATGGTGTCATCATTAACCGCGTCGTCAGGGATAAGGTTGCCGCCAGCACGCGAACCGTGCCCAGCAAAGTAGCCGACAGCGCGGGTAGCCCGGGGCAGGAACGCATTCATGTCCTGCTGCGACATATCGATCGACTCGATCGTGGCCGCCGCAGCGTATGGATTCCACTCAGCACGCAGCCCGGGAATGAACGGCACGATAGCCGCGCGCTCAGGATACGGAATCAGCTTGAAGAAGAACTTCGGCGATAGCTCATTCACGATCTTATCCCAGAACGTGGTATGCGCCATCGCGTGCATTGTGTTCGAGATATTGGAAGGTGTGAGCGTCGTCACAGCGATATCATCGGCAATGGCCATTGCTGCGATGTCCGCATCAACCCCGCCTGGGATTTTGAATTGTAACGTCTCACTACCAGTATTGATCAGGCTAAGCGCCGCTTTCGCCTCGTGATTCACGCTATCGTTCGTATCGTTGCCGCCTTTCGCCTGGAACTGTACGATGTTAATTCGATCTTCACAGGCAAGTTCATTGAACCATGGAAGTAATGCATCGCCCCAGAGATCTACCTGTATGTTCGTGGCCGTTACGACAGACTGCGCGGCCGTGCGCGCCACGAAATGCGTCAACGCGCCACCAGACGGATCTAAAGCAATCGCGGAATTGAAGATGAAATGCGTCGGATTCTGTGGGTGACTCGTTGCACTCAGCGTCGAGGCGAAGCTTAATGCACTAAGCCAGTGTGTACCCTCTACAGTCATGGCGTATCCATTATGCACGCGCCGATAACCAACGCCAGTAACCCATCCACAGAACAGTACGTACGTCCCGGCGGGCCATACGCGGGGCGTACCGGTCGCTGTCGATGTCACCTTGACTACAAGTGGAATTTGCAGGGGTGTATTGAGCCCGGCAGCAGTATGAGCTGTCGATGCCGTGTACGGAGGTAGCGCAGTGTAGCCGACGGGGAGCACGGCAGTGCAGCTAGGAATTCGATTCATCTCGTACGAGACTTCGAATTGCACGAGCTCCACTGTGACCGGCGTTGCGCCGATCTCCGCCCAGAGATCGAAATCGATTGCTACATAACTCATTTGCGTGCGCGCTCCGTGCAGTAAACCATAGCCAGTACCAGCGCGCCAAGCTTGTATGGTAATTGGTCACTGTTCTTCCACAACTCGAACAATATTTCGTTCGTCTCTTCCGCGGTATCGCCGAACAATTCCCGCTCACTTGCCGGAGTGAGCACAGCTGCGAGTTGCGGAACGAATGCTGCCAGATCATCGCAATCTGATCCAAAATGAATATTGTCGAATGGCAGATACGTTATGCGCGGGTCTGGTGCCAACACGAGATCTTCAAGTTCGGTGGCGTGCACCAACTGCATAAGCTGCCTGATGCGCAACTGATTGGCGGGCGTGCGACCGAATAGCACGACTTTGAGCTTGTCAACTACTTCCGGAACTGGCATCGGAACAAAGTCCGGGTCGACATACTCGTCGCTGGGATAGCCCGGCGGCATGTTTTGTAGCAGTGTTCTTACGTGGTTGATCATGATGGTATCGTCTTGAAATTGAATTGGAATCGCGCCAGTCGCGACTCTGGATTCATGTACTGAAACGTACCGCCCACAAGGAAACCAACAGCTACGTATCCGGCGAATTGCAGCGCCAGTGCTGTACCGGTCGCGGCAATCCTATAGTTGGTATAGTAGGTAATAGCTGTCGTAAGGCCGTGAACGAAATTGGCGCATTCCAGCCCCGCGATGCCCGTGACCACAACATCACCCATGCGCTCGCCGAATACATAGACGTACGTATAGTTGCGCAGCGTGAGCAGAAACTGGTAGTTGCCGGCTGTGCTCGCGCTAACACCCGCTAACGCTGCATTCTGCGCAGAAACACCTTGCGACCAGTTAGCCATCTGAAAGTTGATCACACCGGCAGTTGCCGTTGAGAGCACTTTCATAACGCCTGAACCGACGCCACCGAACATGTAAGCCATTATGTTACGCTCCTGCGCCCATAGGCTGCGCTGCAACTCCGTGGACGTCCCCGCCCGCGTTACCCGCGTCCTTCCACATATCTCCCCAGTTCGTGATCTCGACCGGTGTGACGCCGCTGCCGCCCTGTCCCGGCCGTGTTGGCGCATCGTTTTGAAGCGGGTTCTCCTTGGCGGGCTCATTTCCGGCGCGGTCACCCCGCATTGCCTTCCTGTCACGATCGTACCCGCCGAAAAAGCGCGCTAAAAGCTTGCCTGCATCATCTGCTTCACCGACGCCGCGCATGATACGCCCGACCGGACCCTCCTGTGCCTCTGCCGCATGCTTTTGGTCTTCTGCCGCAGCGGCCTCCGCCTCCTCCGTGGTCTGCCTAATCGAGCCCAGCATCTCCTTGCTATGCAGTGCTGCCGCATGTCCGGCACCCCCGCGGTAACCGCGACTGATTGCGGCTTCGCCGGCGGCACCCATTGCGACCGTGGCTGCAGACTCCGCACGACTGCCGCGCAATCCCATCTTATTGAGTCGCTTGATGACAGCTTCGCGCACTTCCTCCTGAGATTGTCCTGCGGTATCGCGGATAACATCGGTGACGCCCTGCCCGAGCTGCATTGCGCGGCGTGCGCCCATGTGTCCGCGCGTGCCTAGCTGGTTAGCGACTGCCCGGCTCATGAAGTCACCGACATCAGCATCCCACTGCGTTTCGCGTACCGCACCGGCTACTTCAGCGCCGTACAGCCTGCGGTTTTCATTGCGCTGCTGTAGCATAGTCAAAGCATCAGTCATGTTGACACCGCTGCCGCGCATCAAATTGCGGAACTGTCCAGGTTCCGTAATGTTGAATTCGCCTTTATCTTTGAGGTTCGTGTACGCCTTGAACGCCTGCGAACCCTTACGCAACATTCCAGTCTCGCCCATGCGCATCAGCGCCGACGCCATATTGCCGGATTCACTCTGGCCTGCCTGCACAGTGAGCAGAGCATCCTGCTGCATCAGTTCAGATGCACTCACGCCTGCCGCCCGGATAAGTCCCTGTCCCTTATCTTTCGCGTAAGCGCCGAATGCCATAGCATGCTGTCCAGCACCGACACCTTGCAGCACGTCACCGCCGAGTTCCACCGCACGCATACCCGCCGCCTGCTGAAGACCAAGTGCCTCACCAGCCGAGATATTAGCGCGCTGCGACAGCTGCTTGAACATTCGCACTTGATGTTCGAGAACATCATTATCGACGCCGCGGCCAAAGCCGCCCATCGTCATGACGTCTAGTGTCTGTAACATTTGGGTGGGTGGCAATGCTGCAAATGGACCGCCAAGATCGCGGACGGCGCTCGCGGAATGCGAAATCGAACGGCCGAACTCATGTCGTTGTTCCTTCGACATATTGAGATAATCAGCCGGCCCGACACCCATATCCTGCGCTGCGCGTACCAGACCAGAAACACGGCCTTTGCGGAAACCACGAGTCTCTTCAGGACGCAATTCGCCCATCTGCGCCGTAATCTGGCTTGTTGCAGCGCGCAGCTGCTGCTGGTTCATCCCGGTCCCGGGCATATCTGGAATCTGCATGCGATTACGGAGCATTTCCGAGTAATTCGCTGCGGCCTGGCCACCACCCATACCCAATTCATCGAGGACGTCGCCAGGCATCATCGTGCCGAGAAACGGCATTGCCGCTCCCATCATTCGGCCAAAATCGGCTGTTTGGGCGAATGCCGATGCTTCCTGGCCAATCTTGGGAGTTAGCAGCCCCATCCCGACGAGACCGCCGCCGGGTTGAGTGCCCATGATGAAATCTTGGAAGCCCTTGGCCGCCTCAGGCGCACCGATATCCATGATGGACTGCATCTGGCCTGACGAGAACTCACGGGCACGGCGCGTATCCATGATGTTCTGGTTCGGCTGCCACTGGCCAAAGTCCATGCCTTTCGGCATAATCTGCGGGCCGAGCATCTGGATGACCATATCCAGCAACGGATTGCCAGTATAGCTTGCGTCAGGACGCCAGGCGGGCATAATGACTTCCCCATTTCATGAGTTGTTTACGAATGGCTTCCTTGCCCTTCTTGCTACGCGGATCCGGGAAGCGCTTTAGATAACGCCTCCGCATCTCTGCGACTGTTTCCTCGACTGTTTTGGGGCCGGTGTCGAGCCACGGCATGAGTTCATTTATTGCGCTGTTTCTAGCTATCTCCGCTTGTTTGAAGTGCAAATCGAACGTCGGCCTGGTGGTGTCATAGCTCAGTAGTGCCAGGTTATAATTGAACTTGTATTCATATGCCCGCGCACGTAGTTTCCGCAGCAGGTAATCTGATACCATTGCTGCCCGTTGCCACCACCTGCCGGATAGTATATCACCTTTGAAGTCCAGCATACCCTCGCAATATGCCTGGACCAGTAGACACACTAACCGGTTCTGTCGAAAAAACTCGGATCACTTGCGTGTGCCTCGATGTGCTGCAACAGTTTGCAGAATCGGACCCACTGTGCGCCGACGGCGGAACGCAGGCTATCCGTCGTGAAGATCTCATTGTTGAGATAATCACTTAGGAGCTGTAACGGCTCACCTTCCTTGTCGTCAATATCGGCGATTGCCGGAAGTTTGATTTCGCCCCTGCCAGCGCGTCGCACCGACTCGATACCCATGGCCATCTTGTAGTTCTCGACCATCGCCACGTATTGCATCACGTGCTTGACCGTGCCACTGGCGACTGCCTTGTCTGCATGAACAATGGCAAGATCGACTTCCTTTGGCAGCAAGCCACGGAAGACTACGATGATGCGCCCGCCAAACAACTTGATCTCCTTGCGAAACCGCGCATCGTCGGCCATCAGCGTGGCGACATATGCCACAATGTCTTCATCCGTCGGCACTACGGTTTCACCATTGAGATCGAAGTTACACCGCGGGCAATATGTCGTTGTGTTGGACAGGTCGGCGCCGCTACCCGTTGGATTTTGATCACCTGAAGAAATTTCGGGTGCAGCGGGAACCACTGTTTCGGCTGCAACTGCTGCCGGTTTCTTCAGCTTAAACGGCGAAATTGGCCGGTCATCAGTCATGCCGATGTCATCAACCAACTCAATCCCGCCACGCTCACGTGTCGCCGCCGCGGTCGCGGCCGCAATGGCCGCAGCGGCACCCGGCTTTGCAAGTACCTGTGGAGGCGGCTGATGTGGCGCCTGTGCGCGGGCCTTACGCGCAGCATTCATCCGTGCCTGTAGCTCATCCATCTCACCGAATATGCGCAGCGCTTTCTCCTGCTCGGCAGGCGGAAGGCTTTCGATATCAACGGGTGTCGGAGGCTCCAGCGGCGGCGTTGCCGGATCGATGGGCGACAGATCCTGGTAGTCTTCTGCGTCCTCGCGGATCTTCTCGACCTCTTTCTGCAACTGCTTGCCGACGGCTGTGCCGCGGAAGTTAGGCACGGGCTCGCCCGGCCGCCAGCCCGCCTTCTCGATGATTGCGCGCTCGGCATCTGTCAGGTCATCATGTCCGCGCACAGTCTGTAGCGGTACGCGTCCAAGCACCGTTCCTGGCGGCGGCGGAAGCGTGCCATAGTCAGCTGCTGGCGCTACAGCGAATTGCTTACGGCGTGGAGGTAATGTCATGGTAGTACTGGTGGACTCCTTAGTTTTCCGATGTGGTAGTAATTGCCATCGATGATGCTCGCTGTAGGCGCATTCAGCGTCACCGGTGACTCGTAAGTCGCACCGCGGTCCTCAGCAAGGCCCGTGGTTGTATCGTAGAGTTTGTTGGTGGTCTTTTTGTATGCATCGTCGTCCTGGGATAGGCGCTGATAACCCGGGAACGGTAACGTGTATTGCCAGTCACCCGTAGATCGATTGCTTTCGACCGGATTCTCTGTCCATTCACGAACAGTATCACCGTTCTCGCGCGCCATCTGCTGCCAGCGTGCTTCCCAAAGCGTGAACGCCTGCGTCATGTAATCTTCTTCGACTCGGAGGTCGAACCATGCACTCCTGACTGTGTAGATATTGCCAGGACGTCCGGTTTCGTACCACATGGTATTTAGATCGACACCCCATGCTGTCGTGCTCCATGTACGCAATGTGGCTTCGTATGTATGGCCCTCGCTGATCGACGTGCATGCCGCTCCTGTGTTGGCCTTCGCTACAACGCCACCCTGTGACGAGTAAAAGTGCCCTGCACATGAAATGACATCGTTGTTTGCCAAATGCGAACCATAGTTCAGCAGATCACCATCGATGTACACATCACCACAAAGCGTGGCACCCACTTCGGTGAACAGGTTCACTTGTCGAATACTCGGCGAATCCGGAAATGCGTGCATCACGGCGCATTTAACCCAGTGCTTCACGAAATCCGATCGAGTGATGATATCCCCGTAGCCCTTAGTATCCAGAACGATATCGCCCTCTTTGGGCTGCGTCGGACATACGGATGAATACCCGTCACTCTTACCTAAGCAGTCGGCCATGCGGGTCATCAAATAGACATTACGCGACCAGCCGACGATCTCAGAATTCGCTGCCTTCATAACGATGCCGGTATGCGGAGATACTTCTCCCACATACCCCCAGCCGTAATAAGACTGCCCCTGCGTTCCGCACGGACCCGAGCCGCCGGCGCCATCTGTATTGGCATCTGAACGGGCTTCGATGAACACACCGTACGGGCCGCCGCCAATACCGCCGCCGAGATTGAGGTTCTCTTCAGCCTTGATGCGGATATCACATTCACTGGTCGTGATGTCGATGCTGTTCCACGCGCGCAGGCAGATATCGCGACCTCCCCAGGTAATCATGTTTCGTCCGGGCGCGAGGAACACGTCGCCAGGACATTCCAGGAAGATACATCCGCCGGCCATGCGAATTTCGGAGCCCCAGCCGTCCCCTATACAAATGCCGCCCTCGTCAGTGATCGTGAAGTACGCCGTATTGCGGTATACATTGACAGCCGGCGCCCGATGATCGTATTCAACAGCATCGTAGCCTGCCACATCTAGATACCATTGGTATTCGCTTTCTAGGTCGTCCCAGATTGGCACATCCTGATTGCTCGTAACATGCTCGTATTCGCTTTCCTCGTGGAGCTTGTAATCCCATTGGTGATAGTAGAATGGGTGCTCACCTTCCCAATTGAATAGATGCGCGTGCAAATCCATGATCGTATTGGCGCGATACAGATGCAATTCATCATCTGTGACCCCGGCGTCAGGCGATGGCGTTGCTTGAATTTTATGATCCGAACCCAGCACGCCATAGTAACCAGATTGTTTGTAATTAGCAGCTGTGTCGCCATCCGCAGATGTGACAATCTCGCAGCGCTTGGGTGTTGGGATCACAGGGCGCTTGGCGATGGTTACACCGAGCGCCGAACGCATGCCCAAATGCCCCGACATCATTATCTGCTGCTCATGCAAACCGATCGGCATGTAGTAGCAGTCGCTGTAACGCATCTCGTCTTGCATCGTGCCGCCGCCGCCCATCGTCAGGATCGGCGAGCAGACCAATTTCTTCTCACCCTGCCCGAGATAGCCGCGGTAGAGCCGGAAGCGATGGAATGGCTGCAAGTCGTCGTGCGTGGGCTCGATGCCGGCATAGTGCGGTGCCGTGTTCTGTACATCATCGGCCGTCAAGACAGAGCTTGCATCGCGCGGGCCCGTGAGCATACCCTGGTGTTCCCACGGATAGGTCGCAACGCCGTGGTAGTAGACGGTCTCACCTTCATCATCGTAGACTTCGCGCTCACTTGGCCCGGCCCACTCCTGGAATTGCTGTCCAGCAATACGACAGAGCCCGTCCCAGTAGTACGCCCAGATGCCTGTGTACTCGTCGGCGCGCAGGAAGGTCATATAGGAGTCGAGATGGAGCATCAAGCCGAGCTCGGACGTACGATTGAACTCACCGATCTCCAGGCTATCGAACGGAGTGCGCCCGGACCAGTCGGTGATGCCACCGCACATGTCGATGGTGCCGCTCTTTTGCGTGCCGCCCATATTGAGCGGCTCCTGCAGACCCGATTCGGCTTTCAGGCCGGTGTTCGAGCCCATACTAATGCCGTCGCCATAGGCCTTCGTCGGATTCCACATGTACATAGGCTCGGTACTAATGATGAGCCCAGATGTGGTGAAGGGCAGGCGCATAAAGCGAACGTGCGTGCCGACGACGAGCGTATCGGCATCGTAGGCGCCAATGGGCGCAACAGGACCCGACATGCCCTTGGCACAATCGACTGCGGGCCCGCCTCCGTCCGGCGCGACGCGGTAGCAGCGCGTCAGAGGAATAGCGTCAATTACAACGCCGTACTCGAAGAACCCATTAGCGGCTAGGTCTGTCTGTGAAGAAGAAAGCGCGCCGAGACTATCTGCTGCCGGACGCTGATCGCCGCTCAAATTGGGCGCTAAACGCGTAACCCAATCGACGTTACGCGCCAACCGCGCGACGTTTTCCGCCGCGTGTAGCATGTAGTTCCACATATTGCACCGGTTAGGGGCTCAAAAGGCCCTAGGGACTACGTCCCTAATACCACGCTACCTACTACGTAACCGCATAGGTCATGTAGAGGAAGACAAACCCGAGTTGCTCGTTGACAACCATGTCCTGCGCCGAGACGGCGCCGCCGTAACTGTTGAGCACAACGGATGCCATCACCAGCGTAATCGTACTCGATGACACGCCGCCGGCACAGGCCGCGTCAGCAGTAACTGTCAGCGTATTCGTGTCAGCATAGCAGACGTTGCCGTACTTCTCGAAGAATGCCGCGGCAAGCGCTGATGGACCCATGACTCGAGACATGGAACCTTGCCCAGCCGTGCGACCTTGTACCAACACGACATCCGTTGAAGTGACGTCGTACAGTCGCGTGATGTTCTGCTGGTATTGCCACTGCAGGTTCTGCACTAGCAGACCCGTGTACTTCGAATCGAAAGTGATCGTGGCACCATCAGCGGAGAACGCACCACCGTACGTGATGGTATTTGAAAACATGTCGGTAGCCATTGGCTAACAACCTCCTTGCATGTCCAGGGCTTGCCACGTCCCTAGTGGTTAAGTTTAGACCGACCGGGTCGGTTGGCACCTAGGCAATGACTTTCTGATGAATCTCCAACGTGGACCCGCCCAATCCGTGTCCGTACGGCTGTGGCACGGTCAACTTGACGTTAAGCACAAGGCTTCCTTCGAGGTAGACGTGACGTCTTACAACCTCAACTGCTCCCGCCACCAGCTGGGGACCGATCGTCGAAGCGCGCCTCCCAGCAAGGCTATCCAGCTTCGCCCGCACTTTCTGTACCAGACGGCTGCGGAACCGTTGTGTGGCTGACGTTGTCATGATGGCGCGGCTGAGCTCGGTACGCAATACCTTGTTGATCGAGTCAAGGTTGGTGACCAGAGCTTCGTCGTATGCCGCTGGGTCGACATGGTCGGCGGTCGTTACACCGCGACGCGTCACCACGCGCCCGGATTTGTTGGTCAAGATCCAGACACCACATTCTGCCATCATGTCGAGCTGATCCTCGCTGAAATGCGCGACATCTACGAAAGTAATGCCCGGCACTTCAACATCTGTCAGCGCACGATGCGGGGCGCATCCGGAACGTAGGCCAGCCAGCGCGGCACACAAATGCCACCCTGCTACGACCTCCGAGCCCGATAGCGCTTCTGCGGGCCATACGGCCCGTACTCGCTTATTATTCAGCGCTGCTGCACGATTTGCAACGACTCCGGCAGCATCATCTGCTTCTAGCCTGCGCCAAACTTCGATGTGCGTTGCCACACTGTTTGGTGTCAGGCCACCCTGTACCGTAAGCGCGTCCTCGCTCACGATGTCCTTCACGACGAATTCCTCATACTCGTCGTCGCCATAACGCAGGATGTCGCCAGGGCGCACACCCAAGCGCATGAAGCCTGCATCACCGGCCGGTACTTCGACTACAGCGCCCTCCGCTGTGGACGTAATCACAGCCTGAAGTGGCTCAGGATCGCCGCCAGCGACGATTA